TCAACCATAGATTTCCTTCCATTGAATCAGACCGTCGATAATTTTCGCGGCGGTTCGATTGTCCAAATATTTCTTGTTCAAGTCTTCCTTATAGCGGACTACGGGAGGGCAGTTTTCGAGGTTTTTCACGTTATTAAGGTCGGACTGGTCGGTGAGTTTGAGAATCAGTCGAATCTGAGCTTCCGTGGCCTTGCGTTTCCGTCCCGCGTAAATCATCATCGTTCTCCCTGACCGGAGTGGTGGACGTCTGTCGTTAGGAAGTGTTCCGACAACAGGTCTTTCGTGTTTTTTCTTAATTGGGCGGACGCGAGTTCCTGCACTTGAGAGACCGCTATCACATAGTCGGTCAGCTGGTTGGCGAAATCATTATCGTGATGGCGTCGAGCCAGTTCGCAGACAGCGCTGATTGCCGAAACATGGAAAACGTCCGATACGGGTTCGATGTATTTGCCGTCTTCCATGAGAGCACGATATTCGAATCGGTTTCCACAGTTGATTTCCCGAACCATGCCGTAGACCTTACCGTCAACCACGACTAGATAGTCTTTAGTTTTGCTGGAGGATTGCGTGTAGCAGGGGAAGTTGATGGCAGACAGTGTTGCCGAATACTGGTCTTGTATCATTGCCAGTTCATCGTCCACCCATTTGAGTGAATGAAGTTGGATGAGGTTAACCTGATTTGTTGTTTTTTGGTCTTCCAATGGTTTCCTCCCGAAAACTGCTCATGTGTGGACTTACCCAGTATAGCAGAGTTTTCTTCGGAAGGAAAGCCTACGTTCAAGCGAGAATGGTCAACGACTTGAAAAGCGTGTCTGCCAGATGATTGCCTCCACCGTTGAGGCAAACCACCACATATTGGGGCAGGTTCACGAAATTCAGGCTTTCCACACGTAGACCATCCTCGGTCTTCTCCATATGGTATTCCAATTCGCCGTCGATGGTGGTTCCTCCGACAGTAATGGCGATGGCCCTTTTACCGGCCAGTTCCTCAATGGGCTTGTCCATCCAATCGGGAATGGTCTCATGCACATCCGTATGCATATAATCCTCCAATATTCTACTTGCCCGCGTCTGCGAACAGTGTGGCCTTGTCTTCTTTGTGAAGCTTGTCCGCTTGGCGCTTGATATCGCTCGTCGTATACCAGAGAGTGAATTCGGTCGGGTCGGTTCCGGTAATCAATTCCTCAACCATGTTGATACCCCAAGATGGAATGGTGTCGTATACGCGGTACAAGTCAAGTTTCTTCACATCCTTGTCCACTATGCCGCCGATGTGGATACCATGTGGCGCATCCCCCAGTGGATGATAGTCCGCGAGCACGCTGATGGCGTGTGCGACCTCGTCCCGAATCTCCTCAAGGGTTTCCAATTTCAGTGGACATTCCTCGCTGAACAGTGGAAGATAACGCTCCTGAGCGAGCCAGAACGGGAACTCCTCCAAATCGTACTTGTCCATGTCATGTCGGCTTAACGGCTTCTCATAGTCGATGATTGCGGTGAGCTTGCCGGTCGGGTCGGCTATTGGACGTTCGTGGATTGAGATGAGTTTTTCGTCGGGATACTGGTGGTCGTATAGCGACTTGGTGTATGCGTATGAGTATTTTTTGGTCAACGGTTGTCCTTCACTCTTGTATGATGTGAATGTTTCCAGTATAGCAGAGGGAACGGTAGAAACGTCAGCAGTCAGTGACCTTGACCTTGTTATGCGCAAGAATAGACTCGAACAGTCGGAGTGGATTGCGGGAATCCAGCTTGTACTGATGGTGATTCCGCGCGGTTTCCGTTTCGAGAAATCGTCCGCTCTTGGATGGCCCCTCGACAATCATGGGAATCCAGCGCCATTTCTCACGGCCTTTGCTGTTCTCCCAGACGATTTCCCCGGTATCCAATACCCGCTTGTAGGCGGTTTTGTCGGGGAATGACGAGTCTATTCGTGCGACCAGATTCAATCGGCTCATGGTTTAATTCCTTCTTCTCTCAGTTCTTCGTAGTCTTGCGGCGTGAGGAAAAGCCAAGCTCCACAGTAGGGACACTTGACCCTATTGGCATTGACGGTGTTCTTGCAATACCAGCAGGTGACGTACCATCCGTTTACATATCGGTTTTGCATTGTTGCTCCTTTTTCTTGGCAAAGAAGTCGATGACTTCGATGAGATAGAGGAACATTTCAAGCAGGACAAAGAACACGAATCCCAGTACGTCAAAAGTCCAGTTTTTCAGTTTTTTGAATATGTTGGACATTGCTCTCCTTGTCTTGATAGGTTGTGTGAACAACCTCAGTATAACCAAAAAAAAGCAAGACTGGCAATCACACCAAAAACCGGAAAACAAACAGGCTAATAGTTATTCCGAATCGCATTCACTACAAGCCGGGGTCGTATCTTCGGGCAACATCAGCGGCTTACCTTCTCGCTCTGATTTGGCACTTCCAACGGCATGGAACCCGAATATCCCAACAGTTCCTCGCAATGAGCGGCGACGGCTTGCAGGGCGAACCGTTCTCCCGTCAGAAAGCCTTCATCCGACGCGTTGGGAATCTTTTCATCGATTCGGGCTACATGCTTTTCGCACCAGTTGATTACGTCGTTCAGGGTCTTGTCCTTCTGCGTGACGTTCACTGCCATGTGAGTTGCCTTTCTATCTGATTTGTTGTCGTGGAAGGACTATTTCTAGCCTGTACTTCCCGTTGACGGTTGCGTGAAGCTTGTACACGCCTTTCGTGTCCGTAAGGCTTCGTACAGGTTTGCCGTCTTCATCCTTGTAGGGGACGCCATTGTTGCGCACGATTGTGACCGTCGCATGGGGAATACGATTGCCGTACCGGTCTGTGACAGTGCCTTCCAAGGTGATTTGACGGCCATGGATGGTCGTATCCAAGTAGCTTATTCCGTTCGATAGTTGAGGTGCGAATACCAGACCGATGAGAGTCAGTGCCGCTGCCAATTGGATTAGATTCGAGCCTAATCGAACAGTCTCATTCATTTTCGTTCCACTTCCGGCCTGTTCTGCTGAGTACGTACCCGTCCAGATACAGTTGGAACAGGCTCACATACTGACCGTCGTCGATGTCGTCTTCCGGTTTCGCATACAGTCCCACGTTCATAAGCGCTACCAGCAGTCCGGTATGCTCCTCCCGTTCGATGTGGAACGGTATCTCCTCCTGACCGTCGGCGGTCTCTCGGACTGCCACACCGTAATCACCCACCTGCGGTTGGGTGGATGAACTGCTATCGTCAATATCCTCATAGGTGAGATAAAACGGCAAAAGTAGCGGATTGGGAACATTCTTCAACGGGATAAGTTCTATACCGGCCTGTTGGGAGTGCTGTTGGCAGACACCGCTGTAACTGTCCCCTTCACCGTAATCCGGCCAGTGGCGGATTGCCACGATGGGCTTACTGCACGGGTGTATTTGACTGTCCGAGTCAACCATGGTTTGGGCGCAACCTACGTCAATGAGTTCCTTGAGATTCAGCATAATTCATCCTTTCCCAAAGCTTTGAGCAGTGTTTCGGACACGTGGACGCGCCATGCGTGCAGGTCGTTGTATTCGCCGCCGCAATTGCATCTGACCTGTCCTCTATCGGTGTAGGAGACGTGGAATCCGAATTCCATGTCCAAGTCGCCCAAATGGTCGGCCAGAACATCACATACCGTCTGCGTGGATGTTTCAGCGGGTGCGACGATGGCGTCGTCCATATCTACCCCATCTGCCGTCGAACGGGCTTTGGTAGAACTCGTTCGACGGCAGTGGCGTTATTCTTCCGCCCGCCGGTGAAGCCATTAAACCGTCCGTTCTACGTGCGACGCGAATTCCAACGCCTTCTCGCCCTTGTCGGTCAGCGCGTCGAACACTTGGTCGATGTAGTATCTGCGTTCCAGCACGCACAGCTCCCGTAGTCGTTGCGATTCCTCCTCCGGTTCGACCACGCCATACGGTTTAAGGTCTTTCAGGATTGCGATGTCCCGCTCGTCCAACAGTGGCGGGTCGTCGGGTTCCAGCAACGCTTTCAGACGGTTGGCCTTGTTCTCCATGTCGGACACGACTGCGGTCAGCGAATCGGGCATGGGCGTATCCGTATCGTCGCACAGGTCTTCCCACTGTTTGCGCTTGTCTTTTGCCTTGTCGAGGTATTCGTCCGCTGTGAGAGTGATTATCCGCACGCGGAACTCGTCGAAGTCGCAGACTCCTTTATGATTGTCGTAATCCCGCCAGACGAAGGTGCCGTTCGGACGAATCGAGCATTCGAGGAACACGTACGCCTTGTTAGGGTCGCGGATGTCCGCTACACAGTCGGAGTATTCCGATTCGGTTAGAGCGAACTCTACGCCTTCCTTGCTCAGCCGGTCCAATAGGTCGCGGACGGATTGCAGCGTCTTCTCGATTCTCAGCATGTTCAGTCCTCGATTCCGCAATCCGACGCGTCGGGTTCCAAGTCGATGTTGCCCTTATACAGTTCGTCCTCATAGCAGCCCCAACAGTCCTCGTCGCTTTCGACGACCCGGGCGGTCGCCACGTTCGACCAATAGTTTGGGTCGTCCCAGCGGCGGCTTGCTGCGTCGAAGTCCAATGCGTCCAACAGGGTGGACATGATGATGAACCGGTTTTGCAGCATCGTGGTCGGCAGAACCATTTCGAACTGCTCATGCGTCACGAAGCCCGCGTCCTCCGGCAGACGGTATACATACATGCCGTATTTGAACACGTCGTTGATATGCCTGAAGTTCTCGTCGGAGATTTCCTCCAACTTGTTTTTGACGGATTCGTACCAGTCGTGCATGTGTTTCTTGGTCGCACCGTAGGAGCCTGACTGGGTGGCGTATCCCAGATGTTCTGAGACCTTGCTGGCGAACGCGCCCGCCGAATCCATGTCGGCGTAGACGCCGTGGATGTCGGTGAGGTTGATTCGCGCGAACGTATACCAGTTCTCGCCGTTGATGTCGCGCACCGGTTCGACCGCGTTGACGAGGAACATGTCGGACCCCTTTTTGGTTTCGTATGGGTCTCCGGTGATGATTCCGACCCTGTTTCCGTTGCTGGCGTGGAATGTGAGGCCGTCTTCGGTCTTCTCACATTCCACGCCGTTCAAGTAAGCCATGTCAGCCAAGGCGGATGCCAGTTGGCCCGCCCTCCACCGTTCGATGTCCGTGGCTGGGTTCTTCTTTCCCGTCTTCGAGGTCAGGGTCTCGTAGATGGTGTCTCTGCTTGTCATTGTCTTCCCTTCGGTTGAGCGTGTGGGCCTAGTCTCTGTCCAGTCGGCGCACGGCGAACAGCATGTGTAACGCGGCATGACGGCGCGTCTCATACGGGCTGCCAAGTTCCTCGCCCAGCAACCACCCTTCGAACACGGGCACCGGGTCGTGTTCGGGATATTTGTTGCAGGACTCGCATACTCGCATGTAGTGTTCGGCCATGTCTTCTATATCCTTCGCCTTCTGTTCGTCGCCAAGCGCGTTTCGGCACCATTCGGCGGTCTTGCCGAACCGTTCTTTCAGTCGTATGAGACGGTCGGTGCGTGGCATGGGCGCGGCCAGTAGACGAGCCAGTTCGTCCAATGCCTGTTCCTCGCCCATATCGGCCGTATTGAGGACGGTTGCGTCTTCGACAAGCTCGTGCTCAAGCTCGTACCGCGTGCGGACGATGTGGATAATGCCTCTGTAGGGAAGGTTGACGGCAATCTCGTATCCCGCTTGGGGGTCGCATGCGGTGATGCGTCCGAATTGGTGGTCGTTGTACACATGCCAGCCCGGCAGTGTGCGGGTGACGGTGTTGAGGATGTCGCCTGTTTTCATTGTCAGTTCCATTCCTTCGGGGCGACGACAATCCAGCCGTTTGACAGCGGGTATACGTCGCAGGGTTCGTCCGATTCCAAATCGTCGTCCAACGGGTTCCAGTCTTCGAGACCGTCGTGGGCGATTTCGTCGTTGAGCGCCCCACTGTGGATGCGTTCGGTTTCGACGTGAACATCCTCTGAGGGGAGGAATAGGAACGAGAATGGTTCGAGCATTGGTTCGAAAAGATACGGCAGTCCGTCATTGGCGCCCCAGTTGGCAACCACGTTCATGTGTCGTCCGTCATCCATTTCCACGAGGATGATTCCCGATTCCTGCCCAGTGATGTCGTGCAGATTGATGGTCACATGCCCTCCAGTGAGTTCTCGATGTCCGAGACGACATCCAGCAAGCTTTGCCCCTCCATGGTGTCGCCGTAGTATCCAAGGTCGGTGCAGAAGTCAGCCCCAACCGACTCCAAAGCTTCTAGCGCTTCGTACAGGGCGCTATATGCCTCGCCTAGCTTCTCCCCTTGCGAATCCGTATGGGTCTTCCTCGTACGGTTTTTCCGGGATGATTCCCGATTCCTGTCCGGTGAGGTCGTGCAGGTTGATGGTCATGTTTTTCTCCTTGGTTTTAACTTTTTGTGCGAACAATTCCAGTATAACCCACTAAAACAGGATTGTCAAACAGAAACCAAGCAAGGCTTCTCACCCTAGAAGATGACGAAAACCAAAACGGCAAACACACGCCCCAGCCCGCCAGTCAGACAATCAGTATGCACATTCGCATTCCGAGTCGAGATACCACTTGCCGTCGCGTTGCCACAACACATGCGAAACAGTGACGGATTTATTTAAGTCGATGAACCATGCGGCCAGATATTCCATATCCATGTCGGCAACCTCATCGCGGAGGTCATCGCAGAAGGAATCCCATTCGGACTGCTCGGCGTCGGAGTCGGTAAGCCTGCGGTAGCGGGTCTGAAGCCCCTCCGTAGGAAGCATGCCCTCTGCGTATCTGCTGTCAGATATATTGAGCCACGATTCCACACACCGGCAAGCCAGTTCGGAAACGGGGATGGTGAGAATCCAAGGATGCTCACCTTTCCACCTGTAACCCCTTTCTGCGAAAAAAGCAAACCTCCGTGGCTTGAATGTCGGTGGACTGAGTGTCAGCGTCCATGTTGTTCTCCTTTTTGAAACCTGCTTGTTTGAACAATTCCAGTATACCTCATATAAAGGAAGCGTCAACCCGTCCAAAAAACAAAAAAGGGAACGTGTACGTTTCCTGTACAAGTTCTCTCAATTAGGAAATCAATCCCAGTTGCACACGAAATAGCCGTTGGGGTCGATACCATCGACAAGATGGGCAGTGGCGCAATCGTTCACAGTGAACATAGGGCGGGGCTTCATGCCATAATCACCCCTGATACGCTTGTTTTTCAACTCCTCCCCCACGAAGCAGTCCTTGACGGGAACCACATGACCACCCTGCGGGGAGCAGGTGGCACCATCCACGACCTTGTAGGCGAGCTTGCGGACGTTGACGCTCTTGCCGGTCTTGCTGACCTTGGTCACTTGGTAGAAGTCCACGAGGGTCATGCTGTAGCCCCAAGAGCTGACGAATATGTCTCCCACATGCACTTCCACGTCGGTGGTGGAGGTCTGTGGCTTGCGACGTTCCTCTTCGGTGCCGTTGATTCGGAAGTTCTCCCGAGTGAGCCAAGGGTAGGTCTTGATGGCCTTGTCGATGAAGTTCCTGACACCCTTCATGGTTCGCCAGTACTTACATCCACTGAGGTAATTGCGGCTAGTGATGTTAAGGAAATCGTTGGTGACATCCACCCAACGATTAGTGCGCTTACTGATTTGGACTTCGAGACTGAGCATTCTGGTTTCTCCTTTTTTGGGGTGGTGGGGTTTTTAACCCTGCTTGTGTGAACAATTCCAGTATAAGCTATATTAAACCAAAAGTCAACCCAGAAAAACAGGGGCACAATCCAACTAAGCAGACCATGCCCCAAAACCCAAAAACTCACCGACCAGCCAAGGCGATGGAACGAACCATAGAATCCAGCCTTGTGCTCCCCACCGATTGAGTCACATAGTAGCTGTCGTTGTCGAGGTCAAGCCAATAGACGACCTCGTTCTTGTCCTTATGGTACTCAGAGAAGATATAGCGTTCATCCGGCTCGCTTTTTGGAGACGATTCCTTATGCTCGTCGTAGACGTGCTTCCAGTGCTCTTTCGTCAGCTTATTATGTCGAATACACAGCAGAGCGGTGTCATCATCGCTCCAGAATTCCAGTTCGACATCAAACGGCTGGATGGTGTCGCTGATATTCATAGGGGTTCTCCTTTTTTGCGTGGCCTGTTCGGCCTTTTTGTGTGAACAATTCCAGTATAAGCTATGTTAAACCAAAAGTCATCAAATCATGAGAGCGAGAACACGCCTATCCCCCGCCTCAGCGTCCTTTAGATAGCAACGATGACGGTCGGGTTCCCCGTCCATCGCATAATCATCCCTGACCTCGAACTCCTCCAAGGAACCTTCATTGTCACCATAGTAGGCGAACACGATAGGAGTGTCACCGCCAAGGGTTCCACGTGCGTAGCGCAGTGTGGAAATCATCTGGTCGATGGTAGCGGGCGTGGTGAACACTTTCTGTCTCAGGTCTTCCTCAAGCTCGCATTCGCAGTCGGGGCAAACCTTCTTCAAACCATTGGAGGCGTCCGTCATATGTTGCGGGCAGTTGATGGCTCCGCACCGGTCGCAGATGGCTCGGCAGTTCTTGCAGATGTGCCTTCCGCAGGTTTCGCAAAGGGTGAGCTGGGTGAAGGGGTCAACGTTTCCGCAGTTGACGCATTTGATATCGTCGTTCATTTTTTCTCCTTTGTTGGTGGGTTTTCAACCCTTCGTTTGTGTGGACGATTCCAGTATAGCATAGGTTTGGACAAAGTGAAAAGCGGCGAGTCGTAAAACCCGCCGCCAATCAATCATGGAAGTCCACGAGCCAGACATGTGCGTCTGGGTTCTCCTCGAACCGCTCCCACAGAGTCATATGGGACACAGGATAGAACATGTCTCCCTCATACCCGTCCTTGTCACAGAGCACGTACAGGTCGTCCAACAGCGTCACGACGGTCGAATCACCATTCTCATAGAGGGTGGAAAGCTCCTTGCAGGTCTTTCCCTGAACCCCTTCGGTCAGTTCCTCCCAACGACCGCCGAACTCATACCAGTCGTAGAACGAATCGTCGTTGAAAGTAGATACCACATCGCCGTCTTCGTTCAGACTGTACCCACAGTATTGAGCATAGGCTTCGAGCGCTTCTTCATCGTTCAATGTCAGTCGGCGTTCCGCTTTCTCGAAGGCTTCGCTTGTTCTGTCGTGCTGGTTTTCGCCCTCGCGTTCAATTAGACGCCTGTCGTTCTCTCGATTGTCCTTCAGGAATTCGTCCCGCGTGTAGAGGACGTATTCCTCGACCTCCTCGTATTCGCTGTAGGGGTCGATGATGGTTTCGGCTTCACTAGTGTCGTTGCCGCCGATGACTGCGCCTAGGAAGTGCATTTTTTCTCCTTGTTTTTGGTGGGGTTGTTTGAACCCCTGTTTTATGTGAACAACTCCAGTATATCACATGCAACAACAACCAAAAAAATAACGAATCGCACACAGCGCAAAACACTGCACATAAAAAACATTGCATTCCACTTACAAACAACATACAATGTGAACATCTTTCCAAAAGGAGTAAAAATGAGCGGAACAACAACAAACGTAAACATTCGCATGAACACCGAACTGAAAAAACAGGCGGAAACCCTTTTCGGGGAACTAGGAATGAACCTGACCACGGCATTCAATATCTTCGTCCGGCAATCCCTACGTCAAGGAGGAATCCCGTTCACAGTCTCCTTAAACGAACCAAACAAAGAAACAATGGACGCCATGCTGGAGGCAAAACGGATTTCAAAAGATGAGAACGTGAAAGGCTACCGTGATTTGGAAGCTCTGTTCAAGGATTTGAACGCATGAGCGAAACCAAATACAAAGTCAAGACCACTTCTAGATTCAAGAGGGATTTCAAGTTGGCGAAACGGAGAGGATTGGATACCGGTCTTCTGGAGGAAACCATATCCGTCTTAGCGAACGGCGGAACACTGCCTGAACGGTATCACGACCATGCTCTTATAGGTAAACTGGACGGTTTTAGAGAATGCCACGTCTTGCCGGATTTCCTACTTATCTATCTCATTGAGGATGACGTGCTTACACTCACTTTAACTAGGACTGGTACTCACAGCGACCTCTTCGGTAAGTGACTTACAGTGTACTGAGATATTTCAAACCATCCCGCCGAATACGAGAAAAGGCTGGACGGGGAGCCGTAAGGTTCCCTATCCAGCCTTTTCACTTACCGCCGTAACCTACTTCTTGTGGCGTGCTGTCACGGTCGTGTGTCCGCGACGGTGGGCGAGCATCAATCCCATTCCCACGAGTGTGAACAGGATGACCGTCATGATAGGCGTGTTCACACCGGTTTGGGCGAGTTGGCGAATCGTCTTCACGATGTCCGGTGTCGCCGGAGGAATGTAGGAGTTGGTGAACTCGGGCCGAGTTCCGGTGGTTTTAAATATGTTATGAAAACAGGGGGAAGGTCCTAAAAGGAAGCCCCCGAGTTTTTTAGGATTGTACGGTTATAAAGGTGGGAAGCTGGCCTTAAGTACGGTTTGCAGGAGAGTTCCCAAGACCAGTTTCCCCGGTTTCCACCATCCATGACACACCGTCCCAATCGTTTCCGACCGGGATGACGGTGCGCCATAGAAGGTGAAGCTTGTTGGATTATTCGGCTTTGCTGACCGGATTGTTCTTATCGGAGTCGTTTTCCGGCTCGGGATTGGATTCCGTCTTACTGTCCGGCGTGGCCTCAATCCGCTTGACGGCATTACGTTTGCCAAGCCTCTTTACGGCCACGGTCAAAATTCCTCCGACCGCAAGGAGCGCGACGATGACGATTCCGATGATTCCGGTGTTCACGCCTGTCTGCGCGAGGTCGCTTACACCGGCGGTGCCAGCGCCTCCGAACAGTTTCTTGGTGGCGTGAATCTTGTAGTCCTTGGACACGAGTCCATCTCCGGATGTGACGGTGAGTGTCGCATCGGCACCATTCTTGTTGATGGTGATGCTCATTCCCGAATCCTTGTCGTATTGACCCACGACCGTCCACTTGTCAGGATTGTCCACGGAAACCTCGTAGGAGGTTTTGTTCGGGTCGAATCCGTTAATGAGCTTGCCGTCCACGGAGATGCCGGTGAGTTCCGCCTTGTGGGTGGCGGCGGTGATGTAGGTGACGGTGTAGTCGTGCTGGGTGAACGTATTGCCGTCCGGGGAGAGGACACTGACCGTGTACGTGTAGGTCATGCCCTTGTGGGAACTGGATGCGACGGCGCTTTGTCCGACTTTCGTCTCGTAGGAGAAGACTCCGCCTTCCGGGATTTCGAATTTGTCGGATGTGACGGGCACATACTTGCCGTCCTTGCCGACGTAGCCGACGGATGCGAGGCTTGTGTCAGTCTGAGAGTCTGGTGTCTTGACCGGAGACTGTTCCACCGGCTCCTTCGGCTGGAATTCGGTGACGGCGGTTTTGACGGGACGGGTCACGGTCACGCTGTACGTGCGGGTCGCGCCCGTGGCAGTGTCGGTGACTGTCCATTCCTGACGGTTGGATTGGGCGCTTTGGGTCACGTTTCCGGCCTTGACGGTAACTCCCTTCGGAGCTTCCGGCAGCAGGTAGGCGCTGGTGTTGGCGTCCTTCAACGCGACCACGTAGTCGAGACGGTTCGGATTCCAATTGTCGATGAGCGTGCCTTTTTCGGCTTTGCCGGTGAGGTTCACGTAGATGCCGTCGAGTCTGGCGGGACTGTCCGGCTGGAGGTCGGAGGTCTTGAAGTTGACGCGTACCGTGTAGTCCACGCCGTTTACGGTCACAGTGATGAGTCGGCTGGTGCCGTCAACACCCAGTTTCGGGCGGGACACTTCAGCGTCGAGGCCGTGTTCGGCGGAAAGGGAGAACGAGTCCTTGGCGTCGGATGCGGGAAGTTCGACGGTTTTCTGATGGTTCTCGTCGAAGTCTTCCTTCTTGATTTCGTAGCTTTTGGACTTGCCGTCTGCGGAGGTCTGGGTGAGCGTCATCTTCGTGAAGCTCTTGTCCTCGGCGCGGATGTCGCGCGTGCCCACCGTGTAGGATTGCTCCAGCTTGTTGCCGTGCTCGTCCTTGACGGTCACGACGCCGGTCGCGGTTCCGAACAATACGATGATGTTGTTCTTGTTGTCCGCGCCCACCATGGTCTTGGGGGCGGACTCCCATTGGACGGTGGCCTTGTCCTTGTTGGACAGTGTGACCTCATGGTAGGAGGGGCTGTTGTCCTTGTCGGACAGTCCGGTGGCGGAGTAGCCAGCATGGTAGGAGCCGTCTTCGTACTTGCTGAACGGAGTGCCTTTGTCGGTGCCATTGTCCAGTGTGATTTCCTCGCCAATCGAATATTCGAACGGGACGGTCACGTCGAACTGCGGCAAGCCTTTATCCGGGTTCGCGTCGGCATGGTAGACGGCTGTGCCCGTCACGATGGCGGTGCCGAGCTTATCGCCCGAAGTGATGTGCTGTTCGGTGAACTTCGGTTCCACTTTGAACTGGGTGTTGTCATCCTTGTTCAGGGAGCCGATGGTCACGGCGGTGGGGCGGACGTTCACGGTCGGGGCGGTGAGCGACTGGCTGCCGCCCATGTTGGGAAGGTTCACGAACGGGAGCTTGTTGTCTCCGACCTGCGCGTACCAAGTGTTGGTACGTGAATAATCTCCCAAGTTGACGGTCATATGCCAGATTTTGGTTTGTCCGGTCTGAACGTCCGTGTACTCGTAGTTGCCTGTGGCGACACCGGTTGCGGATGTCACGTGAGTGGCATTGTCCACGCTGACGTTCCATGCGATGTTCAGTCTTTTGCCGTTGGACAGTTTGATGGTCTTGACCTCATTGCCGTCCTTGTCAACGACCTTGCGGTCTTTGGTCACACGATAGGACTTGTTGGCGGGCACATTGGCTACGGCCTCCACGGTTCCATCCGGGTTTTCTCCGGATACGGTGAACTGGGTGCCGTCGGCCAGAGTGATGTTCTCACCTGTGGAATATTTGAATGGGATGGAAACGTCGAACGCTGGATTGCCGTTCTTAGCACCGACATGGTAGACGGCGGTGCCGGTCACATCCACTTGGGCGAACGTGCCGTTGGCTGTGAGCTTCACATCCTGCAAGTCGCTACGCTTCAATGTGAACGTGTCATCGGAATCGTTCGTATGCACGGTGATGCGTCCCGGAACCTTGCCGGATGGTTCGGTGGCCGTATAGGATTGGTCGCCGGTTTCCGGATTGTTCGTGAACTGGAACGTCTTCCCCTCGACTTCGCCGCTCCAAGTGTCGGTACGGGAGTAGGATTGGTTGACTTGAATCGTCCACTCGTATTCGGCTTTGGTTTCCGGGTCGATGGTCTTGTACTTCTGGTTGACGGTTCCAACGACGGTGGTCACATGGGTTTTGGAGTCAGTGGTCTTAGCCCATGTGATAGGCAGTTCGGTGTCGTCGGACAGTTTCAGGCCGGTGATTTCCCTGCCGTCCTTGCCGACGACCTTGCCCGCCTTATTGACGGTGTAGTCCTTGTTCGCGTAATCCAACACGGCTGTCCTGCCGTCCTGTTGGACGGTGAACGGGGTGCCGTCCTTCAAGGTGACTTCCTTGCCGTAATCCTTCGTGTAGTTCACGGTCGCGGCGAATTCGGGGAGGATTCCTCCTGCTTTCTTGGAGTATCCGGCTGTGCCGGTCTCGTGAATCATGCCGAGTTTGCCCGCGCCGGTGGTGGCTCCCGGCGTGATGGTCGGATTTGTGAGGGTCACGTTGCTGCCGTTGCTGCCGGTAACTTCCAATCGTTGAGGAATGGTGTTGCCGGTCATGGACGCGAGTTGTTTTCCATCCTCGTCGGATGTGGTGAATGGGATGCTGTTGCCCTCATAGTTGGTTGACCAGCTGGCGGTGTTGGATGCGGTTACGCTCGTGTGGGTGTTCCAACCGTAGGCGTCGATTCGGGTTCCGCTGTCCCAGTTGAAGTCCATGATTTCGACTCTGGCGGTCGCGGTTCCGGTTTTGGTGACGGTGTAGCCGTTCCTGTAATCGTATGTGGGTTTCGACCAGTCGATTGCGGCTGTGGTGCCGTCCGACAGGCGGACGGTGTTTTCGGATGGGTTGCCGTCCTTGTCCAAGGTCACGCCGTTCAGTGTGGCGTTCGCGGTGCTGGTGTCGCCTTGCACGACGAACTTCGTCCCGTCCTTTAGGGTGACTTCCTTGCCGTAGGTTTCATCCACGTTCACGGTCAGTGTGACCTTGTGGCTTACGGTGTCCGACTCATCGAATGTGCCCTTGTAGGTGACGGTGCCGGTCAGGTGGCTGACGCCGACCTTGCTGTGGTCGATATTGAGCGTCGGGGTTTCAGCAGACAATGCGATAGGCTTGTCCTCGCCGTCGAGTGTGGCGGTGGCCGCTTTCAATGGGTCGCCGTCATATTTGCTGATGGTGGCCTCATAGTTTCCGTCGCTGTTTTTCTCATAGGTGACGGTCTGCTTGCCGTAGGTGGTTTGGAGTTTGCGGCTTGTCGTGGTGGTCTCGCCGCCGGAAGTGGATGGCGGGGTCGTCGTATTGGCGTCGTCAACGGCCAACGCCGTCACAGCTCCCGTTCCCATGGAGCCTACTGCCATCACGGCAGCAAGACCCACGCCACCGATTTTCTTCGCGGCATTGTTCCAATTATCACTCATTCAATGTCCTATCCGAGATGTGAAACGTTTCCTTTGCGGATTTCGTCTACCACCTTAGCGGACGTGTATGCCGTCAACCTCGTATAGGCAGGAAATTACCTTGAAAAAATTTCGGGGTGGACGGTATCCAGACTTTTGCCGGATTGTCCATCCCGAAAAAATCGTTTTGGAAAACTTGACTTCTCCCCACGGCTAAAGCCGGGGGATTCTAAGCGTCAGGTCCTCTGAGGAAGGTTCGCTTTGAGCAACGGTTCGGTGTCGGTATGGTGTCCACGCTTGTTGTACCAAGACACGACGCTCATGCCGCTGGCCTTGTCGCGTAGGGTGATGCCGTACTGGCCCTCATGCTTGCCGGTGCCGACATGCACGGCTTGGGCGGGTACCGGATTGTTCTGGTGCGAATAGTTGAACATGCTACGGAATCCGTCGGCGTCGTTCGCCTCGTATCCGACACGGGAACCGTATCCGTCGTAAAGGGTGTTGGTATGCTCTCCGCGAACCGCGAAGGACACTTCCTTGTCCTGATGGCGCATTTCGATGCTGTCCTGTGGAATGTTCATGTTGCCGGTCTTACGGCGCATGAGCTTGGCGGCGCTTTCGCTGTCCACCGGATGATAGTAGTTGGACGCGGCTTTGTTTCGACGGTCTGCGACTTTCGACTTGTAGTCCGCGTACTCCTTGTCGCTGCTGAACTCGCCACGGGCCTTCTCGACCTCGGTGCCTTTGTTGTTCATTTCGATGGTGCCCCAAGAGGTCACATGGTCGCCACTGGCCTTGTTGCGGTAGAACTCCTTGCGGAAGTGCAGGGCGTTCTGCGGATGTCCGTTCGCCTGTTTGCCGGTACCGGCGCTGATGGCGCATTGCACGTCGTCCAGTCCTTCGGCTTGCATGGCGCGGGTCATTCGGGTCAAATCGTCGCCCGGAACGATAGCCATTGGGGAGCCGCCCTCATTATGCGGGCGGGGGGCACGTTTCAGAAGGCCGGTCTTCGAGTCTCGCTTCAAGGCTGGTGCGACGTGCGTCTTGCCTTCCTTGTCCATGTAGACGAACACTTCTGCGGAACGCGCGTCGGCATTGTTCAAACCAAGCTTATTCTCGTAGTAGTGGCGGGCTTTGACCTCCGCCTCCGCGAAATCCTTCGGGTCGATGTGGTACACCTTCGCGTTCTCGCCTTCGAACGCGGCACGGTTGACCTGCTCGTTCGTTCGGGCGTTCAGGGTGTCGTACACCTTGCCGTCCTTACGCCCCTCCAATTGTGCGGCACGACCGCCGAAACTGGTCTCGTCCAACGGCAGGTTCTCGCTGACCGGCTGGAACTTGTTTCCACGACACATGCTCAACGTGTGTTCCGGGGCTTCACGGTCATGGTTGATGACTCCGAAGCAGGTGTTGCCGGTGGACGCGATGGCGAGCTGTTCGCCGTCCTCGGTGCCGGTGATATGCACTCGTTCGTGAACATCATGGTTCTTGAGCGTGCTGAAATTACGTCCGCTCGCGCCGACGTGCATCATCTCATAACCGCTGGGCATTTGGGAGAGATTGTTCTTGTAGTACTTGCGCACGTTGCCGCGACGGTCAACGTACTCATGCCAGCCGACGGTCAAACCCCATTCAGTCCACTGTCCGATGGGGTTTCGCGGCTGTGCTGGATTGTAGGCCATGTCTTGTCCTTCCTCGACCTGATTCCTCCCCGAACGGGAGGTTTTTCCAACATCAGATTCCAGTCTACAATCCTCAAGGTCGATAGAAGGCGGAAGAAGGTAATCTACCGGTTTTTCTTACGCTTCGACTTTTTGGAAAGATGGTCGGAAACGTGGACGAACACGGTTTCAGCGAACACGCCCACATCCTTGGCGAGAATCCTCAAACCCTTCCACAGCAATCGTCCCCACGTCTCCCCCAATATCCAGAAGCCTACTATCAGGCCGAAAAGGGACAGAATGGATTCACGAATATCCAGTCTGCCGTCGGCGGGAACGTCGAACGACATGTAGATGACGGTCGCAAACAGGATACCCGCCCCGAGTAGGGTCTTGCCCAATACGCTTTTCCAACTCAATTCAACCTCCGGTCGTGCTCCGCCCAACTCGCGTCCGCTGAATCCGCTATCGCTTCCAGCATTTGGAACCCGTCCGGCACGGGGAACACGAGCAGTCTGACCAAATGCCGTCCGCCATGGTTCAGATTCTTAGACCGGACGAACGCCACGCCCTTGCAGTAGTTCGACGTGGTGCCATGCCATGCGCCGACGTTCGTTCCCGCTTTCAGAATCGCGTTCACGCTTTCTGCGGTATTGTCCGGGTCGGCTTGCGCCACGCCATACGGGTAGGCGATGCTGGCGATGACGATGTACTTGCCGTACCCGCAGTAGGGCTGGCGTTTCCAACACTCCTCCGCGTAGGCGATGAGCTGGGAGCCGACCTTCTCACGCACGCCCAACGTGTTGCCCCTACCCCACGTGGTCGCCTTGCGTTGACCATGCTGGCGGGCTTTCAAATCCGAATCCGTGTAATTGCTGGTAATCCAGATTTTGTCCGGCACGCTGAACTTCACCTCATAGCCGTCACACCATGCGGGACGCTCCCCCACGGGAATGTTCCTCCACATGCCGACCACGCTCGACGCCAATCCGCCCGTAATCTGATACTGCGGGTTCTCGTCGGAAATCGGAATGATGAGAATGTCCAGCAGATAACAGCCGGAAGGCGCTTCGATGGGCGATTGCAGGTAGATGGTCGAATGCCGGTGCAGACTATCATCATCATCCCACAGGCGCACGTCGGAACCGGCGTCGATTATCGGCTTCACGGTTTCGGCGGCTCGTGCTGGGAACACGTTCCCGCCGTGGGGTGCGGACACCGTGACCACGGCTAGGAACCGTTCCACCTTCCACGCCTGTTTCATCGTTTTCAGATTCCGCCACTTGTCTTTCGCATACCGACGGATTCTCGCACGCCGTAGGGCACGCGTCTTTTCGGTCTGCACGGTGTCGGTGCCGCTCCACCATTCGATTGGAATGTTGATGGTCAACCGGTATCCGCCGCGTTTCACCGCTACGGTTTGACGAACCATGACGCTCCTCCGAACCATGACGATTCTCCGAACGGACGGTGGCTGCCGGACTCATGCACGCCCAGACAGTGCTGGCACATGGTTTCCCCGTCGTATGGGGTTTTCCTGACGCCGCAGCGGACGCAACGGCTGGTTCCCTTGTCGGTCGAATGCAGTGTGAATCTCATTTTCGGCTCCCCATCTCCAATGCGCTGATATCGGCTTTTAGAAGGTCGATGATGTCCTTACGGGTATGATTGGTCTCGATTTTGCCGGAAACCCCGTGAAGGGCATTTAAAACGACGATACGGTCATGTTCAGCAAGCCACTCATCGTAATCCTTTCCGTCTGCGGGAAGACCGGTCTGAACGTAGGCACCATCGCAATACCGGCCACGAACGGTCTCATCATCAAGAGGCCGAACCGGCGAACCAGTCGGAAGCGCGATAGGCAAAAGCATGTTTTCTCTTTTCCGTTAGCCAATGTGGACTAATCCAGTCTAACGGAAACAATATTGGAAGAGTCTGAAAAGCACGGAAATACGACGAAGAGGAAAACCGGCGGCACGGGAGGGGCGGGCTTCCCCCTCTTTGAAGAACACGGGTAAAAGATTCTCGACTGTTAACGGTCAACAAGGTTTCAGATTGTTTACCGGTTTTCAAAGCAATGAGAAAAGCCGGTGAGTCATAACCCAGTCTAAGGATTAACCCGTCTCCACTCCCAGCAAAGAGAACCACGTCTGTTAACGGTTTCCCAGCAAAAGCATCTTCCTTATATTTTTTTGCTTTTCAAATTTTTCTCAAAAATTTGAATCTATACAGATGGGCTAAGAGAGTGTAGGCATATGCAAATCATAAAAAATTGAGCCTATATATTATGTAATACTTATGTATACTTATGTACTTATGGGGCGTCTGAAAACCCTTGTGGCAGTAGGGCTGAGAGCATACCCGCATGTCAATATCTCCCAAAAACATGTCAATATCTCCCACTTTGCATGTCAATATCTCCCAGTGGCATACCAGTATCTCCCACCGAAAAATGGTGAAAAATCGATAAAAATCATTTTTTCCTATTTTTAGTTCATGATTGCATAGGCTCTCATATCTATCTGTACGTGTCTCAAACAACCTCTAAAATAGAAAAAAGAAACCCGCCTCTGTCTGGCAACAGAGACGGGTGGATGACCAATCAGTTAGAAAAGGAGTGGTCACGTGTCTAATGATAGCGGCAAAGACAAACTTTTGGAGGTTGTCTACAGTCCGAAACTCATGTCGATTGTCAGTATCTTTCCTGTGGACAATCCAGATGTCGATTTTTTTGAGCGGAGAAACGGCGCGGTTACTGTTAATATCGCCCCGTTAAGGCGGGAATGGGCTTATGGGAAAATTCCTAGGCTTATTCTTCTTTATTCACGTTCGTTGATTATGGAGCAGTCAGAAAAAGTTGATTTCGACAAGAAGACCATCGTCTTTGACGAGTCGTTCCGTTCTTTCTGTAAGCACGCCGGTCTGACATATTATGGCGGTTTAGCCAAAGACGTCGATGAGATGCTGAACCGTATGCTGAATACGACTATTCAGCTTAGGGGCTGGTTTGGCGCGAAGGAAGAACAAATACTCGCCGTGGGTAACTATCGGATTTTCGATTATGGCGAATTTCATTTCCACGATGGCGACTCTTCCGAGAAAACCTATATTAGGTTCTCCGACTTGCTTTGGCAGATTCTTACTGAAAATTGTGTTCCTTTGAGCAGAGAAATCGCCGCCCAATTAGGACGTTCTCCTAGGGCTTTGGATATTTACCAGTGGCTTGCCTATCGAACATATGCCTTGAAAAAGCCCGTCGTCGTTTCTTGGGAGAATCTTCGGAGTCAGTTCGATTCAGCGGATACGCCGATGTACTCTTTCAGACGGAGGTTTTGCAGGTCGTTGGAGAAGGTGTCGGACGCGTGGCCGGAGCTGGCGACTTCCGTTGGGGAAAAAGGATTGACGCTCTATCCCAGCAGAAGCTCCCTCACTTCGGGAAAAGGAAAGGAAAAGGCTCCCGAACAAGGAGCCGTCTCTTCCGCAAAGGAGTCCGTCATGACGGAAAACCCGTTCTAACAAAAAGCTTGGGGCACCGATTTTTTCGATGCCCCAAGCTTTTAATGTTGGAAAACGAGAGGGGAAAGAGCTATGCGACAACGTCGTTGTACATGGCGAAGTTTTGCGCGTCGGACATATCCCATGCTGTGAATTCGACTTCCTTCAAGGACTTGTCGTATCCGCAGTTTCGGAGCGCGTAACGTGCCGCCGCGTCGATGCCTTTGCCGTAGTGCCCGTCGGCTTCCGCCTTGTCACGGAGTTCGGCAATGCCATGCAAGGCCGCGCTGATAGCCATTCCGGCCATTTTCGTCACGTCATTGTCCGCGCTGATGGAGAACGGTTGCCAATCGCATGCGCCGCTTTTCTCGAACACCCAGAATTGCATAGCCACAGGCTTGCGTCTGGTGCGTTGGAATGCTTCCGCCGGACAGTTCGCAACCGCCTGACGGTAGAACGACGCCTGAATGTGATAACCGTATTCGATGACATGCTTGTGGAATTCCGTGGCGCTGGCACTGCTCGCGGTTTTCAAATCCACGAGATAGTCAACGCCGGTCGGAATCAAATCCGGTTTGGCCTTCAGTTCCAATCCGGTGTTGTCATCCGTCCACACGATGCACTGTTCGCATGTGCCTTTGCCGATGAGGTCGTACATGTCGGGACGGGAGTCGATGATGTTCTGCTTCATACGCTTCAACAGCTGCATATCCTTGTAGGACACGACGATGTTGCCCATCGCCTCCTGCGCTTCACGCCATTCCTTGTTGGCCTTGCTTTGGAACGTCTGCCCCTCGTCAAGGCATACGACATCGCTCGTGTTCAACAGGTAGGCGTGGAATGCGGTTCCGAACCTCATCGCGTCCGTCGGCGTATGGTCGCCTGACAGTCGGTCGTAGGCCCATTCCTTCGGGTTCTTCAGGAACGCTTTCAACTGGCTCTGGTCGAGCGCGTCCATGGCGAAGTATTCCTCGTCGGTCGCGTCTATGATTTCCGCTTGGCTCATGGAGGATTACTCCTCTTCGTCTCCGGTGATGGAAGTGTCTTCGCCTCGCGCTTCGGCGTCGGCCTTGACCGCGTCTTCGTCGGGCAGATGCACCTCGACCTTGTTGGTTTCGGCGTTCTGGAAGATAACAGGCTCCTCATAGTCGATGGGTTCGCCGGTCTGCGGGTCGAACTCCGGCTGGAGTTTCATGTTGTCAACGTAGTTGTAGGGGTTTCCGTCGGCTTCGGCCTGTGCCCGGTCGATTTCCTCCCACGCGTCCTGCCATGCGGTGTACTCCTCCGCATAACCCGGATATGGTTCGATGTGGCGAATCTCCCAGTCGAGGAATTGTTTATCGGTGATGGGCTGGGACGGTTCGAAACTGTTGGTCAGAGAGTCCGGAATCGGAACCGTATATGATGCTCGGTTCTTTTCCTCCTCCTCGTCGGTCATCGGTTCGTCGAATACTACTTCGGAGTGGCCGTAATCGGTTGCCATTTTGGTCTTCTTTCTGATTTGCGCGGACATTTCCAAATATTGGACGGTTTCCAACCACATGCCGTGTGGCATTTCAAGCGGGTTTTTCTCCCACCGTTTATATGTGCTTGTTGACACGTCCAGTACTTCGGCTGTTTCAGCCTGTGTTTTTCCCGCTTGTATTCGAAGGTTGCGTAATGAGATGTTTCCCATTTTTTAGACAACTCCTTTCCTACAAGTTTCAACCCAACTATAGCATTGGTTCACTTTTGAACCAAATCGTATGATTGAGTATGCTGATAATTGTTGAAATTCAAGGGGACACGCTTGATTTCACAATAGTTCAAATATGACCTATACTTGGACATGTCCACATAAAAGAACTGACTTCCTCCACTCATGTCAGAGCATGTTCAAACTGTTTCCCGAATGGAAAAGGTTCATGTCTGATATTGGTGTGAGAGGAAAACGAAAATAAAGGAGAAAGCCAAAAATGGCAGAGCAAGAGCAGTCCGTATCAGTGCCGTCCACGCTCGACGTGTTCCTCCCCCATATCACTCTTGGACGTTGCTCCCTCTTCGAGCCTTACGTTTTCAAGCAGAGCGACGATGACAAGAATAAGGACAAGACTCCAAGCAAGCCGTCCTACATGTTCCGCGCGATTCTCGACAAGCGTCGTGACAGTGCTGTCATCAAGAAGATTTCCGGCTATCAGAACGCATACATCAAGGAACTGAAAGCCAAGCGCATGTTCGACAAGCGTGCCGCAATCCACTTCGCTCTCGTTGACTGCGATAGCGAGGAGGTCGAGGACAAGGACACCGGCGAACTGATAATCATGTCCGAACGTGATTCCTCTCTGAGGGGCAAGTACATGCTTTCCGCCAAGTCTCGCGCAACCGAACCGCCGAGCGTAGGCTGGGTCGATGACAAGAACATCCTCCACCCCATGCCGAAACATTTCATCGTGAACGAGGAAGACCCCGATTCCGTTGAAGAATACGAACGCCGACTCGACTTCTGGAAAGACAAGGTGTATGCGGGACAGTATGCGAGTGCCGTGCTTCGTCTTTCCGGCTGGCATCAGGCCAAGATTGGTCAGGGTGTGACCGGTCGAATCAAGAGCGTTGTCATTATCGGCGGCGGTACTCCGGCTGGCATCATGTCCCTTGAGGACGCTTTCACCGAAGAGCAGATTGCTGAAATGGTCGCATGGCGTGACCAGATGGTGCCGGATTACGAGTCGGGCGACGACCCGTGGAACAAGCGTGTCAAGCTTCGTTCCGGTTCCGACGTTGACGATTATGCCGAGGATGACGATGTGGAGGAAGAGGAGGCTCCGAAGCCACGTCGCAAGGTCAAGCCGGTCAAGCCGGTCAAGCCGGAACCGGAAGAAGAGGACGACTACGAGTATGAGGAAGAGGCTCCGAAGCCGCGTCGTAAGACCAAGCCCGCCCGTAAGGTGAAGCCGGTCGAACCGGAAGAGGAATACGACGGTGAGGAGGAAGAGGAGGCTCCCGCTCCCCGACCGCGTAAGACCCGTAAGCCTGTCAAGGAAACGGTCGAAGACGATTACGACTCCGACTTTGACGAGGGTGCGGACACCGAATGGTGATTGATTTCAGTTAGCCAGAAAGCCCGGCCTACAAGATTTTCTTGCAGGCCGGGCTTTCTCTATCAAGAAAGACTACTGACTCTTTGAGGGGTTACGCCAATCATTCCCGCAATGTCTCTAACCGTCATTCCTTTTTTACGAAATACATCAATGGTCTGTCTGGTTAAATGAGAAGCTTTTTCTTGGGCTTCGTTGGCTTCGCTTCTTGCGTCCAACAGTTCCTTAAGCATCCTCTCGTCCTCTTCGCTTAGTTTTGGACGAATGTCTATTTCGTCAATTTCGTAGTCGAGCATTTTCGCCGCGTCTCGAACCATCTTGTCCACTTGGTCAAGACGGCGTGTTTGGGTGAAAAGACCGGGGATTTCCGGCACTTCGATTGCCCACCATCCCTCGGAACGTTGTGCGATGGCGGTGACCTTGTTGATTTTCATTTTATTTTCTCTCTGAAATATTTGATTATTGATTTTGCGGTGATTTCGTTTATCTCATTGTGACGTGGAATTGTCGTGGTTACGTTTTTGATAGTGACTTTAGTGTGGTTGCCTCCTTCTTTCCATTGGGCCGTGGCTCCTTTTTCTTTGGCGAGTTGATTGATTTTTCGCTCTAAGTCTTTTCTTTTCATATAATAAGTATATACCTATTTACTAAAATATTCAATAGGTATATACTTATTGTAGTCCTTTCCTTGATGGAACCCAAACGGTGGACATAATGTGGATATAACCCATCAGAACATCACGCCACTGTTGCCATCGCCACCCGTAGACGGTTGGGATGGTGTGGATGGTGTGGACGGAGCGGTCGGCGTGGATGGCGTGGGCTGCTGTTGCCTCGGAGCCGTATACTGCCGTTGCGGCGTATAAGTGTACGTGTATTGGCGTTGCGGCGTATACGTCTGCTGGGATTGCTGCTGCTGTTGCGCCTGAGCCTGAGCTTCCTCCTCGGCCTTCCTCTTGGCCTCCTCCTCCGCCTTCTTCGCATTATCCGCGTCGGTCTTGGCCTTGCTGACCTTGCCCACCACATCTTGCAGACTGGATACCGCCTTGTTGGCGTCGGACACATTGTCAGCCGTCACCTGCGTATCCTTCCACTGTTTGACGAGACTGTTCATGGTCTTCTTATCCGACGAATCTGGAGCGTCGCCAAGTTTTCCGGCTTGGTCGATGAGACTCTTCAACTTGTTGGACACGTCTACGCTCTTCGACTGCAACGCTTTCCGATACGCGTTGTCGGTCGCCTTGTATTGAGCGTTCAGCGCCTTCATTTTCTTGCCGATTGCCGCCTCGGTCATCGGATTTCCTTCCGTGGCCTTGCTGAGCTTGTCGCACTCCCCCAACGTGGTCTTGTCGTCCTTCACGAGACTGTTCTTGATTTCCTTAATCAGGTCTTTCGCGTCGGCCACACGCTTGTCCCAATTGTTTTGGGCTTTCGTGAGCGAATCCTGCTTCTTTTGGATTTCAACCTGCCGGGCCTTCTCGGCTTGGGCGTGAGTGTATGTCGAATAAGCGTAATAGCCACCACCGCATAGAAGCGCGATACCGGCCAGAATCACCACGACCATGATAATGATTTTACGGATTCTGCCACCATCGCCCTCACCGTCGGTGGCGCTTTCGGCTTCGGCATCATCCGCATAATCCGGCAGTCCGCCGTCGAATTGTTGCGACGGAAAACCGGAGGACTGTTCTACGGGCGTACTGTCGAACTGGTTTGCCTGTATACTATCATCCCAGAAACCGTCATCCTCCTGTTGTGGCGCGGATTGTTGTTGCTGTGGTGCCGACTGTTCCTGAACGTTGGAACCATCCTCCCACCATTGGCCTTCACCATGGTTGTTGAAGATGCTGTTTCGACGGTAGAAGTCATCATCCGGCTGGTTGGACTGTTCGCCGTTCTGCTGGTTTGCCGGTTCGGTGTCGGATTGGCTCACCGGCGTATTGTCGTACTGGTTTTCCTGTCCGCCGTCGAATGGGCTTGCCTGTCCGCCGTCATCCGGTTCAGGCTGTTGGACTGGAATCTCATCTCCCCAAATATCATCGTAGGCTACCGGAGCGGCGTTCTGTCCATACGGCGAATTGTCGTCACTGCTCCCCCATATATCCGGTTCGCTGGACGGCTGGCTTTCCGGCATACCGTTCAACTGGGTTGCTGTTCCGCCTGTGGGATTGTCTCCCCAAATATCCTGCTCACTGTCCGACTGGATTGCCTGTCCGCTGTTCGACTGTTGAACCGGCTGAACGTCGGATTCATCTCCCCAGAAGTCTTGTTCGCTGGCTTGCCTGTACGCCGTTTCACCATTCAACTGTTGGACTTGTCCGCCTGTGGGATTGTCTCCCCAGATATCCTGTTCGCCGTTCTGTTGGAACGCCTGAACGTCATCGGACTGTTGTTCAGGCATACTGGTCTGCTGTTGCGCCGGTTCGCCGGTATTCCAGAAATCATCATTTGACTGGTTTGCCGTTTCGCCGTTCGACTGTTGCGCCTGACCGTCGGCATACTGTTGTTCCGGCGAATCAACACTCCAAATATCCGCTTGACTGTCCTGCTGGCTGGCCGGATAATCGGATTGTTGCAGTTCCGCCTGTTGCGGTATGTCATCCATCCGCCAGATGGAATCCTGTTCCGCCTGTCCACCGTTCTGCCGGTTCGCCGTTTCGCTGTTCTGTCGCCCATCCGGATTGACGGTATTCTGTCCTACCGTGGAGGCATCGGACTGTTCCTGTATGTTCCACATGGAGAACGGGTCTATGTCATCTTCGGACTGCTGGTTTTCCGTTACATCGGTCTGCTGTTCTGCCGGTTCGCCGTAAAACTGTTGTTCCTGCTGGAAATCTGACTGCTCTTCCGTTCCAACAGCCGACTGTCCGACCGGCTCACTGTAGGGCTGCTCAGCCGGTACGCCGTTTTCGACGGGGGACTGTTCGACCGGCATACCGGAATCCTGTTCAACCGTTTCGCCTGTATCGGACGATGGGGAACCCCATGGGTCTTCCAGCAGACTGTCGATATCGATGGAATCCTCATCGACCGTACCATCATTCTGCTGGCTGACCGGTTTCACATCGACCGGCTCTACCGGTTGACTGTTGAAATGTGGAGGCGGCGTTGTGGAGGACTGGTTTTCACTATCGGACGGTACGGCGTCATTCCGTTCCGCCTGTCCACCGTTTCGCCTGTTCGACGTACCATCATCGTTCCGGGAAGACGATTCTCCACTCGACTGCTTCGCCGTCGCACTGTTTTTCTTCCTCACAGTCGAAGAGGTGTTCCGCTTCGCCGGAGACTTCTTTTTCCTGCTCGCCGGTTTAGCGGCGGACTGCTTCACCGGCATGTCGGACATGTCCATCAAAAGAGACTCATCCAACCGGTTGTTGCCAATCAGAAAATCATCCTGCTCAGACATACGCGAAACACCTCCAGACTATGATGAACAGACTCTCACAAGCCCTGCTGTGCGGACTCTTTGGCAAGACTACGGGCGGCGGCTACCGCGCTCACGTGGGGCACGTCAACTCCAGCCGCATACAGTTTGCTCGCATGGGCTGCGGCGGCGGCACCCTTCAACGGTTCGTCCCGGTCTGCCACGTCACGACCGTCTTCACCGAATCCGCCTTCGGTTTCCAACCGGCTGGGGGAGTGGCTGTCATCCTCGTACATGGCACCGTCGTCGGGTTTTTCTGCGGCGGCGGGCACGGCCACGATGATGTCATCCCAAGACCAGTGACCGGCCTCATCATTGCCTTTCGGAGGATTGTTCTCCAACATGTGCTCGCGGAGAATGTCGCTCCAGCTTTTCCCATGCTTGTGGTCATCCTCGTAGAAGCCCTTGTAGACGCATGCCTCCTGTCCGACGAGTTCAGCGATTCCGCAACCACGGGACACTCCAGCCTCGATAAGATAACTCGGCACAGTCGGGGCGTTCTTCGCATCATTCAGCACGGTGCCACGAACGGTATCGTTGACCTTGTCGCCCAACAGAATCTTCGACGGAAGATTGGTCCGGACACTCGGGTCGAGGCCATTCTGGCTGGTCGCGGACTGGGCCGCATACATGAAGAAGATGCCGCTGAAACGAACCGTCTGGCAGATTTTCAGCAACGCCATATAGTTCATCGCACGGATACCCTTCTCGTATTCGGCTTTGATACGGGTCGGATTATCCTTCGACAATCCCGGCGGAACGGTCAACGGTGCCGCCCATTGCGCAATCTCATCGCACACCAGCAGAATCGGCGGATACTGTTTACGGACATCCTCCGGCAGACCCCACCAATTCTCCTTGCCATACTGGTTGATGACATTCGCACGAACCGCGCTCAAGTCCAGAATGTGTTGCAAGGTGGCCGCGCAGGATTCCATGCTGTCGCAACCCCAACCATGGTCGATGACCCACGGACGGCACCATTTGAAATCGACGCTCTTGTACTTGTCGTCGCATACCGCGAGTTGGCATCCGGCTGATACTGCGGCATATACAAGACAGTTGATGACCACGCTCTTACCGCCATTGGAAGCGCCCGCGACCAGCACGCCGGAAGCGTCCTTCCAATCGTTGTACAGCAGGTCTCCCGTCTCACGTCCACGGTCTGGAAGCTTCATGCCAAAGTAGGCGTGGCGCAAATCGCTTTTCTTCCAGAACTCCTTCGGCGGGTTGATGACCGCAGGGAAGGTCGGCGGCACTCCCGGATATACGGTGATGACACCGTTCTCCGCGTCGGCTTTGAAGAACCAGCCTTCACCGCCGATAATCTCAACGGTCTCCTGAATCTTCGTATCATGCTTGGAGGGACGATACGTGGCCGCATTGCCTTTGATACGGATTTTCCAACCACCCTCAGCGGTTGGCGTCAGTCGGATGAGCCACGGATACTTCTGCAAGCCCAACGCCTCAGCGAACTGTTGGCGAATCGAAATGGTCTTATCGTCCATCAACTGCAACAGCACGACGCTCTTGGAACTGGTGCGCGGAATGAAATCGATTACCTTCCATGTCATGCCCGGCACATGTTTGATGGTCGGGTCTGTACTGTTGGCATAATTCAGTTCGATACGGGCGACGGTATCCTTCTGACGGGCTTCGCCCATACAGTCGGCGGCGTCGATTTCATCACCGTGCGCCATACCCTCCGTGAGAAGCTTCTGCATCTCCTTATCGTCTGTGGACATAGCCATCGGAGCGATGTAGGCGTAGAGTCCGTCCGGGCTGATGCTGTCGATGAGATAGCCTTCATATTTTTCAGGCTGGCGTGCGGCCTTCTCCTGAATTTTTCGGGTCAGACGCATCATATCGTCGGGATTGTGCGCGTCGAACCCTTCGGGGAACATTTTGGACAATCCGATTTTGATTTTCGGTCGTGTCTCAGGCATTGTGGTTTCCTCCTTCGAATGCGTGGGGTTGACTGATTGGTTTCAACGCTCCGAACCGGTCTTCGTAGAATCCTTGTCCGGGTAGCAGTTGGAAGCTGTGGTCGGCAAGACGGGTGATGAGATGGCTCGCCTGTTCCCTGTTGGATGGGAGTACATATTCTTCGATGGGGGAGTACCCCAAGTGGACGTGACCACTATGGGAGATGACGTTCTTCAAAAGGGAATGCTCCTCCATGGGGAACGTGGATGATACAAGCGCCAGATACACGCGCAGTCCGGAGATTCCGGTTTCGACTTCCCGTAGGCGTTCCTCGACGGCACGCAGATAATATCGGTCTTCGGTCTCCATGAGCGTGTCCAAGTCCTCGAAGACAAGCAGAAGCGGACGTGGGGTCGGGTCTCCTTCCACTCCATGCTTTTCGAGGCATGTTCCACGCCGTCTGATTTCAGCCACCGTCCGGTCAAGCACCTCCAACGTTTCGGCCTTTGCTTCATAGTCAACCTGACTGACGATGGGGGAGGGGAGCGGCTTGCCCTCGAAGTCGAAACGGATGACCGCATATTGTCCGGCCAAAGCTTGCAACATGATGGAATCCGCAAGCATGGTCTTGCCCGAACCATGATTGCCGCTGATGGTCAGCATGTTCTGATTGCCTTCTTCAGGCCGCCATTCGACCGGGAGGCCGTGAATATCATCACCTAGAATGAACGACATTTTTCTGGAATTCCCCTCCTTTGGGATTGTTGGAAAAGACGAGCCGGAAGAGCGGGATGATTACCATTCCTCTTCCTCCACGTCCTCGTCCTCGACGTTTTCGGAACCGTTGTTGGAAGTGAAGATTTCCTTGATGTCCTCCACGTCGAGCTTTGTGAACTGTTCCGCCGCTCGTGGCATGTACTGCTGGTAGTCGATGGGTTCCGGGTTCGGAATGTCGGCAACGAGCTTAGCCAGTTCGTCCTGACCGCCCGAATACCATGTCTGCACGGCCATCAGAGTGCCTTGCATGCTTTCGTACATTCCACGACCGACCGGGATTAGACCATCCTCGTTCTTCAACGACTTCTGGGTGCGGTTCGCTTCGGAGAGATTCTGGGCGCTGACCACGCCTGCGGGGGAGTCCATTCCCAAGAGAATACGTCCCAACGAACGGAAGAACGCGTTGCCGTTGTACTTCTTCATATCGTCCATCGTCAGACGTTGAGCGCCGAAAATGCATCGGATGCCAGCGGTACGACCCTGCACGATAATCTTGCTCAACGCGCTCATCGTCCTTGCGATGGATGCGTTCGTGGCGGACACGGCGGCATTGTCGTTGGCAATCTGCATGTCCTTCTGAGGATTCTGCGTGGTCTTGCCCGTCTCCTGCAAATACGAGTTGAACTCATCGAACAGGATGTTCAACGGTTTCAGATGCTTACGGTCTGCCTCTTCCACGTCATCCGGATTCAGTTCGAAGATGTTGCCCACGCCATACTTGTTGTTGATGCGCACGCGTTCGGCCATCTCCTCACGCGCCCAAGAAATCACAGCCTCCGTCTCGCGTAACTGGTACAGGCCGACGAACGCCAGAGCCTTCGGCTTCGCCCACTGGGTGAAATCGATGCAACCCTTCGACGGGTCGATGAGAATGATGTCCTCGCCTTTCAGCAAAGCCTCCGCAATGACAATCTGCGAAGCGGACGACTTGCCGCTACCGCTCTTACCGCTGATGAGCAGATGTGGCGTGGTCTTCGTATCCCAGTACACGGGATTGCCCAAATCGTCCACGCCAATCGGGAACTTGCGACGGTCGCACTTCTTCGCCGTCTCCCAATCCGCCATGACGCTTGTCGGGAAAGGACTCTTCTTCGCCAACACCATGGAGAAATCCGTGCCGTAGGCTTGGATGATTCGACCGTACGGATAATTCGCTTCGGTGAGGAACTTGCCGAGATTGTATTGCGGCTTGTCCAAATCCAATCCGCCCGGAATCTGGAATTTGGCGAGCAGGACTTCCTTGTTGTTCGGAAGCACGCCCAATGATTCGACGGTCGGCGTCTTGCCGGAACTGTCCTGAACTCCGGCAACACCCCAAGCGTCAGACAAGGCTAGTTGAATGAGTTCCTTTTGGGCGGCTCGAATCTTCCAATGGGCCACGCTGTCTGGGTCGGTGCCCAAATACGGGTTGGAGCACAGCCAGACGGTCGCACGGTCAGCCGACTGCCAATCCCAATACACTCGTTCGGAACCGACGGCGGCACTGATGTTCGCGCTTTTCCTGCGCACGTCGGCAACGGTTCCGCCACGACCTAAATGGAAGCCGATACGCCAGATGGCCGTGTCCTTGCCCATCTGCTGACAGGAGTCGATGACCACCTCCGCACGGGATGGCATCACGTCCATGAGCGCCTTGTAGATGAGCGCCTGAGCGTAACGACGGTATTCCGGACGGGAGCCGGTCAGACGGTCGATTCTCAAAGGGGTGTTGTCCGCCATGACCAGCGAGGTGATGCCGTTCTCCTCGATGAGTCCGACGAAATCCTTGGACGGGTCGAGACTCGATAGGTCGTAGCGCATGAAGTCGGACGTGCGGTCGGGTGCCGTCAGCATTTCCGGCATGAACGAAAGCGTCCAGCCTTCGCTCGTCTCTACAATCCTCTCCTCGTCGTAGTTGCAGACGGGAAGATTCAGCTTCGACCCGACGATATCCTGCCAAGCCTTCTGGTCACGTTTGAACCGGCGGGACAGTTCGATATACCGGTTGAACGACTTGCTTTGGGTCAGTCCATCCGGACGATACTTGTTGCCTTTGTCGTTCAGCTTCGTCTCGGGTTGGGCGGCGAGCATGAACGCATTCTCCAAATCGGAGAAGATAGGCATTTTGATGATGTCGGCGGGACTGAACGGGTTCGCCAACCATTCCAACCCCAACTGGGTGATAAGAGCACCACCACTGGGAGGATTGTGCAACAGCATCAGCCATGCCGCCTCTTCCTCATCGTCTGCGGCGGCGTCGATGACCTGAACGAGCGGCGGACGTTTATGCCATTCGTTCTGGGCGCAATAATCGTAGGCGATGTCGGCAACCAGTTGGGCGATTTTTGCTCCGACCTTCTTCTTGGTGATGTCGGGAATGCAGGACTCGTCCTTGCCGTATACGATTCGCACTAGGCTTGGGTCGAACTGCCAGCCGTTCTCCTTGATGGTTTTGGCGGCGAGCAGGGCTATGAAATTGTATCCGCTTGAGGTGGCGGAGGAGCGCAATGGTTCCACACCGGCCTTCAATACCTTCTCATTGCTTCTTGGAGCGTCATACTGGTCTTGCAAGCGGACTCGCATGACGTGCATCGGATTCTTGCGATGGCCGACCTTCTTGACTTGGGTGACGTAGGCTCCTCCCCACATCTTCGCCAAGTCGTCGCTTTTGACCCAACCGTCCAGCATGCGTTGCGCTTTTACAAGTTCACGCCAATACGCGGTCTGCTTCTTCTTGTCAAATTTCGTCACGAGCAACAGGAACAGAAGTGCGGGAAGACTGAGCGTCGTGGGAATATCCACGAACCCCAAATATGCGCAAGCTCCCAGTATAACAAGAAGAACAACAGTGGAGACGATAGCGATGGTCTTCTGCGACGGCTTGCCTTTTTGCAGGAAGGCGAACACGCTCACACCCTGATAGATATGCCGACGGTCTACAAGACGGTCACGCCAATGGATGACGCCCATGACCGACATGAAACCGAATATCATGTTGAACGGTATCGTCCACAATCCGCATCCACGACTGGCGTACAGGCCGACGAACCAGCCGACCCACCATGAGACCCTATGCACGGCAAGCCAGTCGGACTTGGACATGAGGTCTGTGAATGTCTCGGGGTTCTCATCGAACTCGTCGTCCTTTTCGGGACGGGAGTAAGGTTTCAGCCCGGAGAACATATCCTTCCAACGGTAGTAGACGTTGAGTTTCTTCGGGTCTATGGGGTCTGTCTTACGTGCGGGCGTCGGATAGGTGGCCGTGGTTCCTCCTACGAGGATTCCCAGCCAGATGAACGGCATGAGCGGAAGTCTCAGTAAAGCCCAGAGGATTACGCCGATGATGATTATGAGTCCACACCAGAAGCCGCTCCAGATATGGGTCGGCTCTTTGCTCCTACTGCGGCTTCGTCCACCGCGATTCTGTGCCATCGAGGACTCCATTCATTATCTGTTTTTGAATGTCGGAAATCTATTAACGACACTAATGGACTGTTTGTTGTAAACCTTTTGAAAACAGGAAAATTGTTTGGGGGAGTTTGGGGTTGGTTGGGGTGTTTTCTTGGCGTGTCGTCGTCTTGGGTGGCGAGTTATTGTAGAAAGTTTAGGTTCGTGCTATACTGAGATTGTCCACAAAAAAAAAGAGTCGCCATAAGGAAACAAATTATGACCTAAAGAAAAAGGAGAAAACAAAATGGCAACGCTACTTATCTCGATTGGCACGTTCATCGTCTACTCGATTTGCGTCATCGTCCTCGCAATCGGAGGACTGTCCATGACCAGTGCAGGACAGACGTTCGAAACGATGTTCAACAACTTCTTCGGAACAGTCATCCCCTCAATCGCCGTCGGAGCATTCGACATCTTCACGTTCCTCATCTTCGTTGCCATCCTCCAAACCATCATCTGGTGCTTCCGAATCGAATTCCATGAGGGCAAACTGCGTGATATCCCCATCGACTGCGTGCTCATGGCAATCGTTCCAATGCTCTACGTTCACTGGAACCCCGGAGATAATTTCTGCCTCCTGCTCGCACTTATCGGATACCTCATCCCCACGGGTGTCATGTGGATGAACACCATCCTGCTTCGCCTCGGAAAGAACGGGTTGGATGGAAGGGAATCCCAGTACAAGAAGGCCGACGGCAGGGCTGCTCGCTAAGATTCTTCTAGATGTTCGAACACCCGTCCGAACTTCCTAGCAAAAGGCTGAACTCATGTCCCACAACAAAAAAACCATCACCATAATCACAGCAGTCGTCCTAGTGTTGGCGCTCGTCATCGGATGGTGCGCATGGCGCAAGCACGTCACGTCCACCAAAGAGACCCAAGCCAGTGCCAACACCAGCTCCTCCAACTCCACCAACAAGGCCAAAAAGAAGACCCCAGTCTTGTCCGACAAACAAAAGGAACAGAACAAGACCATCGCCCTCCAAATGGAAAAAGACATGCGCAATTGGGGAGTGGACTCGCTCGCAGACCCACACCAGTGGACCAAACAGCCAGCCGACCAAGTATTGTCCGCATTAAGAACACCAGACAATATCGAGACTCCGGCGGACATGCCCATCTCCATGAAAATCAATCAAGGATGGGGAAGCAACGCCCCCTCCTACGTGTGCAACACCTCCGACTACCAGTCCTTATGCGACACCATGCCCACCTCCCAAGCATGGTGGAAGAACGAAGTATGGGGCACCGGAACCAGATGGGTCAAAGACCCGACGGCCACAGTGCTCGAAAACGGCAAGGTAAGAGTCAAAGGCAAGGTTCGTTCCATCCTCGTCACTAGCGGCGACACTTATTCTATGGGCGGCTACAATGCGCTCACTCCGGCATGGCGGGATTATCAGATTAACGACATACTCACCATCAAAAACGGAAAGGTCTCCGACATCGAATATGTAGGAAACCAGAACTGGTGGATTAACCCGTTCCTGACCGCATGGACTCCCGACAGGGTTGCCGACAGTATCGGTGAGGACAACAGAATCGCCATTCCAGTTTCAGGCGCATTAAATTGGAATGGTATGAATCCAACCGGCATCACCCGCGTGCTGAACGCGCCCACCAGCATGGGAGGCATGGATGGAAAAGTCGATTGGAGCATGTGGGACGATTTGATTCAGGCCGGAAACACAGCCAACGGCCAGCAACAGGCACCAGACCTTGACCCGGCGAAGGACGCGGCCACCATTCACGACAGGGAATAGTGCCTTACTTAAGCAAAAAGAGAAGGAATCTACATCCCTTCTCTTTTTTTATGTGTTGCGCCGTAAAACCTCCGACTTCAGTCAGGGGAGGAAGCCAAAACTCACACTACTTTTTCCAGTTGGAATTACGGAAGAATTGGCAGTCAGTGCTGGAAAGCTGGGATTTCGTCAGCCATCGAGAACCATAGGAGGAGAACGACGCGGAACCATCACGGTTGCCTTCACTGATACGAATTTTCCAACCGGACGGGTCGGAGGACACTTCCTCAACCACGGCCACGTGACCACAATCACCACCACCGGCGAACGGGCTACCACGACCTGATATACCGTCACCGGGTTTAGGGTTCCCATCGACCGTCCAACCGGATTGGCCTTTCAGATTGTTGGCGATGTCACCACCGTTACCCATAACCCAAGACCAGCCTTCGTTGCCGTGAATCATGGCAAGACGGTTCCATGCATACCAGACGCACTGATGACCATATTCCAAATGCGGGTAGAACACACCAGCGTCGGACGCGCTACAAATCTTCTGATTGCCCGAACACATCCAAGAAAAGTCCCCATCCTTGGTAGGCGCACCGCCGACGGAACCATACGAAGTACTACCGCTATCGTCACTCACAGGGCACGTGGTGTTCGCGTCGGAATCGTCTGAGGAACCGCTTGAGGAACCACCCGTGTCAGCCGGGGGAGCGGAATCAAACTGCACTTCTGACGATGGTGGGAACTTGTTTGTCTGCTTGATGTAAGCAATGAACTGTTGGGTCACACCCCAAACGGTCGAGACGTAATTATTGTCCGTGGCATATCCGGCATTCTTTAACTCCTGAATATACGCGTGTGGGTCGGTACGCTTCTGCAATGCCGTCGCATAACGGGAATTCTCGGTGATGAACTTGCCATAACCGGCGAAACCATCCTCGTCGGAATCGTAGACCGCGAAATCACCGGTCGTGTCATAGCATCCACCTTGATTGCATTCCTTGGTGGCAAGCTTGACCGACTTTTGACCATTGACCGCCTTGATGCCAAAGAAGTTATGATATTTGGTCGTCAGACTGGAAGCGCCCCAAGCGCTTTCCACTGCGGACTGTCCAAGAATCGCCTCATATGGGATACCGTACTTCTTGCCGATATCGAAAGCGGCCTGACCATACTTATCCGTATATGCTTGAACGGAATTGGTTACTGTCACATTGGCCGACGCGGTATCGGTGGTTCCGTCCGTATCGTCGGATTGCGTGCAACATTGGGAACTGTCATCATCGGAATCCCCACTCTTGCCGTTGAAGGAGATGTCGTTCAATCCTTTGTCGTAATAGTTCTTGGCTACCTGTTTTCGGCTATCCTCATTACGGGAAGCCCAATTTGGCCTTTCCCATCCGGCCATCCATGCGACTGCGGCCACTTCCGGGTCGCTGGCGTCATGCCAAGTATCGTACAGGCTGTCGTTCTTGACGGTTATCTCGGCCTTGGCTTCCGACAAGTAATGATTGTTGAAGGAGCTTTTCGCGGTTGCCACAAGCATTTTTATCTGCCCGTCTTCATCCGAGTCGGGGGTATCCTTCAAACCGTTGGCGTCCATCCATGTGCGGATTTTGCTTCGGGGGTCCCATTGTCCCAAACCGTAGGCATTGCCACTGCCACTCCTGTCCGCTACGAAACCGGATTCGGCATACACATTGCCCAATACTCCAGCCGTGGCCGCTTTGGAGAATCCCGCTGACGCGAACGCCTTGGCGATTTTGATTGCTACATCATTGGTTTTGAAATCAGAAGATGAATTGGAGCTACTGGAGTCCGAAGAGGAGGAGTCGGAGGAGCTGGACGCGGAAGAGTTGGAAAGACGATAGTAGGAAGTGTATTTACCGCCACCGTAATCCAACGGGACTTCCGACACTTCGTCTCCTTTGCTGTCACCATCCTTGCCATCGGTGTCCTCGTGAGCGCCAACGGTCTTATTGTCCCCGATATAGATTTCCGTGTGGCCGTCCCGCCATACCACGTCACCTTTCTGGAGCTTGTCTGCGGAACCATCGAAGTCGGTTTTGGTGAAACCGGCCTTGCTCATTGGGTCGTCCATACTGGACGTGTTGAACGGAGAGTCACCCAGATTCTTGACGCCACCCTTCGTCAACGCGTAGTAGACGAAACTGGAACAGTCAACATCAGGGTTAAGCTTTCGTTTCGACTGGCTGTAGCCGATTTTGCCATCCTTAGCCATTTCCTCGGCCTTGGCTATGTACTTGTCTATGAGACTGTTCCCACTGTCCGAACTGCTTTGGGCAGAGGTCTTCTTGCACCCGTTGGAGCGAATGGACATCATGGTCGTATCAGACACGGTACTCATACTGGTCACGCCGACCGTTATCATCATGTCGAAGAGGAGTAGGCCAGCCATCCCCATCGCCGCCATTTTTCCAAAACTTTGCACTGTACCCGCCTTACAAAAAACTTGGAAGAGATTTTTGCCATCTCTTCCAAGTTAACAGAATTTTTTAGGTAAGTGGAGGGAAATCAGTGGAATGGTTCAAACGGGATACTGAACACCATATCGTAAAGGTCTTCCACATCACCCGCCGCAGTCTGCGCGTCGGATAGAATCTGTTGCGGTTCCCGCTCCTCCCCCCAAAGGTCGAACAGGTTCACGACCATATCGACTTCCTTCTCGCTTTTACTGTTGATTGCGAACCCCAATAGTCGGCCACAATTAAGGTCGGACAATGGTTTGCTGATTTCCTTAGACCATTCGCACGCGGTTTTCCACGCGTCATCATCCATCGTATAATCCCCGTCCACACCATAAGTGAGAAGGTCTCCCTCGGAGCTTTCCTGAGCGATGTCATGGATGACGAACATGTATTCGATGGCTAGAAGATATTCGTCCAAGCTCATTTCGTCCACGTTCCAATCATGGTTCGTCGGGAAATGCAGATACGGGTAACGGTTCACTGTCTCATTGCCGATTTTGTCACCCTCATGGAGCAGTGCCATGGGGAGTGTGAAGATAGGTGACAGGTAGACTCTTCCAGCGATTCCACCATACTGGTCGTTCTCCGGAATGGCGATAATCTGCTTCATCGAATTGATAATACGATTCACATACTTGGTTGGCCGTTCCAACAGCAACGGTCTTCCACTGGAGAAACCTTGGAAAGACATCACATCATATTTTTCAACGACCGGCGTGGTGTCGAACGTCGGCGGAGACAATGGTGTGATGTTCTGCTCATCCTCCGTCTTATGGGGCGTCGGACGGTTCTCTCCGAAGAAATCCTTGTAGCTCACTGTTCTTGTCCTTCCTGCGTTTCTGACGCTTGCATTGCTTTCTTCTTCTCCTCTTCACGGCGAATCTTATCGGTTGCGGTCGTGGAGATTTCCTTCAACAGGTCTGGCGGAATGATGACTTCGACGGGTACCGGCTGTTTGCTGGAATCCTTAAAGTAGGCGACGGCACCACGAATGGTCTTGTCCTTGCCGGTCTCCTTGTCCTTGATACGCAGACGCCTCATGCCAGCCCAGTTCGGCTCATCGTTCTCCTTCGTATCACCCATGCTCATACGGGAGCGGATACGATTGCCGGAATCCTCAATCTGCAACAGTCGCAAAGCGTCACGGGCAGGAGAATCCTGAATCGGGTCGTCCAAAGCCAGCAGGAACGCTCGGCCGATACCGCCGGTCATGCCAGCGTTGATGAACTCCTTGACCTTCTGGGAGGCGAACACCGGGGTGAACCGGCGGGAACGTGCGGTACGCATCCACTCGTTCACCTTGGCGGCACCCTTGTCCTCGCCTAGGATTGCCCAAGCCTCATCGATGCCGACCATTCCGTCTCGTTCGCTTACTGCGGCACCCGCGCCGAACACAATCATACGAAGCACCCAACGTTGGATACGTCCTGTAACGGTGTTCTCGGCTCCCGGTTCCGGAATCATGGAACGGTCGCCAGCGTTGATAAGGGTAAGGTTCTGACTGACACGCAAAGGGGCCACGTTATCGTTCGTACCGAAGATAAGACGCAACGACTGGTTCGTGTTGACGCTCATCGTAATCAGTTTGAACACGTCCAACGTGTCCGGATACAAGTTGTATTGCGAAGGGTCTTTCCCCGCTTGCTGGAGAGCACGGAAGTCGGTAGCCGCCTTGTATAGGATGGTCCCGCAACAGCGGCCACCCTTCTTGTAACCGTAATCCAGCATGGCCTTGACGGTAAGCTCATAGGAGGTGTCGCCGTCAGGTTTCAGAATATCGGAAATCATGATAGCGGCCATATCCTTGGCCTCTTCCTCGCTTCGGAGCACATTGTACGGGTCGAATGTTCCGTCAGCGATGTCGGAATCCATTCGGAGCACTGTTCCGTTACGGGACAGGACGGCATCCTCGAAGTCGTTGCCTTCCTTCGGATTGACGAGAATACAAGGCGTTTTGCCCTTGCCGCTACGGGAGTCAATCAGCATCCACTGGAGGAACAGGCTCACCAACAGCATGGACTTTCCGGAACCGGTCTCGCCAATGACCAGAATGCCCGGTCGCGTGTCCTTGTCCTGCACGGTGGTAGTGCCCACGTAAACGGGTTGCCGGTTCGCTTCGGTCAATCCGACCAACGCGCCCGTATCGTCACCGGCCTTGGCGAAACTACTCACGCCGCCACCAGCCACGCAGGTCGCAGACCAGTGAATCTCATACGGTGTCATACGCACCGGAGAACAGGCTTGCATGCTTTTGAACGCCATCAACTGTTCGTTGGCCGTGGTCAGATTCGTGAACTCGAAATTCTGGATGTTCTGCAACGAGTCCACAGCCATCTGAGCGTTACCTGCCACACAGGTGGCGACACTCAAATCGATGATACTCGGCGGCATTTCGGGAGAATTGTAAATGGCCTTCTTATAGTCCAGACGATATTTCAAATCGGTCATATCGGCGGAAGCCTCACGGCCATGCTGATAACGTTCCTTGATGTTCTCGTCAATCGTGCGGGCGTTACGGCGAATCGTGTCAGCCGTTACCTTGCCGGGTTCGACCTTGCCGCGAATGGACGTTCCGACGGCGTTCGCGCCACCGGCTGTGGCGACTTCCATCAGTTTCGCAATCCACAGGTTGGACGGGTCGGTGATGTCCGATTGTGCGAACTGGGTTGTTCGGGCGAAGCAGATGGACGCCGGATACTCGCTGTCGATGTTCCACTGGTCGCAGTCGATTCCCTCATCGTATAGTCGTTTCGCGTTCTGGCAGACCTTACTGTTCGGGAAGAAATGCAGGTGGTCGTTCTCGGCAATGATGGGAAGGGCTGACGCGGACGCGCGGCTCACCCACCATGTCTCCATCATTGCGACCAGCTGTTCTCGTTCGCTTTCCTCCATGACGGTGAAAGGTATGAGACCGGCGTTCAGCATGATGCGTTCGATACGATGCGCGTCCGGCAGATACTCCTCGAACATGGCGTAACCGTTCGCCATGGAAAAGCTAAGCTGATTGAACTTCGTGGTGACTTTTCGTAGAAGCGACTGTTTACGGCCTTTCCTACCGGCTTCGCCACCCAGTTTCAACGGGACTCCGATAACGGCGAACTGCTTGCACACGTTCAGATTACGGTAATAGTAAGCCTGATAGCTTTTTAAATCATCCTGCTGCATGACCGGCGGACGGTAGGGGATAGGCATGGAACCGGTCAGCAGGTGGAATTCCCTGTATTCGCTTTTCAGAATGTCACGATATCTCATGCCAGCCACGCTGACCTCACCGGCCAACCCGTCGAAGAACGCCATGAAACTCTGTTCGGCTTCCTTGCGTTTCGAATCACCGGCACCGTCCAACAGTGCGCTCGTCCAAGGAATCTTCGCATACAGCCATACAGTCCTGTCCGGCGTGGCCGCTCGAAGCAGACCGTATTCGCTGCCGGGACTAATGAAGCTTTCCGGACGATAGAAACCGTCTCTTGCCATTTCGGGTCAATCGCTTTCGATTTTGTGGAATTTTTTCTACATTGCTGGTTTCGACTCTAACGGCTCCAAGTGTTATAAACCTTCTAAAAACGGAAAAATCCCTCCTCTGGAATGGATGTTTGAGGAGGGATTTTTGAAAACGTGATGGGTGTCAAAGCTAGGGAACGGCTGCGTGATTATCTCCGCGAAAACGTCCGTAGCCCCATACCCGATACCTGAATGATGCCGACGTCACTTGAAACTTACTTGAATGTCTAAAAATTATGATAATCAGCAGTTTTTTTCATCAATTGATGTAATTTTTACCACGGTAAAAAATTACATCAATTAGAATCATGACCTTTCCAATGGCACCGGAGCCATGCTTTCGAGAAGATTCATGTTGAGCGATTGTTTGACACTCCCGTGGTTTCAACCACGGGAGTGTCAATTCAGTCGTCCAAACCGAAGAACTCCACGGGGTCGAAATCGGCGCTCATATATTTTCCGGGATTGTCGTCTTCGAGCTTGGCCGGTTTGAATGGCTTGTCGATGGGTTTCTCACCTTTTTGCTTCAGCCCGGAATAAGCCAACTGTCTCACGTACTTATCCGAATCGTGGGACAGTTTCTTCAACGTTTCGACGGACGTGTTCGAGTTCGTCGCGATAGCACGCTTCACATGGGGACTCCACTGGTCGGACATATAGTCCAATGTTTCCGTCGAAGTATTCGGATTACCGGCGACGTTGATGCGGGTCTGAGTCCAACCGTCATCGGCCAGAACGTTCAATGTTTCCGGCGAGGCATGGGGATTGAACGCCACCTGCTCACGAACCGCATTGTCGGCGTTAAGCGCCAACTGTTGCAAATCCTCCTGAGACGTATTCTCGTGTTCCGCGACGTTCCGTTGGGTCTCATAATCGTCCACGCGGAGACATTCGTGAAGAGTATCGGCGTCGGCTTGCCAATTGTCGGACGCGGCACGGGTTATTTTCGTCATATCATCGGTCACGGCACCATCCAGTTGAGGGGTCGGTTCCAAAGCGTCATCCACGGCTTTCCTAATCTGCCCGGAATTCAAATCCGAACGTTTCAACGCTTCCGCACGGACGATGGCCTCATCATCGTTCAACAGTCGTTCCGTAGCGTTCTTCGGAGTATGTGGATTGCCAGCCACGGCACCACGAACCTTCCAAGACTCGTCGGACGAGAGCACATCCAATGTGCGGGCGTCATCCGTGTTGCGTGCTACCGCATTACGGATTTGGGGATTGTAGTCGAACCGGCATACGCTCAACGCGGTATCATCAGCACCACGTTCGATTGCCGTGCAACGAACCTTGGAATCATATCTGACCAACTGTTGCTCGTAATTATACCGGTTCTCCCTCGCGTCCTTCGGTGGTTCGCCGTTCGCATTCGGATAGGTCTCATTCTCCTCGAATGGATGGTTGAACCCGTATTCGGTAGTGGCGAGATTGTTCAGCACGGCGGTAGGTGTCCTATCATCCAAGGCCATGTTCTCCAAATCGACCATGCTGGTCTTGGAGACCACGTCTTCAATCGAAGCGCCGCCATGCTCCTTGACCCATTTGCCCAGCGGGTCTCTTGCTTGTAAAGGATTGTACATTCCTCCTCCAATTTCTTTTAGTATTCGAATTGGATATCGTCGTATCCGCTATCGTCGTTGAAATCGACTCCTGCGTATTCGTCCGAAAGCCTTTGACTCTCACGGCAATGTTCAAGATTCATGACGGCCCTACGGCTGACTTTCTCGTCCTTGTCTTCGCTTAGCGTCTCCAACGTGTGAAGGCTGGTGTTCGGATTGCCCGCCACATGAAGTCTCGTCTCTGAGTCCTTCGACTGGGAGAGCCTGTCGAGCCTGTCCGGCACCGTGCAGTGTTCCGCCATGGGGCGGGTGCTGATGGTGTTGGTCATGTCGAAACGGTTCAGTATGCCCTGCGCCGACGAATCGTAGCCTAGCTTATGGAGTTTTTCGCACTGCTCGGACGAGGCGTGGTAGAGGAACTGGTCGGCCAATTTCGTCTCCGCGTCGATAGCCATGGCGGGGCATTTCATCCTGCCTTTGCTAAGGGGGAAGGTGGTTCCCGCCCTGCCGTCCGTCCATTCGCTGTGACCGGCCTCGAAGATTTGCAAGGCTGCGTCGTAGTCGCCGTTCCTAGCCGCCTCCGCGGCTATCTCTGACGTGTACGCGTCGCAGACATGCAGTTTCTCGTTGGTCTCGATATAGTCGTTGTAACCGTCCTGCCCCGGTAACGGCATGGGGTCTCTCACATCGTCGTAGTCCATAAGCTCTTCGAGCCTCAGTGTTTGATGGTATCTGTTCTGCCCGAGCAGGGCGCTGGGATTACCGTAATCGCCTTTCTTGCAGTATTCCAGCGAACGGTTCCGGCACCATGCCATGAGAGCGTAGTCGGCAATGTCCTTGTCGGCATCGCCTTCGAGCCGTTCCAGAGTGTTGGTCGGGGTGTTGTGGTTGAGGGCCACGGCACGTTTCACATAGAAGTTGTCATCGTCCGCCATCATGTCGAGCGTCTTGCCGTCCAGTTTTGGATTGGACGCGACTGCCGTGCGCTCCCTCACGTCGTCGCTGTACTTGAACGAGTCAAGCGTCTCGTCGCTGATGTTCGGGTTCATCAGCGCCTCCAGCCGGTTGTCCTCGTCTTTGCCGGTCTTGGCTATCTGGTCAATTACCGCTGTCGGCGTGTTTTTGGTATCGACAGCCGCCCCATGCTCTTCCGCATAGTTGAGATTTTTGACATTATCGGCAAGACTCGCCTTCGGATTGCCACCATGCGCTTTCATCCACTTGCCTAGCGGGTCGCGTGGTTCTGAAGGATTGTATGTCATAGAAGAAAACCTCCTTTTCGCTGTAAACAACCTTACGCGAAAGGGAGGTTCTATTCTTGCTGTTTGGGTAAAAATCAGGCTCCGGCTTGGGTGGTGTCTTTTTTGACTATGGACACGTATTCGTTTACCAGTTTCTTGAGTTCAGGATTCTGGTCGAGACGGATTTCCACTCCAAGCTTGGCGTTCTTGTAGAACGCATAGTTTTCCTTGGCGGCGATGGAAAGGCTGAAATCCTCAACCTTCCAATTGTCGCCTGTCCCACGGTCCAGACTAAGGAACATGGCTCGGGCGAACCATTCCCTGCCGGTCGTATCCTTGACTGTAATCATGGGCTGAATCTTATGGGTGACATCTGCCGTGAGACGTTTGCCCGGCACGATGATTTTAGGCATCTTCCTTACCTTCCTCCTTATACACGAACATGACGTTCATGTGACTGTTCTTCAAGGCCGCATCCAATGGTGTTTTGCTACGAGCGCGATGACGGTATGCTTCGATATACCATTTTTCAAACGGGAAGTCGTCTCCGCTTTTGATGTTCTTGACCTTCACCCAGCGGGACGCGGTTTTCGCCCGCAGTGCGGTCGGGGCGGTGTAGCCGTCACGGTCGTCCATACCGTACTTGTAGTCCTCTCCGGACTCGTACAGTTTGCCGATGAGATATCTGCCGTCGGTGCGCCAGAGGATGAACTGGGAGCAGGTGTCGAGCGAGCGGACTGCAACGATGCTGTCGAACGGGATGATGGCTTTGCCATCGTTCTGTTCCGCATGGTTGATGATTTCATCCATCATGCTTTCCGCCTGTCGCCAGTTGTAGCGGATGATGGTGTCTTCGTCGGGTTTGACGCTGGCTTTTCCAATGAGGTCTGATTCCGAACTGATGCGCATGAATACTGCGCGTCTGTCCATGAGTGTTTCGGTCATGGTGTTATCCTTACTCTTATGTGACTACTTCCAGTATAGGGTGTTTTTGCGAATGTGTCCAATACTGGAATCAGTCACACCTCACGTAGTCGAATACGGGTAAGTCCCGAACGTCGGGAAGTGGTAGCGGACTTGCGTTTGCCATCGGCGTCGGCCATGGTCAGCATGGGTACCTTGCGTTCGAACACCAAGGACAACGGTTTGCCCTTGTCTTTACCTGCGGCGAGTTCATACAGGTCTGGGTTGAAGCCTTCCAATGGTCTCAGGTTGTCCAACGCTATCCAGTATTTGGCTGGTTCTTTAGACCATGGTTTGGGGCATTGGTAGAAGCTTCCTTCGTCCCATGTCCTTGGATTGTATGGGCTTCCGAAGCCAGTCACTTCGCCTATGAGCATGAGGTCTTCGTCGTGCGCGTACAGGATTACCTGCTCCACGTTTTTCATGACGCCTATGATTCCGCATTTCCATAGGACGTGGTTGTCGTGTTCTTTGCTGAATCGGAGATATTCCTGCATCACGGTGTGTGGTTGGAAGTATACGCGGCCTTGTCGGGGTGCGTATCCGATTCGTATCATCAGGATTTCTTTTGAGTGTGTTGTACCAGTCATGCTCCCATATTACCATATGTGGACAATTCCAATATAACGTGTAGCACGTTAGGGGGTAGTCTAAACTCAGTGCGCGTCACCCTTCTTCGACTTACCGGACTTGCGAGAAGCCGTGAACCTCCCCGACCTTACTGTCGGGGCTTCCGTGCTTTCCGCAGAGATGATTGCTTCCGGCACGGCTACATGACCTCATACGAGGTCACGCCCCGGTTCCGGGGATTACTCCATGCTCACGTCGTTCTTCCGGTTGGAAGATTGGCGTGGCCCGGAGATATTTGACATGAACCGTTTTGTTCGTGTCCATCGGCTGGTAGGAGCCGTTTTTCGCGCGAATCAGAATGTTGATTGCGCCCACCGCGTCACGGTTGCAGGTGAAACCGCAGTTGCGGCAGTGGTATCCACGCCCATTGGGGTGGTTGCGTGTTTGGCACGCGGGGCAGGTCTTGGATGACCAAGATTCGTCGATATGCTCGATTGTCATGCTGGTCTTATGGGCAAGCAGACTCTCCTGTCGTCCACGAGACCATTGCGATAGGCGTCTGCGTTGGTCCTTCCGGTTCCTGACGCGGCGGGTCTCGTTTTTGCGGGTGTTTTGTTCGATGCCGCGAACGTCCCCGGCTACGATTCGCCCCGCATCGTGTTCCTGAATGAAGTCGGAGACCTTGCGGGTGGTCTGATGGTCGGCGTTACGTAGGGCGTCGGAGGTTTTCGCTTCGATTCGTCTGCGTTTCGCGTCGAGTTTGCGCCACCGTTTCGAACCTTTGACGCAACGGGACAGTCTCTCCTGAAGGCTGGCGATTCTTGTGTTGCGGTAATGTTTGACGGCTCTCGCGTGACGTCCGTTGACGACCAGTATTTCGTAGGCGTCGTCGGTTTCGATGGCGACGGCCATCGGATTGATGATGCCCTCGTCGATGGCGGCGACGTTGCTCGGGTCGCCTTGCGGCGGTCGGCTTGTGGGAACGCTGACGTGAAGGCTCCATTGGCGTTTGTTGCGGTCCCAGCACAGGCGCATGGCTCCCCACCGTTCGACCGGTACGGGAGCGTTCGTTTTCGGGTCGGAGATGTTCGGCATGCGTACAAGTATTCGCTTATGGTTTCTGCCGAAATTCAGTGCGATATGTTTGCCATCGTTGGCGGGACGCCATCCGTATCCTGCGGTGAAGTCCAATGGACGATAGTTCTTCGCCCTGTGCGGGGCGTGCGCGTCCATATTGCCTTGGCGACGGTTCTCCCTGTAAGTCGCTACCGCGTCGTTCATTCCGTCCAACACGCCTTGAATGGTGTGCGCGTGCAGTCCGTCACGCAGGTCGGGGCGTTTCTCGTACAGGCGATGCCGCAGTTCCTTGTCGGATGGGTCACTCCCATGTTCGCCCCAATATGCGCGGGTTTCGGCTAACAGGAAGTTCCATAGCAATGCGGCCTTGTGGCACGCCTCATGCGCCCTGCGATGGTCGGCACCGGACAGGCGGACGGGTATGACGGCGACCCGCCATGTCTCGTCGTCCTGTGTTCTGGTGCTGCGTCTCATACACCCCACTATATCACATGGTCTATAATTATGGTTATGGCTGAAAACACTCATGATTGGCGTACCGGCAGACATGTGGTCTACGAATTGCATGCGCATATCGTGTTCGTCACGAAATACCGGCGCAAAGTGATGACCCCACGGGTCACAAAACTCTTGGAGGACACGTTCCGAGAGGTCTGCGAACGTTTCGAATGCGAATTGGAGGAGTTCGAGACCGACAATGACCACGCCCACCTGCTCGTCGCCTATACACCAAAAACGCAACTCAGCACGCTCGTAATGAGCCTTAAGACCAATGGCAGCAAACGCGTCCGGGAACAGGACTGGCCCGAGGTCAGACAAGCGTTATGGGGGGACCACTTCTGGTCGCCAAGCTACTGCGTGGTCAGCTGCGGCGGCGCACCTCTGGAAATCGTAAGGAAATACATACGTGACCAGCAGAAACCGAATCGCAAATACCGAAGAAAAACAAACGGGTGACGGCCTAGACCCCTCCCTTACGGAAGGGGAATGCGGCCTAAAATCCGTTCAAAACGGCGGCAAACATACGAGCATCGTCCATCACGGAAGAATCCTCAGATTTTTAGAAAAGTTCCTTCGGGGGGTTCTATGCCAGCTTGCTCATACGTGACATCCCCTGCAAGGAACTCAAACAGAAAATCCAAAGCCGCCAGCAGGGCCTCGATAATCACCACGACGGACGGAATGGCCAGAAGCCCGACCGCATACGTTCCAAATACGAGATGAAGCAACACAATCGCCAGCAACGTGAACACGAACACCGCCAGCAACAGGCTGAAACCCCGATGGAAGGCTTTCAACAATTCGGCTTCGATTCTACGAAACCTTAATCTCGTTTTCTCCGACATGCTTTTCTTGCCTCCAATCGTCCACCGACAGGAGAAACAACGCCAGTGGAAACACGACTAGAAACAGTATGCCGCACACAACGAAGGGCAAACCCCAATACCAAGAAAATCGTTTCAGCAGAAAAGAACCGACAAGCCCCAACAGGGACACCATTCCGGACAGCGAGTACAGACCCAGACCATACCGGAACATAGCATAGGACACTCGCTCAAGGAACGTTTCGTTCTCCTCCTTCATGTCAGCGCTCCTTTCCGGTCGGATTCCAAACGCCATCGGACTTGTCCAGCTTCACAAGTCCCCGGGCTTGCAGACGGTAGGCAATTCGATTCTGCGATTCGGTCAGCTCCTTATCCTGCCAGACAGCGGACAGAATAGTTTGCTCTTCGTCGGTCAGCATGGACTCCAATAGTTGGATTCGACGCTCCAATGTCTTCTTGGCGCGGGTGTAACCGGACTGGTGGTCGCAAGCGAGTTCGGCCATGCCCTTCCAGAATCCTCGCATATTCTGCCAGTTGAGCCGGGCGAGCTTCCTCAGCATATGAACTGATTCGTCATCGATGTGGAAGTGGCCATAAGGTGGAACAAGCGAGTCGAGCGGGTAAAGTCCGATGGGTTCGTAGGGGCTTTCCGCTTTCGCTCGGTTCAGATACCAGAGGGCTTTCCTTAAGTCTTCCAGACCGTTCTTGTCTTGCCAGCGGTACACGTATTTAATTGCGTTGCCTCCTAGGAACGGGTATCGTGATGTCAGTTCGATGCATTCGAAGGGGCCTGACGTGTAGTGGCTGGGGTGGTTGACGTTATCGTTGTGCAAGTTTTTCTCCTAAACGATAGGCTGTATGTGAACGTTTCCAGTATAGCATACTATTTTCTAACGGGGGTAAGAGCCTTGCGATACTCCTTGGAAAGCTCATCATACGAACGCTTCAAAGACATCGCCTTCCGCTTGTCGCCATCCAAATCCGTGGAGCAATGCAGATTCTCATACTCCTTCGGCTTCTTGCCTTGCAAAGCAGCCAACATGTCCAAATCATATGATTCGTCCAACTCGCTGAACTTGGAAGACACCTGAGCATACAGCCGGAGCGACTTATTATACGATTCCGTCATCCTGCTGACTTGTTGGAAACAGGCGTCCTCCGCCTCGGCATGGGCACGCTTCGCCTTGCCTTGGGTATCCCACCAATAGTATCCGCCGCCACAACACAAGGACAGGGCGACAAGAACGGACAGCACGGCGGCTATCCTTTTCTGCACACGCTGTCTCGCCCATTCCTTGCCATCCCTTACTCCGGCGGCGATAAGACTATCGAAAGAAGGAGTCTCGCCTATCGTCGTCGGTCGGGCTTGTCTGTTTGAATGCCTTCCCAATTATGGTCAGTCCTTGAAACTCGGGAAAGATAAGTCCAGCCTCGGCTCAGACTCCGAACAATACACGGGAGAGCCTTCACAGAGGGCACGGTTGAGGTTTTCAGCGAACTTGTATGCCTGTAGTCTCCGTTCAGGCTCACTGCCTCGCAAGCATTTGCCGGTGGGAGTGTCTTGGAACCCGTGGGCGTCCTTCTGCGCCTTGGTGAGAAGGTTCTGCAACTGTCCGACGGTCAGCGAAGTGGCCTTCCCTGCTTCCAGTCTTCCGGTCTCACGCAGTTTTTGGATGGCATACTCGTTGTGGGACAAGTCCAAGCATGTATGCCATTGATTTCCTTCCGGATTGTCTCCCAGTAGAAGCGTTACCCTTCTGGTGTCCTCTGCGAGTCCCGACATTATGTTTTTGTTTCCTTTCAGTTTTTCAGGCCGTAGTAGACGACCCCGTTTGTTTCTTTTGTGCGGTCGAACAGTTCGTGTCCGCGTTGCGTGTTTTCGATGCTTCTAATTACGACTTCCGGCGCGTCGAAAATGGTCATGGGTTCCTGTCCTGCAAGTTTCGCCCACTGGTTTTGGATTACCGTGAGCGTGACCCGGCTGTTGGAGTCGAGTTGTCGGCATTGTCGCTCGTGCTGGTGTTTGCGCACGTAGTCGGATGCGACATCGGCTAGTGTGGTTCTAGGCATGTGTTTTCCTTGCTTTTGCTTGAATGTGGTTGTTTCCAGTATAACAAGGAAATGTTTCGGATTTAGCTTTTCTATGAATCTCGACGCCAACGGGAGAAATACACCCAAGCCGGAATGTTGGCGGAAACCGCCGCCACACCAATCAGGCCGGTCAGAATAGGACGGACAATCATATCCTCTGGTTCTGAAACCGGCATAAGCCAGAGAATCGGAACCATCCCCGTCAAGAAAACAATGCTTACGGCGAGCATGACGAATGGCATGACCTGTTCTATGGGATGTTTGGGTTTATCAGCCTGTGACTTTTTGATTTTTGGCGGCTTGCTGTCATGCTTGCCGTGTCTGCCATACATGGTGGTTTCCCTATTGTCCGGACGGCTGGACGCCATGCGTGTGATGGACGCGGGGTCGATGACGGTGGTGAGTTCCCCGGTGTCTTCTGATTGTGGTCGCAAAAAATACTCCCTCTCTGTTTAAAAACAAGCCAACAGACACTACCAGTCGATGAGCATGTCGCCGTGGACGATTTCTCTCGCATACTTAATCAGGTCAGCGTCTGATTCGACACTGGGGTCGTCCACCAGTCTTTTCAGAGTGTGCAACACATTTTGCTCGTATCCTTCCCAAAACTCTTTCGGAAGATATTCGCTCCAAAAATATTCCCCCATAAGAGCCATGCAAGGTTTGCACATTCGGACTATTGGAATATGCTCTTTCGGCACGTTCCCATCTTCCATAGTGACAACTTCCAGATAAACGTACTTTTTATCCGCTTTGAAGAACAGAATGTTCTTTTTTGCTGGATTAGGGTCGCCTTCCAGTACGAAGTCCGGGTTTCCGAAATGCATTTCGAATACGATTCCAGCATCGTAATTGTTGAGCCGATTGACGCAATCGCGGAGTGCTGAACTGTTGCATTGACTCCAATCTGGATAATCCGATAACGACACCTCACGTCTGGCACATGAGGGGCATTCTTTTTCTCCGTTTTCCAATATTATTCCTCTCTTTTTAGATAGCCGGTTCGAGTAGAACCGGGGGAAGACACTGTTTCCAATTGACTCGCAACGCGCTCGTCAAATCGTTCATGTTCAATGCGAACAGTCCGGCGTTCATCATGCCGTTCAATTCCACGATTGACACTTCACCCTTGATAAGACACAGGTCGAGCGTGTACGCGCCGTAACCGCAGTGTGAGAACATTCGTCCGGCTCGCGTGGCGAACTCACGGTATCGTTCCGCCAAATCCGGCCTGAGTTCAACATTCTTAACGGTGGTGTCGTCACGAATCTTCTGCATTTGAGGGTCGAATCTCGTATGCATGTTGTCGATTGGTGTTTTCAATCCGATATTGCCAGCGCCGCAGACAGGCTGGTTGCCGACCATGAACATGCGATACTCGTATTGGATATCGACATTCTCTTGAATAAGCAGAGCATTCGGGTCATCATCCGCATGAACAAACGCCCAACCTCCCCACTCCTGCACTTGTTGTTCAAGCTCGTCAAGATTAGTTCCGGAGATTTTCAAATTCGGTAGCCGTTTGGCTTGGTTCATGAATTTGATGAAGAACGACGAGACACCGTCCTTGATAAGAGAAGCGAACGCATGTTTGATGTCATCCTCGTAGATGGAACTGAGTTTCGTCTGCCGATGCATGAGCATACGCACGTTGGAATTGATGGCGTAACGGTCGGCATGAGATGGGTCTGCATACTGGTCGATTGGCGGCATGTCCAACACTGGTCCGAAGTGCGGTAATCCGATTAGCTGTTTCGGGTCGATGTCGGTTTTCCCATGCACTCGGACTATGGCGCCCTCACCTAGATTGCGGACACCCCAGTAGAGTCGGGAACAGGTTTCAATCCAATCCTCACGGTCTCCACCTTCCGGCTTGACCTTGCCGACGTACTTTTCCCATATTTGAATGTAATAGTTAGGGATGCCGGTCATGTCATCGGGACATTTGACTGGTGGAATGGAGATGACCCACGTTTTCCTATCGGTCAATTTACGGCTCCTTTTTCGATTGTTGTTGGCGTATTCGATTCCGGCCTTGAAAGCTTCCACGGCATAATCGTGGAGTGTTTCAAGCTGTTTCAGACTGAACCCATCCTCTAAATGCGGGGACAGGTCGGGTAGGTTTTCTTCTATCGTCTCTTCCGACATGTTGGAGATATTCAATTCGCCACTTCTTTGTTTCATCCGGCGTTTGTAAACATCCCCAGTATAACAAGACAGGAATGATATGAAAGACGAAACAGGGGTCTGAACACAAAAGTAAGCCCAGCCCCCTATTCGACATCAAAGACCATGCTTGGTCAGATACTTGTTGTTGATGATTTTAAAGCAACGGTTGCTGCCAAGCTCGTTGTACAGGTCGTCGCTCAACCGTTCGCCCGCTTTCGCATGCCAGACGATTCCTTCGTCCAACAAGTCGCGGGTCACGTTGCCGCGCAGACCGTCCACTTTGGCAATCATGTCCATCACATCGCCGGTCGGCTTCCACTCGGTCTCGTCTAACAGTGGGACGGCGTTGTCAAGCATGGCTTTCGGCCAATCCCTACGGTCGAGTTTCATATTGTCACGCCATACGGCGAACGCGAATGGGCGATAGGACGCCAGCTTCAACCTGTTGCCGTTGACACTTGGGCCGCACAGCTCGAACTGGCAGACCATGCCTTTCTCCAACGCGTCAACCAATCCGGTTTTCACCGCCACCTGCATGTTCGTGCATTCCGGCTTCAACTCCCAATTGCGAGAGTAGACGTGAACCGTATCATCCATGTCACGGTAGATTGTGGTGCTGGTGCCGTCCACTTTCACGGTTGGCGTCCACGCAATCCGCCTGATTTCATCCCAATACGTGGTGAGATTCTGCACTCGTGTGGCGTCGGACTTGGAGCATGGCGCGTTGAAAGCGCCAACCATGTCACCGCCTTTCACTGGTGGCAGTTCCTCATACTTCCACACGTCCGCCTGTAAGGTGATATCAGTGCCGATGGGAGTGTCCTCCGGTACGCCAATCGTTGAAAGCGGCATGACTAGTCCTTGACTGTACACTCCGCGCAGTCGCGCGGTACGTAGCACGTGTCCGGTGATTTCTTTCTCTTCGCCGGTAATAGTGTTGGACACGGGAACGGTACGCTGACCACGCTTCTGCAAGTCCGTATAGCGTGGGTCGTCGGCGGGAAGCATGGAGTCGATTTCGTAATAGGCCACATGGTCGCCGGGTTTCAATCCCATGTCCTTGCCTACTACGACAATCCAACCGCCAATGCGAATCTTCTCGATACGGTCTGCGTTCTCAATGGGATACACTCCCTCAATCTTTTGAACGCTCACCATTTTTCTAACCATCGGGTTTCCTTTCTTGACTAAGAGAGGGAGAGGCTGCTATCGGCTTCTCCCTAGAAAATGTCAGTCCTTTTCGGACAGTGGAGTCAGCCGCAACGGGAACTGTTCCTCCAGTTCGAGGGCGATAAGAACTCTCTCGTCCACCGGAACATCATGTGAGGCCAGCTTGTCCAGCAAGTTGACAGGCTGGAATGACCTCCCAGATGATGCTGTTTGCCACGATACTGTTCCGGCAATGCCACGGGAGTGCGATGCTCCTTGCTCCACGGTTCGCTCCGCAGAACATCCAACGTGAGGGGAGTGTTGGATTCTTCCATCTTGCGACGCGCGTTCCAATACGTTTCGTCGCACTGGTATCGGCATTCCGGAACGTCCACCTCGTACTTTCCGTTCATAACGGTTCAGCCTTTCTTCTCGCTGGTTTTCTTGGTGGACGTTTTTCGGGTTTTCGGTGGCCTGTGGAATTCAAGAACGTTTTCCTCATTCAAGGATTTGCGTTGCAAGGTCATGACGGTTTTATGCGTGCGCATGCAATGCTGGCAGATGACCAATGTTCGAGCGTATGAGCATCGACCGTGACCGCCTGTTTGGACGACGGAGATGATGTACTTGTAGCCGGTGTCCAAGTCGGTGACTCTTCCGCACAACATGCATGTGTATTTGGAACAAATCACGATTCGTTCTCGCCATCTTTATCGAGTTCATTGCGAAGGATTTCCAAAGCCATGTCGATAGCCTCGTCCCAGCCTTTCCGCCATCCGATGACAAACGCTTCCGCCGGGGCGACTTTACCAAGCTTCGATTGGAGCAATGAGTGTACGGCCCTTTCTTTCAGTTCGTTTTCGTTCAAACTTTCTGCTCCTTTCCCTTGTCGGCCATCAGTGCGACGGCCAACCATGCCGGTAGTGGTGTATTCTGTAATTTCTGTGCTTCCTTCCGGGTTTCAGCCACGCGAAGGAACGGCTCCTTGTCTTCGGTGAGCATGTCGCCCGCCATTTTGACCGTTTTTTTCGAAGTGGATAGAAGCTGTTCGGCCTTCTGGTCTCCGCCCCTCCACATGACTTGGAATCTAAGAGTTGCCCACAACCATGGATTGTCCCAAGAGTCCTTCGGAATATCGTTAGCCGCGAACAAGTGGAGCAAATGTCGGACACGTCGGGTCAGGCTGGCTTTGCTTGCGGAATATTTGCCGCGTTTGGAACCAGAGAGGAACGCTTTCATTCCTGTGTCGAACGCGTCTGGATTGGTGTGTTGGAGCACGCTCCCGGACAGGATGGTGTCGCTCACGGTTTCAGCGCTGGTCAGATGCCATCCATGGCAGACGGGGCAATGGTATGCGCGTTTCTCCGTGTGTTTCGGATTGCCTCGTCCTTTGATGACGGCCAAGGCGAGTTGGGCTTCCTTTTGGTTGGGGTAACGCACTTTGTTTCGGTTGAGAGTGCATTTACCTGCGGTCTTGTATAGGCTATGCATTGTTGTTACTCCGAATCGGGATGGTGGTCTCTTTCCGACTGTTTTTTTTATGTGAACACCCCCAGTATAACACAGTTGGTTAAGAAGACAAACCAACACCCTCGTAAGCCAGCATTGACATGCGATAGGAATCCCCCGGCTTCAGCCGTGGGGAGGAAGTCAAGGTTACGGCACCAGCAGCCCGTAGCCAAGGTTGACTCCCAGCGTGTCGTTCAGGCACGGAATGTTCTCAGGCTCCTGAATCCTGTAGGTGAAGTCATCGGGCATGGAGAGGGCGATGAACCGCATGATGGCGTTGGCGTACTCGTCGGACTCGCTATCGTAATTGGCGAGGTATTTGCCTTCGGACAACAAGGACGGCATCATGTCTTCCTCGGGCACGACGCCGGTATGCGTCAGCAGGTCGTGCATCTTTTCGTCGAGCCAGTTCGCGCCCATGCTGGGGTTCGACCAGAGGGCGCGTTTGTCCCAGCATTTCAACCCCAGTCCCGTGAAGTCGTTGTCACCACGGTTGAACTGGATGCCGTACTTCTTGCAACTCTTCCTGTATCCTTCCGCGATGGCGGCGACATCGTAGTTCGTCTCGTAGATTACCGGCTCGTGGACTCCGTAACCGTCTTCGGAATAGTCTCCTATTTCGAGCTTGAACAGCATGGTATGCTTCCTTTCCTTGTTGTTTGGTTGATGTATTTTTCGTCCATCGAATGCGTCCTGCGCTTCGCGTTAACGAGAACAGGTTCTCAGCGAACGGGAGGCCGCGTATTCGCGCGGATTGTCCGACCATGGACGTGACGGTCAGGCCGACGCAACGTAGTGTTCCATGGCCTTCCGTCCCAGTTCGGTCAGTCCCTCGCGGTCAATCAATCCCCTGTTGAACATATTCCGATAAAACGGGTCGTCCGGGTCGTACTCCAGAAGACGCTCCTTCTGCGGGTCGCGGAGAAACCTTTCAAGGCGTTCGCATTCGTAAGGGGATAAATCCATTGCAATCGGGTCGGCTTTGATAAGGTCGCGTAGCCGGTTGGCTGCATCCTCGTATTCCGCTTTCCTTCCGGCCAGTTTGTCGGGGAGGGGCATTTCGACATTCCGACCGTCGAGATTCCTGCGAAGATGTGTCCACGATTTCGTGATGTTGTCCGCTTTCAGCATGTAGCCGCGAGCGAGGTCTAAAAGCAGGTTCATCCGAAACCATGCGGAGGCATTGGGATATGAATTCCATCTCATGTGAACCACGCCATCCATGCTGACCCACGCGAAACAACGACACGGCTCATATACGTCAATGGTCATCGCCGCATCCTCGTAATCGCTTTTCGTTTCGGCATCCGCATCATTGATGGACATTTCGATTCCAAGTCCATGCAAGGTGTTTTGAAGGTCACGCAGTTCTTTCAGCGTCTTCTCGATTCTCAACATTTCCGTTTCTCCTTTTTTCTAATGGCAGTATCGCAGTAGCCATAATCGCCGTCCGCCCTGTTGTCCCAGTCCAAAAGAACACCGCAGCCCGCGCAACGTTCGCACACGCACTTGTCAGATTCCCGCCCGCAGTACGGGCAACGGTCCCAAATGTCATCTGCGATGGCTTCCGGGTCGGCTGAATCGTATTCATGTGTCCAGTCGGGGTCGGGCATGGTTGCGTATTCGTACGGATTGTCCGACCATGCCATAACGGACACCTTGCCCGCCTTGTCTACGGTGACGCGGGGCGAGTCCGGTGTGCTCACCGTCATACTGGTCTCGCAGTCGGCATTCCAGCACGCCGTCCTTCAGTTGAGTCCAATCGTTTTCATATTCGAGGGCCTTGCTGATTTCGGCCAGCATATCTACGGCAATGAAACCGGTCACATTTCGTCCCTTGGCATGGTGTGCGCGGCGTCCAAGTATTCGACGCCGTCGAGCACCCAGTAGCGGGCCTTGATGGTGGTGGGGTCGTTCAGTTCGACAAACCAGTCAGCCAGCCCCTCCAAGCCCATGTCATCGGCGGTCTGCCAGAGGCCGTCGATGAACGCGTCCCAGTCGGCTTGGTCGTCGTCCTCGCATTCGTACAATGTGAAATACTGTTCGCGCAGCCCCTCGTCGGGGAGCACGTCGCCTGAGAACTGTCCGTCCGTCAGCGACGACCAATCGGCCACGCAGATTGCGCCCAAATCAGCCGTGGAAATCTCATAGATGCGGCTGTCCGTGCCGGGCCAGTTGCGGTCTTTGACGAAGATGATGGTGTCCATGGGTCAGCACGCCTCCTTGATGATGGCTTCCACGCCGTCCTTGTAGTCGTGGTCGTCTTCGAAGTCGTAGTGCAAGCCTTCGGTCAGAGGCTCATTGTTTCGGTAGTCCTCGTCGTTGGCGTATATGGTGTACAGTGCGACCGCTGGATATTCGTCTTGCACGCCGATGGCGACGACCGTGCCGTTGCGCATGACCGTTTTAAGGGTATCGTCTTCGCACATGCAGCTCACGATGTCAGCGTCCTCGACTTCGGGACGGGCGTACAGTTCGGACATCAGTCTGTAGAGGTTGATGTTCTGCATGGTGTTCTCCTTTTTCAACTGGGCTTTATGTGCACGTCCCCAGTATAACATAAACTATCAAAGAGGACAACTACCCCCTCTTCACAACCTTCGCACCATACTTATCGGCCCACTGACGAGCCAACGTCTTCGCCTGTTCCCTACAAGCACGACGGCTGAAAGCCGCACTGAACGTATGAGAACGCTTCATATCCCAAACCTTCCCATTCTCAGTATCATGCCGACGATACAATACGACCTTCAAGGCAATGACGGAACCATACTTGTCCCGCACCTTCTCGATGACCACGGCCTTCTTGTTCTTGTGACTTTTGTTGCTATGCTGGGCCATTCCGGTTCCTCCTGAGAATAAGAAAAACAGCGAGCACAGTATTGTGTCCACTGTTCCACTATAACAATCCAGTCTTTAAAACGCTGGAAAATCAGTAATCCAACTCCAGTTTCCGCGCGACACCAAACCCATGGTCGGTCAGCCTGATGGCCTCATGTCCCAACAGAGTACGCCAATGGTCTGCATACCCACCGTCGATGAGGAACACAGCCGAGTCTTGATTGTTTTCGTCAACCTCCGCTAAGCGCCCACGATGGTACGCGTCACAGAGAAGCCTTTCGACTTTTTTGTCCAATGAAACCGCCTTTCGACATGATAAGAGAACATGTACTTTCGGCGCTCTCTGACCGGAGTGTAAATCACGAACTTAATGGTATCTGTATCGCGGAGAATGATACTGATTTCCCCGACGGCAGTCCGCTGGATGAACTGCACAACACCACGAACAGTCATGGAACGCCGACTTAATGTTACTTTGTCTCCAAGGTGCAATCGTTCTCCGACGAGACAATCATCCAATTCGGTCAGTAGTTCAGCGCCGGTTTCGATGAATGGTTGGAAACTGTTCATCGGGTTCCGCAGGAAGCTTCCCACCTTGTACTGCCAGTCGCGTTCCGCCTCGTGCAGTGTTGCGAATCCGTTTCCTCCAGCCGTCTGCAAATCGCGTTCAGCTGGACATAGATGGGAGTATTCCCAGCCTTTAGGCCGGTAGACCGGAGACCCGTCCCACATTCCGTGTATTTCGGTTTTGGCCTGATATCTGAATTTCGGGGTTCCACCGCAACAGGGGCAGGTGAGCAGATTTTTCACAGCCGTTCCTCTCTGGTTTCCAACAGTCTGTCCAGTTTTTCCTCGATGCTGTCCAGCCGCAATCGCAACGCCTTCTGGCTTTCGTAGATGGCAGCAACCTCTCCGGAAACCTCATAGAGGCTTTTGTTTCCGTATATGTCGTGCTTATTGTCGGCTTGTTTCTCAAGCTTCACTATTTCCCGCTCCCGTTGCGACGGCTTGCGTGATTTCAGATAGTCCCTGCGTTCGGGACTGAACATGTCCTCGTATCCCATTTAGCGGCCAAATTCCTCTCTGCGCATGGCTTCATACAGCATGTTCTCCTGAGTTGCGTCGGACAAGGCACGATGCTCTTCCACGTCACCGATACCATAGTCGCGGATAAGCACGGCAACCTTATGGCTTGGCTTTTCGGGATGGATTTTCCGGCTCATTTCCAACGTGTCCACGAACCGGTGTGGAAAGAAGAACATTCCACAGTTCACGGTTTTCATGGCCGCGTCCAAGAAACTCAAATCGAATGACGCGTTATGCGCCATGATGATGGTTCGCGGGCCAAGCCACTTGTCGAATCGGATGATGGCTTGGCTTACGTCGGGTTGTCCGATGACCATGCTGTCGTTGATTCCGGTGAGCGAGGTGATGTATTCGGGGATTGGCTGGTGTGGGTCAATCAGTTGCTCGTATCGGTCCACGAGTTTTCCGTCATGGATTTTCACGGCTCCGATTTCAATGAGTTTGGCACCGTTTTCAGGTTTGAAACCGGTGGTTTCGGTATCCAAGACCACGTAATCGTAGAGTGGTGTCTTCATTGGGTCGATTCTTCTGGGGTCTCGACTCTGGTATCTGTCCCAGCTCATAGTGTGGTCTCCTCGGGTAAGTGGATGTGTGGACGTTTCTAGTATAACGCCTATTTGGTGATGGTCTTGACGCGACCGTCCAGAACCGTTCTCACGACATCCTCGAAGTCCGTGCCGTCAGGCAGTAGGTGGGAGTCTTGGAGGGTTCCGATAATCTCCAACAGTTCCATATGCCCGTGCGGAGTACGCTTATAGTCGCGGGTCGCGCCCGCCTTGTATGCGCGACGCAACTGCAACGCCAACTGCTCCCGCGTGAGCGTGATGCAGTTGCCTTCCTCGATGGGATACCGTTCTTCCAGTTCTTCGTTGAGAATGCTCATTTTTCTTGTTTTTCCTTTCTAAATTTGTATTCAGACGTACATTCCCTCATGCCAGCCGTGTAGTAAACCCCATTCGGATAGTTTCCGGAACCATTTCTCGCATTCGTCCGCCACCTTGTTGGGATAATCCAATGTTGGGTTCACGTTGAGTAAATACTGGTAGTCGTAGGGTTGGCAGAAGTTCTCGTCCAACACGTCTATCTGCCAGTCGCTACCGTCCTTGGCAATCTCGACATTCAATGTCATGTCATGGTCGGGGGAGACTGAACAGCAGAGGTACCAATACCCCTCACGGTGGTCAGTGAATCCCAGTCGGCGCATGGTCGAATCTTCGGCGGGACTCATGCTAAGCGCCGCATTGTTCTGATGCTTCGTGTAGGTGACGCCTATGGTCGAGAATCGGGACGTGTTCTGAGTGTCGGACATGTTCTCTCCTATTCTTCGCTTTCGCGCAGGTCGATTATCGGAATGTGGATATCGGTTGAATAGTGGACGGAATAGGGGTCGATTGTCCTATGCCGCCAGCTGACGCCACCTTCCACCGGCCAAGCCAACCAGCTTATGCCGTCCAAATAGTTCAGAATGCTGACGTGAGCAATCCACCGGCACCATCTTGCAGGGCATATCACGTCGAACATGGGAGTATCCTCGGTTCCCGGTCGGCAGGAATGCCGTTGCCAAGAACGCAGATACACGCGATAAAGCGCATAGGAGTCGTCTGTTGGCAGTTCCTCAGTGTCGAACACCGCGCGAGTTGGGTGGTCATCGAAGAGGATTCGTTTGCCGAATTTAGTTGCTTGATTCAATGCGTCCTCCTTTTTGGGGTTTGTCTTTGCTGTGAACAATCCCACTATAACACAAGGGGGTAGAAAAACGCAACACGCAAACCTAAGCCAGCGTCCCGTTAAAAAAGAACTCCCTCTTCCCAACCCGATACAAACCCACACGAGAGCCGGACAAACAAAAACCAAAAAGACGGAAGAAACCGTCAACTCACCGTTTATGTGTTGCGCCGTAAAACCTCCGGCTTTAGCCGGGGGATATAAGGCGCTTCTCTTTTACCATTCTAGCTCACATATGTAAAAGAGTGTGCTATACTGGAAACATGAACACCAAGACAGTAAAGCGGGCATACCGGTTCCGCTTCTATCCCACGACGGAACAGGAGAACATGCTCCGTCGTACTCTGGGATGCTGCCGCAAGGTGTACAACATGGCCTTGGACGCACGCTCAACCGCGTGGACGCTCCGCAAAGAGAACGTCGGCTATGCGGAGACGAGCAAGATGCTCACCGCTTGGAAGAAGACGGAGGAACACTCCTATCTGACGGAAGTATCGTCCGTCCCACTGCAACAATCGCTACGGCATTTGCAGGCCGCGTTCAAGAGGTTCTTCGACAAGACCGGCTCCTATCCGAGATTCAAAGCGAAACACGAGGGCGGTTCCGCCACCTATACCGTCTCCGCGTTCACATGGGATTGGGAGCGCAGGGCGTTGACGTTGGCTAAAATGCATGACCCATTGCCTGTCCGATGGTCGCGCACCCTGCCACGCAAAAGCCGACCATCCAGCGTGACTGTCAGTTTGGACGCGGCTGGACGTTGGCACGTCAGCATACTGGTCGAAGATGCCATCCTCCAACCAGCCAAGAATGGAAACATGGTCGGCATCGACATGGGATTGGAACACTTCGCCATCCTCAGCAATGGTGAGAAAATCGACAATCCACGCTATGTGAGACACCATTTGAAAAAACTTCGACTGGCGCAGCAGAAACTCGCCAAGAAAAAGAAAGGAAGCAACAATTATCGCAAGGCCCGTTTGAAAGTGGCGAAGGCATACGCGAAAGTCAAGGATTGTCGTACCGACTTCCTGCACAAGCTCTCGACCAGAATCATCCGTGAAAACCAAACGGTTGTCATCGAGGACTTGGCTGTCAAGAACATGAGCCGACGCTGCAAGCCGAAAACTGACCCGGACAATCCGGGACGGTACCTCCACAACGGGCAGAAGGCGAAAAGCGGTCTGAACAAAAGCATTCTGGACGCAAGCTGGCGACAATTCCGCACCATGCTTGAATACAAGGCCGAATGGTACGGACGCCAGCTCACGGTCATCGACCAATGGTATCCCAGCAGTCAAATCTGCCACACGTGCGGCAAGAACACCGGCAGGAAGACATTGGACGTCAGAGCATGGGAATGCCCATACTGCCATACCATGCAAGACCGCGACCTGAACGCCGCCGTAAACATACTATCCGCCGGACTGGCGGTTCGAGCCTGCGGGGATTCACGCCTCACCGAAGCGACACTCCGGTGAACACAAGAGCGTGAATCGTCTAAACCCACAGGAAACTCCTCCCCGCGAGGGGAGGAATCCCCTGACTTCAGTCAGGGGAGGAAGTCAAGCGGGCTAAAAGAATCGCACGGCCTTTCCCCAATGAGGGGAGAACCGTGCGGTTGAACCAAAGTCAATCATCAACAAAACTGAACATATGGAAATCCGTCACGCACTTGACATTGACGTGAGTCGTATTATCCGGCCAAACATACAAGACCGGCATGTAACCGGGCAGTTCCCGAACAACGAGATTACTGAAACCGTCCAAGTAGAGGGTTCCGGCCATGGGTTTGCCGTTCCAGTTGAAAATTGCGGGCTTGCCTTCGAGTTCCGTCCAGTTGATTCCGTCTTGGTAGGGGAGTTCTTTTAAGGTCATCGGTTTTCCTTCTTTGGTGTGGACTATCTCACTCTAACACAACCGGAGTGGCGTGAAGAAGAAAAATCCCCTTCCCCACCGTTTTGCTGTGAGGGTGCCCGCGCCTTTAGGCGTGGGAAGGAATCACAGCTTTCTTTTTTTCCATATTACGCGTAATGTGGTATTATTAGAAATATGAGTCAGAAAGTCGTGTTGGAACGTGTGACGTTGGACGGTGCCAAACCGTTCATCGGTTATACCGACCAGCATGACCCATGTTCCGAAAAGCTTTACGCGAATACCGGCAGTCAGGCGATGGACTGGCTTTGTGACGCTTGGCGTTACCGGTTCAACCAGTTAAGGTCGAACCGTTGCAAATACGGTAAGGACAAGACTCTCATCCCCATTGGCGGCACGCCCGACACTCGTAGCGTCAGCCAGTCCCGAAGCGAATGTTCTTGGCTGGCGGCGGTGCCATCCCTCATATTGGAGTCCCCAACACGAATCGAACGGGTCGAATGGTTCACCGCCGTGCAACGACGCAAGACCCTATTAAGCAAACGGTTGAAACCGGGGAGAATGCCCCGTTTCAAATCGTACAAGCGTGACGGGCAACGTTTCGTCTGCTGGCACAACGGGGGACGCAACGCCGTATACCGTCGAGTCAACCGCAACCACGGCATCATAACCATCACCGGACAGAACCCCAAAGGCATGTCATTGCCGGGCGAACCGTTACGCTACCGTATCCTCCTGCACGTGCGCGTCAGCCAGCCGATACGCGAATACACGGCCATCCAAGTGGATTGGACGAACCGTACCGTAGTATTCAAAATTTGTTAGGCGAGGATTCCCCGCCTCTTGTGGGTGGGGAGGAATCGCCGTTCTAGGCTCTTTCCTTTTGGGTCTGGATGTATCGTCTGATGGTGTCCTCGCTGATGTGTCCGACGCTTCCGAAGTAGGTTGATGGCGACCATAGGCCGCTTCCCCAGAATTTTCTTCCTTTGAGGGTGGGGAATTGGGTGAATATGCGGACGGCGCTGATGGATTTGACCGTTCTGGCGATTTCGGCAGGGGCGGTCTGCGGGTTGGCGGTGACGAACATGTGGACGTGGTCGGGCATGACCTCTATCTCCTCCAACGTCCATCCGTATGCGGCGCAGGTCTCGGCTATGGCGTTGCGGCATGCGATTTCGACTTCTCCGGTGAGTATCTTGTGCCTGTATTTGGTGCAGAAGATGATGTGGTAGCCGAGTTCATAGACTTGACGACTATTTCGTTGCATGCTCATAAAACCTATGGTATCATAAGAGGTATGACCACTGGGAAAAGCAAGACGGCGCAACATAGGGAAAGCATGGTGAATGCCACGCCCCAACGCACCCTCGTGCTCCCATTGGACATCTCACCTGAACAGTACGGAATCTTCGAGGGATTGGCCGACTCCTACAACCGCATGTGGGGTTCGCTCGTCTCATGGTGCGACAGCAACCGTTCGGTCAACCGCACCAGAATGCAGAAGGACAATTACGCGAGGCTCCGCGCCGAATATCCGGAACTGCCATCCCAATTCGTCTGCATAGCCATGCGCGACGCCGCCGGAGCGGTGCGCTCATGGAACTCGAAACATCCGAAACGCCGGTGGAACCTCAAGGCGTCACGCAGGGAAAAGACCATCAACTATGATTTGAGGGTCATGTCCCTGCGCGGCAACCTGCTGTCGTTGAGCGCCACGCACGGCGAGAAAAGACAGCGGATACTGTTGCCCGACGTTCCCGAATGGTTCGACCAAAGGTATCCCGAACGCAGGCTGAACGCGACGAAACTCGTGCTGTACCCGGACGGTCAGAGCGCGAGCGTTATGCTCATCTACCGACTACCGCAGTCCACGCTCGTCGAACATGGGGACGTACTGGGCGTTGACTTGGGGCAGCACTCCCTCACCATGGATTCGAGAGGAGGTGAGACCTCCTATTCCCGCATGCAGGGAATCAGACGCCGTTACGCGCACAACAGGAAGACATTGCAGGAAAAAGGCACCCGAAGCGCCCGCCGCCGGTTGAAGGCGATGAGACATCGGGAAGAGCGGTTCATCCGTGACGTCAACCATCGCGCGTCCAAAAGATTGGCGAACACTCCGAACGTGAGTGTCATAGCGTTCGAGGACTTGGCGTACATCCGTCGTCAGGCGAGGAAAGGCACCAAGACCGGCAGAAGACGCCGCAACATGCTCAACCAGTGGCCGTTCGCCCAACTGCAAGAGTTCACCGCCTACAAGGCCGCAAGGAACGGCGTCAGAATCCTAATGGTAGACCCCGCCTACACGAGCCAGAAATGCAACCGTTGCGGATACGTGGACGCGAGAAACCGCAATCGCGCGAGATTTGACTGCCTCCGTTGCGGGCACAGCGACAACGCCGACCATAACGCCGCGTTGAACATCCGAGACAGGGCCATACAAAACCTTGGATAGACCCAAGGTCAGGGTGCCGTCAACCACCCATGATGGATGGGGTGCCCGCGACGACCTCCCTTACGGGAGAGTCGCGGGGGTCACACCCACGTCCAAGCCGCGACGCTCGCCGTCGCGGTAGTTGACCAACATTCCAACGCCCATCAGTCATGAGCCGACCGGCAGGGCGGTCGGCATCGACCGTGGATGCGCGCATGCCGCCGCCGACTCCAACGGTCGATTCATGGACTTACCCAAGAACAGGCTGAAAGCCATCGACCGTGAAATCAGGAAACGGCAGAAGGCCCAAGCCCGCAGGGTTGGGAGCGCGGGATACTCCAGCGAACGGGAGTACGCGAAGAGCGGCAAGACCAGCCGCGCGTATCGGAGAACACGGCTGGAAATCAGAAGACTGCACGCGAAATCCAAGCGCATACTGGACGACGTGTACCAAAAATACACGACCCAACTCGTGCGTGACAATGATTTGATTGTGTTAGAGAACCTACGATTAGCGAACATGAGCCGACGCAACAAGCCTGTTCCCGACCCGTTGCATGAAGGCAGGTATCTTCACAATGGTCAGGCGGCGAAACGTGGACTCAACCGTAGCCTCCGACAGGCGAGCATGGGAAGACTGTCCTCCATGCTCGCATACAAGACCAAGCTTGCCGACGGCGTGGGCATGATACTCGTCAACCCGGCCTACACAAGCCAGACATGCAGTCAATGCGGGTATGTGGCGAAAGAAAACCGCGAGAGCCAAGCGGTGTCCATTTGCAAAAAATGCTCGTACAAGACGAACGCTGACGTGAACGCGGCGAAAAACATTCTCAAACGAGGATTGGACACGCTCGCCGTCACGTCGGAAAACCTGTGGGGCGCGGACGGCACCCCGGTCGAACAGGGACGTAAGACCAACGGAAACGCTACACGCGAATCCGTGGCAGTCTCTTAGAAACCAGAACCTCTCCTACCGCAAAACGATAGGAGGAATCCCCCGGTTTAAACCGTGGGGAGGACGTCAACATTCGTCCAACAGTTGCGTAGCGCTCATGTCGAGCTTCTTAAGGGTTTCGGTTGTAATGTCAGCGTATTCCAAAGATTCTTCATTCAATTTCCAGCTTTTCCTTGCCGTCGGTGAATCGCATTTCGTTTTCCTACAATTCCCTCATGGCCTTGTCTAAATCGGACACAATCGCGTCATACAGTCCGTCAACGTTCAACGATTCCAGCTTGTGCGACGGCAAATCCACGGGAGTGTATTCCCCGTCGTCGAAAGTCCAATGCTCGACCGAAACCGTGTATACTCCTCCACTCCAACGGTAGGAACGTCTGCCGTTATGCTGCGAGTCTGCCACAAGATAGTATTCGAACATCTTGCCCATGTATGGGCATTGGAATGCGACTTCGATTCCGTCTCCGAAGATGGCGTGGGTGGCGTGCGCTCCGGTCACGTATGGGATTTTGACAAGCTTGTCAATGAGTTTCCGGTAGGTGTCTTCGCTGATTTTCGAGTACATTCTGTTTTCCTTTTTCTGTATGGGTCGAACCCTTGTTTGTGTGGACAATCCCAGTATATCATATAAATGACAAAACCTAAAAAAACAGCACACGCCTACCTGAATTTTATTGGAAGATGCTTTGCGGCGGGGTTCGCCAAAGGACAGCTCCCCTTGGCGAACCCGCGAGGTGCCGGTGGACGGTCTTAGCCATGCAACGCGGTGATGATTTCGTCAGCGGCCTTACGGACATGCTCGGCAGTGGAACGTACAAGCTTGGGGTCGGCATCGCTCCACCCTGCCACGTAGCGGATGGAATACTCGCCGGTGTCCATTCCCATGTATTTAGCCACCACGTACGCGACGCTTTCCGCCTCGGTCTCATAGATGCCGCGATGCCGACCGTATTCACCTTCCGGCAACCCCTGATGGAGAAGCATGTGGGCCGTTTCATGCAGGATGGTCTTGGCGTCCTGCCTCGGACTGTTCTGCTCGTTGAGCATGATTCGTCTGCTTCCGTCCATCGTGGTGTAGCCTTTGACGTCCCTTCCCATCGACTCATGTCCCACTCGCCAATGTTTGGATTCGAGCCAAGCGGTCATGCGTCCGACGAGGCCGAGCGCGTCTGCGCCTTCAAGCTCGGACGGCTTCATCTGTTCGATGAGGTCGGTCTCCTTGTCGATGGGGTCGGTCTGGGATACGTCGAACACCGTCAAGATGGGATACCAGACTTTTTGGATAGGGTCGCCGTTCTCGTCTAGCTGTGGGTTGCCGTCTTCGTCTTTGACGGTTCTGGTGCTGAAGCCGAAGATTTTCATGCCGTGTTCGCCTTTGCGCACGACGCGCCCGCGTGTCTGCCATTGGCGGAATCCGGCGACCAGCGACGAGTTGCCGTTCGATTGCATGAGCATCAGCAGGATGTTGTTCCAGCTATATTGGTGGAAACGTCCCATGAAATCGAGGTAGCGCTGCCAAGTGCCGGAGTTCCGTAGTTCCTTCACGCCGGTTTCGATGTCCTTGCGCAGTTCTTCGATTCGTTCCCCGTGTTGTTTGCTTGCCATTTCGTTGTTCCTTTTTCGGTCACGTATGGGAGGTGTCAGCGCGGTCAGCAGCAGTATTCGTTGACTGCGTTGACGAGTTCAGCCATGCTCATGCCGTACACGTCGCTGTGGCGGTGGAAGATGCTTTTGGTGAAGAGCCTTTTTTGCATGATGTCGCGGGCTTCGGCGCTTTGTGCGAGTTTCACGCTTTCAGTGAATGCGCCCGTGGGGTTGTCGTTGATTTTTTTGGCGTATTCGACTGCTTGTTTTTTGGGCATTTTCTTGACGTTGATTGCGCCGCCGATGTAGTGGATTGCGTACATGTTGTGTGCTCCTTTTTGCCTATCGCTCTTTGTGTGAACAATTCCAGTATAGCACAAAAATGTGGAGAAAAGGAAATCAGACACGACCCTCAACATAATTCTTTAAGGCAAGCTCAAGACGATGGCTTAAGGATGGCTTCTGCTTCCCCTCCTTAGCAACCCAACGAACCACCGAATCACCAAGGAACGCGGCCAATTCGTGAGTTTTTTCTTCGGTTTCGGCGCACACTTCCAATACGAAGTCCTCGCCATTTAGAGGAATAGCCCGAACGGAAGGACGAGTGGCGGTGGCCGGACGTTCCTTTGTGGAGTATCCGAGTTCCTCGACGGTGTAGGTGTTCCAGTCGAAGGTTCGACCAATGAACCTCAATCCCACGCAATGCCAGACGGTTCGGGCTGACATGACGGGCATTGGCTCCAACATGTCGCCTTGATGTTCGTCTGCGTATGTTTCGGCGGCTTCCGGAGTGCTGAAGAGGTGCAGTCCGGTTGCGTCGTTGACAGGCCAGACTGTGAGGGTTTCCTTGTAGGTGTTATGCATTTTTTCTCCTGTGTGCGAGAATGACTCTTTTGTGTGAACAGTTCCAGTATAGTACAGAATAGAGAAATGCTCAACCCCGAACCCAATTGACAAAACGTCCGAAACCGTCAAACGGAACCAGCAAATACACCAGCCAGCCAACAAGCGCCAGTAATGCAAGCGCCGCAATCGCATACACCAGCGTGCCTACGAACAAGCCAGCCAAAAACACGTTCATCTGCCGTTTGCGCAGCTCCAGCAGCTCGTACCACTCGCTCTCGCACCGGTCGAATGCGTCCGCGTCCATGCCGGTGCCGCCGTGGGCATGAAGCCAATCGCGTACGGTCGGCATGGGAGGCAGCGGGTCGAATATGCAAGCGTGCGGCATGAGGGCGGTTTTAAGTCCTTGCCAAACGCCGTTGAAAAAGAACGAGGGAAAACGTGCGTCCTTGACCGTGCTGGGTATCATTTTTCCACCTGCTGCCTTCGTTCGACAATCTTCTTGCCGCCCACGCTCCGCAACCATGCCAAGCCATGACCATAGGAGACCATACCGGCTTCGACGGTTGGATTCTGCTGGAACATGTAATGCACTTCCGCGAGTCCATTGCCTCCGTTTGTTTGCAGAATACGAATCCCGTAATCCTTTTCGACTGCTTTGACCGCCATGTCCCGTTCGAGTTCGTCGAACCAGCCGTAGAGTGGGAGCATGGCGAATGCGGTCAATGCGCCTACGGCGATGAACCGCCAACATGTTTTCGCTCCTACCAACAATGCGATTGCCGCCACGAGAATTCCAATGACGGCGATTCCCGTCAACAGTTGACGCCATTTGCCGTTGCAGTCGTATTCGACGGGCGCGTACGGGTTGGTGGGGGTTGGTGTTGGAGGTGCGGTTTTGTTGGTTTTGCGTGTGGCGGGCTTATAGGCTTTCGGAATGGGTTTCGGATTGGTTTTGTTTTCTGTCGGGGCGGTTTTCTTGCTCGTCTTGCTGGCGGTTTCGTCGGTGTTTTCGGTGGACTTGTCCGCTGTTTTCGGTTCGAATTTCAATGGTGGTGCCGGTGGGTTCAACATCTTTCGTTCCGTCTTCTTCACGATTTCTTGCAGTTCGATGGTGGTGGACGAGTCGGGTTCATCCATTGGCTCCTGACCTAACATCATGAGGTCGTTTTCCAGTGAGATGTTCCGTTCTTTCATGCAAGGCTTCCTTTCTTTTTTTTGTCGGATATGAGAGAGGGGAGAAGCGGTCTGGACGACGCTTCTCCCCGAGGCTTTTAGCGTGGGTCAGAGGATTCGGGTTCCCTTGCGGGTGACGAGCATGATTCTGTTTTCGTGGCGGTTCTCGAAAACGTCCCAGTTGCCGCTCAGGACAGCCAAGCACACGTTGCCTTTGATGAGGTTCCAACGTTCGTCGCAGTTGGATACGACGTGCTTCCAGTTGATTGGATTGGGCTTGTGGTGGGAAGTTTCCACGATGGCTTCGTTCATGGGCCTGTCTGCGTAGGCGTGGTCGTAGGTGTTGTCACTTGCGACGATGCTGATGGTGCCGTTGTCGAATGCGATTGGCTGGTAGTAGGTTTTGGTGTCGTTCATTTGTTCTCCTTGGTTGGCTCCGCCTGTTTTATGTGGACATTTCCAGTATAGCACGTTTGGATAAATATACAAAACAAGACACATCCACACAAAAAGCCCCGCCAAAACGACGGGGCCACAAACCAAAACTATCGATTCATACTCAATCGAATCTTGACCGCGACGACCAGCAACGCGACTATGAGGGCGCAGACCGACACGACGCCGAACGTGCGGCCAAACGTGAACAGCCAAGTGCCGAACGAGTAGATGCCGAACACGATTGCGGTTGCCATCCCACCGAAAGCGATGGTGGCAAGCGTCATGAGCAGAACATCCTTGATATGCATTTTTTCTCCTTTTGGTTTCCTGTTTGTGTGAACAATTCCAGTATACAATTTGCTTGGACAAAACACGCTACAAAACAAAAAGCGGGAACTACAGCAACAAGACCATATCCCCGCAAACCCAATCAGCAGACGCTCGCGGAACCATCATCGCAAAGAGAGCATAACAGGCAACCGATGCCGTTAATGTCCCTTGTCAGATGCACGCCCTTGGTGGAGCCGCACTCCTCACAACGAATGCCACTGCGCTTACGAGCGGTATTGGAAGTGCGGGAGAGGGCAGACCCACGACGGTAGGTTTCCTTCCTTGGCGTGCCTATGACGTATTCCACATCGTCCAACACGAACGGCTTGCTGACCTTGACGATGTTCACGTGAGACACCTCGCCGTTGGCTTTGAATACCGGGAACTCGTCGGTTTCACCAGCCTCGCTCCAATTGTCCCACCACTCTTTCGGGATTCGGACTTTCCAACCGTCCTTTAGCTTCGTCCAAGTCGGACGGGGTTCGGTCTTGGCGTCTTCGATAGTTTCACTCATTTTTTGTCCTTTCAGCGAGTGTATCCGATTTTCCTCAGCACATGGTCTTCGGGGTCGGAGAGATGCTTGATGACCTCTTCCGGCGTAAGGCTGATTCTCTTCGTGTGGAGTAGGGGTTGGAACGAGCAGGTGCGGAGGAACTTCGTGACCACGCCGTCTCTGCTCATGCGGGAGGGAATCTTCTGGTTTCGATACTGGCGGTAGGTGAAACGGAGCCAACGAATCGCCTGTTTCGAGTCGATGGTCTTCACGTGGGGATTATCGGCGTAAGCTTTCACCCAGTTATTGCGTTCGGTGGCGCTGTGGAAAATCTGGATTAGTGGAATGTTGTTGTCGGGGTCGAGCTTCTGGTTGGGGTGGTTGACTATGGCGGCGTAGTAGGTGTTCATGGGTTGCTCCTTTTGTAGACCAAGTTTTTGTGTGAACAATCCCAGTATACTATATCTGGTGGAAAAACAAAAACAGCCCACTCCCCAAAACAAGGAAGCGGGCTGAAAAGTCAGGCATTCAGCAAAGCGTGGGACGAAACACCCATTTCAGACAAACCCAAACCCACATTGTTCGCGTCACTCACACCACGGGCAAAACCATCCTTGCTACCACGAGCAGTGGCCGCACGACCCGACACCAGCTCAAGCTTGTCAAAATACTCGTTCAGACGCTGACTCTTGCATGACACCAGCTCACGACCGGAAGGAATGGCGAGACTCTGCTTGCGAAGCTCCTCGAAACGTTCGCTCAGACGAACATTGAACCCGTTGCGATAACCATAGTAGAACTTCGCGCGAGGATAATCATGACGCATGTCCTGCTTGCATTCCACCAGTGTGGGATACGTGTAGCCGTGAGGATAATTCCGTTCCACGTACTCTTTGTTGTTTTCGTAATATTCGGCGGCGCGCTTGTCAATCATGTCCGCGTAGCTAGTGCGGGCGTGGACTGAGCAGTATAGGTCGATGCTTTGGAAGAGAATGACTGCGGCGTTCACATCGTCTTCCTCGCCTACGAACATGACGGCACGTTCCTCAATCCTTCCGCCACACCGGCTTTCGTGAAGGTAGGCGCGGCATTCGTTAGCTTGGGCGATGATGGTCGCAAGGTAGCCTTGCTGATGGTAGATGGTGGTTTTGCTTACGTTCACGCCACGTTCGATGATTGGCTTGTTCGTGCGGGTGCGGTCGCGTTTCCAGTCTTCGATACGATATTCGTTAATGAGTTTCTGTGCCCGCTCGAACGCCATTTGTGCCTCATTGTCGCTGGAAGCTTCGTTTTCAGCTATTGCCATGAGGTTGTTGATGCGTTCGATGATGCTGTCGATGTTGCTCATTTTTTACTCCTTGGTTTTTCTTTTATCTCTTTGTGTGAACAATCCCAGTATACAGCGTGCGAAAAACGACACACCCAAAAAAACTATAAACAACCTCTGAAAAAAAGACAAACCCCTCCAACCTATAAGGGAAGGAAGAGTACTGTTGCGGAATCGTTCAGGCGTTCAAGTGGGAATGATGCAGAAGCCTACGAACATTGATATTGTGGACAAACCTATCCTGACCGACAATCCTCGAAGCAAACTCCCTATCGGTATATCCACCGTCGGAAACACCGTCCAAAACAGTCTCGGGAATATTGTCCAACATGTAATAGCTGACGCCGGTCTGACCCTCGACATGCTCGAAAAGCATGTAGTAGACGCCCTCGGGGTCGTCTGTGAAACGACTCATGACATACGACTTGTCCTTGACTACGAAAATGTTGTAGTCGTCTGCGCCGAACTGCTTGAAGTATGCGGGCTTGTTCATTTTTGACTCTCCTTGTTACGCTTATTGCTTGTGTGAACAATCCCAGTATATATATACTTTGACAACAAAGCAAATCGGTAGAGTGAAAGCTTCTAAGAAAAAGACACAAGATACCCCGATGAGGCAGAAAAGACTTTTCTCAACACGTCTTTTTAAACCGTTATAGTCTTTATATTTATTATAATTCGAGAAAACATGAGGTGACATTTACTAAAAAGCCCCTTAGTCGAGGGGCTTTTCTTTTTGCTATCCCTTGTGCGTTTTCTCATACCATTCCACGAATCCCAGCATGGCTTGCTGGAATGATGGTTTGAATTCGCCGTTTACGGGAATGTTTCGGTTGAGTGGCGTGGTCTTATAGTTTTCCGGTAAGGGTGTGGCACACCATTCGGGTGGTATCCGGTCGGTGAATGGTTCCTCGCAATCGTCGCTGAACATGAGTCCTACCGGCTTGCCGTTGAGGAGGATTGTTGCGTGGGGGCTGATTTGTCCTTTCGCCAACCGGTATTCGCCTCTTGTCGTGTGTATTGGATAGTGGAAGGTTTCAGGTAGTCCTCCCCGCCGGTATTCGTCGCGTAATAGTCGAATCGGATTATAGTAGCGTTCCAATGCGGGGTATGCCCATTCGCATCCGCTCCAACAGTCACGTACCCTGTCCATTCCGTCCCAGTTTTCTTTCGGATTGGGTTGGATGCTGAGTTTGCGGTATCGGTCGGTTTGGCACCAGCGGGTGGGATTGTTCAGGGCATAGTTCGGCGTGGTTTGTTCGGCTAACCGTATGAGAGTGCTGAGGGTGCATGAAGCATAATGTTGCTTGTCGTATCGTGCGACAAGCCGATACGGGTCGGCATCATCCTTGTTAAACACAGGCTTCAACACGCGTAAATGTTCCTCCGTTACGGGAATATCAAGGTCGGCTGGTAAACCCAACACTTCCATCCAACCTCCAAGCCTGTTCGTATCCCACTTGTAATCCTTGCAGTATTGCGCTTGCAACAGCCAAACCATCCAACGGCGCACATTCCGCATCAGTACGGGATGGGACGCGAATTCGAGAGGACGCCCCAGCATGTCATGATTCACATTATCCGGCGTGGTAATACTGGTTCGATTACCATACTCGTCCACTGCCGTCACGACGATATTGTGTCCGGCGTCCACAGCCTTGAACATGTCGCTGATGTTGTCTTCCACGAACGTAGGCGGAATGAGACGCGGCTGGACTTGACCATTAATCGGCACGGAGAGCATCATTCACCATCCTCACTATTAGAGGCGAGTCGGGTTCGGAGTTCCCTCAACCGGCCTAACCGTTCCTCCACAGCCTGAATACGAACGTCAACCGCAGTCAACGTGTCACCATCCGGCTCAGACAACTCATACTTGCCGGACGACAATCGTTCCAGAAAACTGGTGGGAACATCCCATACCAATAATCGGAGTTTGTCGGGACTGAGATTCAACCCCGTATACAAGCCGGTTTTAGGCCACATGCCATCCACGAGAGCCACATTCGGCATCATGCGCGGTGGACGGTCGGGCTGATATTTTTCGACTAGGATTCGACCAGCGAACCAGATAATGTCGCTATCCTGCTTGGAGTACGCGTACAAGTAGTCGTAGGGGTCGATGGTGACTGTGACACGCTTTTCAGCGTCCACTCCCTCATGCCACCAGAAGTATTTGTCTAAAGCTTCGAACACCAGCCTTTCCACACGAACATTGAACGTCCAAGTCTTCAACTTGTCATCAAACGTTCCGCCCAACGCGCGGGAGCGACGGGCGAATAACGGATTATACGGAGCCTTAACCTTCAAACGTCCGTCACTGCGAGTGACCGTAATATCATCAAAACCTGCCATGACAGTTTCCTTTCACTCAAACGGCATACTCTGACCAATGCGCTGATAACCTCTAAAGCCCCACATGGGCGAAGTCCCGAGGAAGGAAATGCAAGTAAACCCAGTGTAACACCAAGCCGGGAAGAAAAACTAGCCGACAAGCATGCCGAGTGAAATACGATACAATCCAAGCCTCACGAAATCTCATCCAAAAGACTTTCTTGAGGAAGCGGAAGATTCTGCGCCACCATTTCTGCTAATCGGACGGCCAATCTTTTTCTCGTCCCATCCAAAGCTTCCAGCAGATTGCGCCCCTCCACCACACAATCTGGAAAGTCCGGAATATCACGGGTGAAAAGCCAGCTTCCGCATTTCACAATGCCTCCGATACCACGCTTTCTCCCGAGCGCACAGTCCACGACGGTGAGTTAGACCCGACAGTGTGCTCTCATGGCTCGTCCAAGAATCCTGAACTGTCCTCAATCCCACATGCACGCCATCATATGAGCGGATAAGGTTGCGCGCATGCCGTCGGCTTGCACGCAACGCCTTATGGTGCATGCGGATAAGAATACTGCCGTCATCCTGTACGCTGTATACGCGTTTCAGGAATGTGAGTTGACCGGTATGACAGTCCACTATGCGGGTCTTATGCTTGTTCAACCGCAATCCCAATTGGTTGACACGCCGCTCATAACCGGCCAGCACACGTTCGGCCTGTTCACGATTCTTGCAGAAACAGTAGGCATCATCCATATACCGTCCGTAGAATCCTTGCGACATGCACCAGTGGTCAACCTTGTTCAAATACCAGATAGCCATGGTTTGGCTCGTCTGATTACCTAACCCTAAGTGGGGTTCGTCCAATACGAAGATTCTCAATACGGTTAGAATCCGTTCCACATCCTGCTTCTCCCGTCCGGTGCGGGCGATACTCCGGTACAGGGTGGAAATCATATCGAACGCGCGTTGGGAGCTGATACTGCCGAAATAGTTGGAACAGTCGAATATGACAGCATACGGATGCTCCCATTTACCCAAAGCCCGCTTATAGTGTAGTTCAAACCGTTTTCGAGCGAACGATGTTCCACGTTTCGGAAGGCTCGCCGCATTATCATATATCAGTTGGCTTTCCACGATGGGTACAAGACTGTTATCGCACAGAGCGCGTTGCACCACCCGGTCTCGGAATGAGACCGCGCTGATATGGCGAAGCTTGCCACGTTCGGAAATGTCGAATCGGATTGGCGCTCTCTTCTTGTATGTGCCGTCCTCCAATTCTTGGGCGAGTTTCCAACAGTTGACGGCACGCCTATTGTCGAAGTTCAACACTGTGTTTTTCCACGTGACGCCGCGTTTGCATTTTCTTGCGGCTTGGTAGAGCGCGTCGAATCCGAATGTTCGTTGGAAGTCGATGTAACGGTGGAGCTTCCTGTACTTATCATCCGAGCGTTGTTGCAGTCTACGTTGGCGTCTTCTACGTCTTTGACTCGCATTCACGATTTTAATGCTTCCTTCACTAGGGAAAGAGAAAAGAATGGTTGAGGGCAGGTCGTCGGCAACAACCCAAGACATGCAATGATGTTGGACGCCCAGCTTAAGGGGCGAGTATCCGTCGTTTCCGACAGTCTTATCTCCCTCAACCTATTTCACACGCAACCCATTTTCGAGGGTCAGCGCATTCGACCATATCCCCTTCCCCTTCGGGAGGCTTTCACCCATTGGGCTACTGGCCTATCTGATGTTAGTTTTTGGTAAGAGGAATCGGGGACAACAGAGTAGCGATTATTAGCATTGTTGTTGTAGCTGGGGTCGCCGTTCGAGTTCACTTGGAGGAAATTGTTGTTGTTGTTCGGGTTGGGCGAACGCTCCCACCAATTGTTGTTGTCAGCACCAAGAGGAGTGGAACCGGAAACGGTGTCACCATAGTTTGGATATGGCCGATTTTGTTCAATTATATTTTAGGCTTGCGCCTAAGAATTCATTATAGTGTTCGTTTTCGACTCGGCGTTTTTCGCTTTCTTCAACTGGTCACGCTCATACTTGACGGCTCCGGTGAACACGCCCATAGCCTTGTAGAGGGTTCCCGCATAGTTCACGAATTTCTTCTCCTTGACGACGGGATTGTATCTAGGGTCGCCCTCCGGATACTTCCTGTAGGCTTCCAAGTCTTTTTCCCGTGGAGGAAACTCCACCCAATCGTCCACAAGACCGGAAAGCGAATTCAACATGCCTTGAGCCTTGCACAACAGTTGCAGTTTCATCGTATGTTCTTCGACCGTGCTCGCATAAATAATGTCTGCACTGTAGGCGGATGAATACATTTCGTAGGCGATATGCATGACATGCACGGTTTCGAGACAGTTACGGCTTTTAGGCCATTTGCGGAAAAGATTTCTGGTAGCCAAGAGCACGATTCTTGCCTGATTAGCATATTCGCTTCTGGCCTTGGTACGTTTGCTTGCGGGAACCGTCATAAGACTTCCTTTTTGTAAGTTTCAGCTTTGGGATGGTGGGTGGGGATGAACCCCACCCACCAAGGATTAGAGGATTAGAAGGAGAAAGCGGGGACAACAGAGTAGCGATAATCAGCACTGTAGCTGTAGCTGGGGCCGCCGTACGAGTTCACTTGGAGGAAACCGCTGCAGCTGCTCGGGTCGGGCGAACGCTCCCACCAATAGTTGCTGTCAGCACCAAGAGGAGTGGAACCGGAAACGGTTTTGTAAATGCCGGAGAGAATGCCATTACCCGAATAGTTGTTCGTCACCTTGCCGCTGAAGTACTCGTATTGACTTCCCTCCTGACTCCACGCTTGAAAACCACCGTAGGTCTTCCAACCGTCATACATAGTGGACACGAGTTCACGGTAGGAGACGAGCCATACTTTGTCCGCTGTGGCTGACGCGCTTGAACCGGATGAACTTCCGTATGCCATGTTGTTGGTTTGTTTCAACACGGGTGTGACATTGTTTTGGAAGTCCGGGGGGAATTGGTTCCAGATTTCACCATTGTTCATCTGATTGCGAAGAAGACTGTCACGCCAGCCGCCCCTATTGGTGTAACTATTGTTCATGGCATACGCTTTCGGTAACGCGTTCCAAGCCATGAACGTCAATCCTGCTTTCCGTCCACTTCCGTCGGCTTTGTCGTCGTGGAGGATGCCGATGAGTCGGAATGGGAGGTTCGAGCCGTCCGATAGGGTGAGCGTGCCTTTGACCCCGTCGGTCAGGTTCTTTTCCATTGCGGCATAGTATGTGCTTCCCCTACCTTTCTCGCTCAAATCGTCGGCAATCTGTTTCAAACCCGCCGCGTTATAGCCCGCGTAGCAAACCTTGTCCACGCCAGTATTGCATTTGGCTGGTTCGGCGGCTACCGCACTACCGGTGAGGAAGCCGCCGCAGACCGCGCTCATGATGGCGAGAGTGGCGAGGAGCCGCCGAACCATGTGACAGCTCCCGTGTGATTGTGTGGCGTGTTTGCCCATTCTTGTTCCTTTCACTGTTCTTCCTTCTTTCGTAGGAGGATGATTGCCGTGACGAGTCCGCTGATGCTGACGAGCATGAGGAGCGGCAACAGCAATCCCATGCCTGTGTGCGGCATGGTCGCCAACCATGTTTCAGGCAGGACACCCGCATCCACATGCTCCTTGGTTGGAGCATCTTGGGTGAGGGTAATGGTCAGCTTGTTGTCTTCGTCCGTGTAAGCGTCCGAATCAGTGGAGCTTCCATCCGTCGCAGGGGTCTTGTCTCCCGCATCCGGCGTGGTGAAGTCCCGGTGGTTCACTTTGGTGAATTGGATACGGTATTTGTTGCCGTTCGCGTCCAGACGTTCGAAAATGTACTTGCCATCCTCGTCGGTCTTGGTGGTTGCCAACTGTTTGCCGTTCTCGTCAGTCAGAATGACCGTCTGACCGGCGAAATGCGTGTTCTCACCTTCATCTTGGATGCCGTTCTTGTTGGTGTCCTCCCAGTACAGGCCGCTGATGGAACCGAGGTTCTTCGCGGTTGTGGTTGGGGTGATGATGGTGCCGACTTGGTCGCAGGAGTCCTCGTCGGACGTGCTGAACCAGTGTTGGCGTCCTTCCTCCGTATAGTCGGTGTCGGTGCGGCAGGTCGGATTGCCGGTCACATCATTCGTGTTGGTGTCCAGTTTCGTAGCGTCCGGAGTGTTCGGCGTGGTTTTGCCGATTGCGTGTGGCGTGCCCGAGTATGGTGTGTGTTCGGAGTCGAACCATGCTTGGTTGAGAATGGTCTTCGTATTCTTCTTAACCCACTCGTCAATGTACGACTGGTCTTTGCCTGTCATGTCAGCGGTCTCACGGTCAACTGTGCCGGTGAAATGGTAGATGACATAACCGCCCGGCTCAATCGCATACGGCAGATTATACGTGCGAGTAGTCAACCCATTCTCAGTGGTTTCGCTCGATGGCTCGACCGGTACGGCGGTTGGGTCGGACGATACCGCCATACCTTTCAAACCGGTGGAACGCGCGCCACCCGTCTTACCGTCACCATACGGGTCGAAGCCCGCAATCATGACCTGTTTGCCAAGAATGAGCACGTCACGGTCGCCACCCGCCACGTCGGATGCGATGATGCCCGTATCGACTGGCGTGCCGATGACGTCCGTGTTGTTACCGGTGGAGCCGTTCGTCCAATACATGCCGTTGCCGGTCTTGCCGTTCGCCAATTGTCCGTCACCATTCCAGCCTGAGGCCCACAAGTGTTGGTTCTTGTCGATGGCGTACAGGGTATTGTATCCGCCGCTGATTTTCACAATGTCCTTCAAACCGGACAAGGTAGCACTATAGGTCGAGAACCAGAACACCGTCCCATCGTCTTTTAACGCGTACATTTGACCAAACGCGGCGGCGACTTGCGTGTAACCGCCACTGGAAAGCTGTCCCAAGGAAACGCCTGTACCGGAGTACAGGTATCCGCCGGACGTGTTCAAGGCGATGAAACCTTCCATGCTCGCACTGAGTTGAGTGAACTTGACACCAGAACCGATTTGCGTCCAAGCCGCATAGTTCTGACTGCCTACAGCGTTTCCAACACCCCACAAAGTTCCGTCGCTGGCGATGGCGACGGTGAACTGGTTGCCGCATGCCACGTCCGTGAACGTCTTATCCGAAGCGACTTCCGTCCATTCGAAACGATTGTCCGTATCACCCGTACCTAATTGGCCTTTACCATTCCAACCAGTCGTGTACAAGTGTCCGTCCGTGCTGATGGCGGCGGAATGCTTGCCACCGGCGGCGACTTTCAGCCAACTACCGTTGACCATGGTCGGCTTGTTCACGTTCACCGGAGTACTCGTGTTCGTGGAGTCAGGCTTGAAACCTAATTGACCATACTGGTTATTACCCCACGCATACAACAAGCCCTCGCTCGTCAACACAAACTTATGGTCGCCACTCGTCGCAACCTGCTTCGCACCACCAGACTCGATAGAAACCGTACCGGCGGTAGCGGAAACATCATGCACGTCGGCGCTCATACGGTCAGAAACGACACTGGAAGTATCAAAACGACTAGTGCCTTTGTTTTGTACTTTGACATCCCAGTTGATGACGCATTTCGTATCAGTACATTTGGTACCGGTGACGGTTTTGTCCACGGTGGCTTTCGGGTCTGGTTTCGCATACCCGTAGTCCACGTTTTTCTGGTCGATGCCGATGCCCAAGCTGATATTGTCGGACGTGTCTTTCGCGTTCGCTTTGATTTTGTTCGACCAGCTTCGCGTGTTCGTCACGTTTTCGACCTTGCCGTAGTAGGTTTTGACTTGTGTCTGCACGCCGTCACTGGTGGTGGTGCCGGTGTTGCGTTTCACCGAAGTCTTGTAAGTGCCGGAGTGGAGCAGTACGAACTCATAGTAGCCGTCCTTATCGGTTTTCACCGTTTTGACGGTCTGCCAATTACCATTCGCATCCTGCTTGCCGAGGGTGACTTCCACTCCTTCGATATGCTCCTCACTGTCACCGATGAGCGTGTTCTCATCCTTATCCCACCAGACGGTACCACTGATGCTACCGGCCACTACCTTCGCCACGTCAGGCCACGGCTGGTTGCCCGCCGGTTTGTCGGAAGCGTCGGAATAATAGTTGCGGCCAAGCCACAGCGTGTACTTGTCGTCTTTCACATTGTCGGATGGGGTGAGCGTGATGGTGCCGTTCACCGCCGAATAGGACAGTTTATCGTCGGACGCGACGACAGTGCTGGTCAGTCGGATGGCGGTGATGTTCTTCTTCTCGATGGCGGACAATTCATCCCATGTCTTCCACTCGTAGTCAGCCGGATTATCCGACTTCTTTCCGGTGGTGGTTGAATAGTAGACGGTCGTACTGGTCGAATTGTCCATATTGACCGTGACGGGCTGGGTCAGTTCGTAGGAGCCATGATAGTTGCTGTATCCACGCTCATATTCGACCAGCTTGTCCTGCACGTATTTCTCATCACCATTCGCAGGAAGCAGTAGCATGCTATCCATGGTGCCGGTATGTCCGCCGCCCTTGCCGTACACGTTGAACTCCCAAGTAAGCGGGTCACTGATTTCAGCCTTCGTGGTCTTCACACGCATGATGCCACTGTTGGTTTCCGCATTGGAGACAGGGAATGGGACGCTGGGCGTATTGCTTTTGATGGTTTGGGCTTGCAATGCGCCGTTCTCGTCAACGTCCACGCTCATATTCGCACTGGCGGTCACAGTCCCGGTGGCGAGATTGGATACGATGCCACTGAAATGCAGGTCAGGCAAAGTGGCCGACCCCATACGGTCTACTTCAGGCGTGACTTTGCCGGAACGTGGCGTGAACACGAGATTATTCCCGTCCACTTTCATCTGCCAGAACGAATCATCACAGGTCGGATTGTACAAGCCTTTCGGTTTCGGCACCGTGATGGTCGGCGTCATGCTTGTATTGGACAGGAGAATGGTGCGCAATTGTTCCGTGACCGTATAATCCACTCGCATGCCGGGAATCAAATCGACTGCGCTTCCGGACGGGTGATTGGAACTGTTGTTCGCATACACTTGATTGCCTTCACCATCGTAGGCTTTCAGACTGATGTCGATACTGGTGGTCGGGTCTACCGGCTTGGCAATCCACACCCAATTGGTGACGCTCGCCTTATCGTCTTCGGTAAGCCATGCGGTCAGCGTATCCAAAGCTTCCACATTGCCTTTGGACACGTCGGCTATGGCGAGCGTGTTGAACGTGACCTGAACGTTCGGCGCACCCTTTCCCAAAGTCAACGTGTCGGGGTTGAACGTCACCCGAATCTTCTTGACGTTCGGAGCGTCCGTGTCGGATGGTTCCCCGTCATGCCAATTGTCTTTGCTATCAGCCCATTGAACTTTGTAGTCGGAAACCGGAGCGCCGTTCTGGGTGACTTCCAAGCTTCCATCCCACCGCATGCGCGTATTATCCCACTCGTCCTGCATGGTCGGCGTAGTGTTTTTAAGCTTGTCCGCCGTAACGTTCGCCGCATACATTTCCAAAATGGTTTTGACTTGCGTTCCACGGGACACGGTGTCGCCGGAACCGTCGGAATAGTAATGGTAGATGTCGGCTTTGCCTTCGGCGGCGTCGAACGTCAGATTCTCCTTGTCGAACATGGTCTTGGACGCAGTGTTAGGCCGTTGCAGTCCTTTGCCGAACAGTGGAATCTTGCCAGCTGGAGTCGGCTTGAGCCGTTGGATGATGGCTCGTGACCAGTCATTGTTCGCGTACGGGTAGCCGACGCGGGCACCCGTATCCTTGTTGTAGGTGCTCTTGTCCCGTCCAATGTTCCAGCCGGGTTCTCCACCTTTGCCCATGTTCAACAGTGCGTCGCCGTTATCGTCTTTGACGCTGAACACGGTTTCGTCGGGAACAAGGTGGACATCGTAATATTTGACGTCTCCTTCTTTCATGTTTTTGAGCGCGTCGGTTCCGGCGGGAATCCTGTAGCTGATTGTCGCCGCCGCACCGTTCTTGCCACTGGATACGGTCAGATACTGTTCTTTATCACTATTACGGGTAATCCGCTGACCGCCTACAGTCCACACGGTGCCCTGCGGGAAGTCGGAAATATCCACTTTGGTAGTCCAATCGATGCTGGTGGACGCGCCCTTCGTGGACGAATAACCCGGATAGGTCAACGCGTCGGCACGAATAGTGAAATCGCCGGTCGCGTCGGTGTTCTGACTCCAATAAGTACGATGCTCATACGAGTATTGGCCTTTCACCGGATTGCCACCATTGTCAATGACCAAGTCAGCCGCCGGAGCGGATACTACAGTCAGCTCATCCGTACGATACGTGGTTGACGTTCCACCTTCGCGGGCGACGACGATTTTCGGAATCTGACCCGGCTTGACCAAGCCTCCCGTGTCTTTTGCTTTCAGATAGAAGGTTTGGGTCATGGTTTCCACGCCACCGGCTGGAACCGTGTAGGAGCAGGAGCCGTCACTGTTTTTTTTCTTCGCGGTGACGAGTTGTCCCGGCTGGCAGAAGCCACCACCGTCAGTAGTCTGCAAATATGGCGCGTCGTCCAAGTCGAACTTCACGTTGATGGTACGCTTGCCCGCCGCGTTGAAGTTCAACGTCAATGAATATTCGACCGTATCACCGGATGCGACCACGCCATCGGTAGGGGAATCATCGCCCGTGGCGAACCCGTTCTTCGAATTCACGAACGTTTGCGAACTCGTGCCATGCCCCGTACCGTCGGCTTTCTTAACGATTTTCGCAGTAGCATACGCGGATTTCAACTCGTCCGCATGCGCTTTTGGAGAGGCTACCGGATTGGTCATGCATGTCAGGCCGGATGCCAGTGTGGCGATTGCGGCCAATAATGCTACCGGATGTGCCACATGCTTTTTGAGAATACTCATTAGTGTTCCTTCTTTGCGTGGTTTTTTCTACGGATGATGAGAATGGTGATGATGATTACCGCAAGCCAGAAGCCGCCGACGTACAGCATGAGCCATTGGTTCGTGTGGTCTTTCGGCGCGTTTTCGGGTTTGGGTGCGGGGTGCGGCATGCTGGCGCGCGTGCCGGTCACCAAGAGTCGCTTGTTGTTGATGCCGTATGGCGTGCAGGTCAATAGTGTGGAGAGGTCTTTTCCGGTGACGATTTTCAGTTTAGAAAAGTCGGATGGGTCTACCACGCTAATATCCGTGACCTTGTAGGCGAGCGTATGTCCGGCGGTTATCAGATAGAAGACGTCTCCCTTTTTGGCTTCACTGCCGAAGCCTCGCAGCTTGTCGAACATGAGCTGGTCGGCCAAACCCGTGTGAGCGGATATGACAGTATGCGTGTTCTTGCCGCCGACGGGGAGACTGGAACCGTATAAGTGTCCGGCTCCAGCGGCCAACACGTTTTGCGACGTGCCATGCCGGATGGGCAGGTTGATGCCCAAGCGTGGATATTTGATGGTAGCCATGACCCCATCCTTGGGGGTGGATAGTTGCTTCCGATACGTGTTGTCTGTTTCGGACTTGTTGACGCCCGTCCAAGGGTCTTCCGCCTCACCAAGAATGGGCTGGCCTTCCTCGTATAGGCGTTGATTGTAGGCTTGCGCGTCCGCATACTCTTGGGCGATTCGTTTCACGTCAGTGTTTTCCACGGCTTGCGTGTGGGAGTCGGTCAACCGGTTGGATTGGCTGCTGTTCGAAATCATGAGAATGAATGGGATGGTTCCGGACAGGGCGGATAGGATTAGGCAGAGAAGTCCCGCTATGGCTCGATTTCCCAAGCCTTTCGGTTTCGCCGTATGTTTTCCCAAAACCCCTCCCATGCGGTTATAAAGAATCTAAAAGGTGGCGTGTCGATATTTGGGTTCCCGACACGCCAAGCGGAACGTTTCATGCTTTTCCAACCGTCAAACGGTCAGAAAAGTTTTCTCATACGGCTCTCACGCCTTGCGACGAAGCAGCAGGGCGGAAGCGCCAGCCAACAGGACGGTCATCACGCCGAAGATGGACAGCCAGACCGCACCGGTCTTCGGCATGTCAGCGATGTTGCGGGCGTTGATGACGGTCACTCCATCGTCACTGGTCTTGGAAGCCAGATGGTTGGCATCATCCTTGAACTTGGTGAGGGACGAAGTGCTGGTGTTATGGCCTGTGGACTGGGTCACGCCAACGGTCAGAGTGAACTCCGGCAGGATGCTGCCGCCGAACGGACTCTTGGTTTCAGTCACCGTGTAGTCACCGTACATGCCCTTCAAGGTGATGACGCCATTGTTCTTATCGGTGGTGGTGATGTCGGCGCTTGCGGTAGCGGCCTCAGTCGAGTCGGCAACACGATACTCGTTATCATTCACCTTGACGAACTTGACGATATTGTTCTTGGCATCCTTGATGTTGAACACGGCACCCGCGAGCGGAGCGTTGTTCGTATCGGTCTTGGTCAGAGTGAACTTGCCGACGTACACGTAGTTGGTGTTGCCCGGAGTCTTCTGATGGTCGGTGACGTTGTTCGGATTGTGGGAGTATTCGACTTCGCTCGTGTTGGTGTCAACACCGTCCACGTGGGCGTTCTTGTTCACGGTCATGTTATAAGTGACAAGCACGGGCGTACCGACCGGGAACGTGGTCTTGGCGGCGATGATGTCGGAAGAACCATCAGCGGTCGGGGCGAACAGGATATGGAACTTGCCCGTCTCGGTCGTCACCTTGTAATCCTTGCCGGCAGTCAAAGCCTTACCACCGACAGTGACTTTCACACTATCCGGGTTGAAAGTCAGGCCATTAGTATACGTATCGTTGAGCGCATAATAGTAGTGGTCGTAGCCAGTCCAAACAGGCACCATGCTGGTCATCTTGAAAGAGACCTTCTTGCCGATGGAGGTCTTGGCTACCGCATAATGTTCCTCCCCTGCTTGGTGTGGCCCATCCTCATCCCCAGCGATTTTCTCATCCACATCACCATTCTCAACAGAGGTGATAGCCTTGGTGACTCCGGTGTCACTCACCTTATAGTCCACGGTGCCCAGCGTGTAGGTCTTGGCGCCGTTCTTCAACGTGGTCTTGCCGTCGATGCCGGTGCCGTTGAACATGACGATGGACGCCTGACCGGTCTTGGTGGTGTCCACGACCGCGTACACGCCCGGACGGACGGATGCGGTCATATGCTTGGCGTCGGCGCCTTTGGTGAACGCGGTGCCCTTGTCGCCGGTGACGGCGGCCTCGTGCTTCAACTGGTCGATGAAGTCACGAAGCTTGCCAGCCCACGGACTGTTCTCGGAATCAAGGAGATTCTGCACGACCCACACCATCGGATTGGACGCATTATAGGCGTATCCGGCAGTCTGGTCTTTCTTGGAATTAGTGTCAATATGGGCTTTAGTCAATGCGTCAGCAATGGCAGAAGCCTTACCGGCGTCAATCAGGTCAAAGCCGGTAATATTAGTGCCATCAGTCTGCGCATACGAATAGTAGGCGAGCGGCACAGCCTTCAACGTGCGGCCACTAATATCCTCATCCGCCTCAACCGTCAACGTCTGATTCTTAGCCAAATCCTCAGCGCTGATACGCGTGGTATCAGCCATGGCGGAGCTGACTCCAGCCAAACCCATGGCACTGGCCACAAGCGTGGCGACCGTTGCCTTCAACAGGTTTTTGGTTTTCACCTTTGTTTTCCTTTCCTTACTAGACCCGGCGCGCGTTCATTCATTGAACGGGGTCAATATCGGATTACATTCCTAATATACCGCACGCACCCTCATTAAAAACCTTGAAAGAACGCTTTCAGCCCTTAAAAATAAGGAGGGCATGGCTTCCCATACCCTCCAACATGCCCCTGAACAGGTTAGTTTCCGGACTGTTCGGGACCTTTCCCACCTAGTGCGGAACCGGCGGCATGACTGCCGCGACGATTATCAATGTTGTTGTCATTGACTTTTCCTTTCTTTTTTGTGGGCGTATCCACTATGACAGAACTTGTTTCAGAACTCGTTTTCGAAACCTGCGGCCATGTCCGCGAATTTGGAGCATTCGCCCATGAACGCGAGATTGAACGTTTCGGTAGGCCCGTTACGATGTTTGGCGAGAATCACGTCGGCTTCGCCCGGACGTTCCTCACGGTCGTAATATTCGGGACGATGCACGAGAAACACCATGTCGGCGTCCTGTTCGATGGAACCGGACTCTCGCAGGTCAGACAGTTCCGGCTTCTTGTCGGCACGCTGTTCCGCATTACGGTTCAACTGGGAGAGCACGACCACGGGGCATTGCAGTTCCTTGGCGAGCATTTTGCATTGGTGGGAGAAGTTCGACACTTCCTGCTGACGGTTCTCGACGGTTTTACCGGAGGACATGAGTTGCAGGTAGTCGATGACGATAAGCTTCAACCCGTTGACCTTGCGGCTGAGAGCACGGCATTTCGCACGGATGGTGCTCATGTTGATGATGGCGGAATCATCAACCCACAATGGTGCCTTCTCGACCTGATGGCAGAGCGCGTTGAGTTTGTTCCAATCATTCGAGTTCAGATTCTCGGGATGTTGGAACGATGCGAGACGGATGCCTGTTTCGGCTGCGAACATGCGTTGCATGAGTTCGTGACCGCCCATTTCCAGACTGAAAATCACAGTCGGCAGACCCTTGTGCAGTGCGGCGTTACGCGCGAAATCCATGCCGAGAGTACTCTTGCCCATGCCCGGACGGCCCGCGACTATGACCATTTGTCCGGCTTGCAATCCGTGCGTCAACGCGTCGATGTCACGGAAGCCGGTGGGTGTTCCGAACTCGTTCGGATTCTGTGACATTTCATCCAACTGTTGGAGCATTTCGTCGGACAGGCGGTATGCGGTCTTCAACTCGTCGTCTTCGGAACGGCTTGAATCCTCCAACGAGAACGCGGCCTCCAACGATTTGCTGAGCACATCTTCGGCTGACGCGTCGGACACGTTGCTCATCTGTTGCAACTGCTGTCCGACCACGTTGATGTGGCGGAGGATGGCCGCGTCACGAATCTGCTTGATGAAATAGTCACTGTTGTTCGACGTGGGCGCGGAGCCGACAAGCTGGGCGATGTAGTCGATGCCGCCGACCTGTTCCAACTGTCCGTTGTCCATCATGTGCGAGGACAGCATTTGCGCATCCACACGGTTATTGTCTGCGGCCAGTTCCTTTATATTATGGAAGATGGTCTGGTTGGTCGGCTGGTAGAAGTCCTCTTCGGAAAGTTGGCTGATGACCTTGTCCAACGTTTCCGCGTCTTGAAGCATGGCACCCAACAATACTTGTTCGGCCATGTCCTTGTGGATTGGTGTGGGGACGCTCACTTGTCGTTGTTCTCCTTCTTGCCGGTGTTGGTCTGATTCTTGTTCAACGTCTCATACAGGCGGTGTTCCGCTTGCCAACGTTTGACACGGGATTTGCTGGGATGGTTGACCCACCGGTATACGCAACGTTCTATGCGCTTGTATCCGAGGACTTCCGGTCCGAGATTGTGACTGCGGAATATCTCCGAGGGACGTTCCCCTTGCAGATATCGGAGGGTCACTTCGTCTTGGAATTGGGTGGTGAAGATTACCCACCATCCGTGCTTGTTTTTCAAGACGTTGACGACTTCCGGTCGTCTTCCCAAGGCCAAAGCCTCGTCTGCGGTCAGAAGCTTCGCCGGGGATGTGTTCGGTTTTTTCGGTTTTTCGACCATGCTTTTGTTCGTCCTTTCCAAGGTCAGATTGCGTCCGGGAACTGTTCGTTCGGAGAGAATTTGAGGAGTTTCACAGTCGCTCCCTCACGCCATTTGTTCCACGCTTTGATGGTGATTCCGACGATGCGTCGGCGGGTTGGACGGTCGCTGTGCGCTCCACGCTTGTTAATGTCGAACAGCGTGTTGCGGAGTACGAGAATGGGGCTTCCCTCGTCAAGGTTAGCGCCGGAGGCGAGCATGTCGAAGAACCGTTCGCACGCCTCACCGTCGATTTCGTTGAACGTCCAGTAGAGGAGCGCGGCCATGCTGGTGGACATGAGATGATTGCTTTTCGTGTAGAACGTGCTGGCCTGCCGTAGCGTATCCTCCAATTGCGGAGTGCTTTCGATGAACGTCAGCAGTTCATTTCGGGTCGGTGACATGTTGTTGACGCATGCGGCTTCCACACCCAACTGTTCGCTCAGATAGATGGAACGGGCCACGGTGGAAAGCTGTTTGGCGTTGTTACGGCCTTTCAGTTCGAGCACGTTAGCCATGGTGCGGCTCTTGCCCGCATCCATGGTCTCCTGCGTGTCTTCGGGCAGTCCGCGAATGACCAGAGTGCGGAACGGAACACCGGATTCGACGCATGCGAGGAGCCTGTGCTGGCCGTCCAACAAGCGTCCCGTGTTGCTGAATTTGATGGCTTCGCCGTTCATTTTCCAAGCCTTCTGCGCCATGGTTCGGGCGAACAGTTCGACCTGTGTGCGGCTCACGTTGCGGTTGTTGGTGTTCACGCCGAGCATTTCCTTGGCAACGTCCGGGGTGATGGTTTCGACCCGTCCGGTGATGCTGTCCCAATCGTATTCGTCGGTTTCACCGGCGTAGGATGGCGTGGCCTTGGGTGCTGGCTCTTCCGGTTTCAAATGGATGAGCAACGTGGTTTTCGGAGCGCCGGAATGCCGTCTGATTTCGGTTTTCGGTGGTTTCACTTCGACCGTCTCGTACTGTTCGGATTCCTCGACCTGATTCATGGCGAACGCGAACGCGGTCATGGTGAACGCGAGCATGAACCTGTCCACGCTTCGTTTCGGAGGGAACTGTTTCATTCCGTCGATGATGCGGGTGGCGTCCGAATGGGTGATGTATGGGCAGTGGTTCACAACCGTGTCTAGTCCGCCCTCGTATTCTTTATGGGTAAGGAAGACGAATGGTGCGAGGGGAGTACGCGCCTGTGCCATTCCCTTGAAGCATTGGCCGACCTCATTGTAGATTTCACCGACCTGACGGTAGCGTGAAACCGTGTCGATGCCATACTCGTCCACGGGGTTCGTGTACTCGTATTCGTTGTTTTTGAAGATGCGTTCGTTGTATCGGCTGACTTCGCGTAGTCCGGAGCAACGTCCGAAACCGAGTGTGGTTCCGCTGTTTTTCGTACCGTCAGTCCGTTTCAGATTGTCTTTGCTCAGCCAGTAGGCTTCCATATCCGCGATGAATGTTTTCGCCGCGACTTTCTTGGTGAGGTTCCGTCCGGTCATACGGGCGAAGTATTCTCCTTCGACGCCGGTGAGGACTGGCAGTCCGGTTCCGACGAACAGGTTATCAGGCAGGAGGCCGTACCATTCGGGGTTGATTTCATGGTCGCTCATGTAGGAGAGAATACGTCCGACGCTGTCACGGTCGATGAACACGGTTCGCGCGTTGGCGAACGAGTCAACGTCGAGATTCAACGCCTTGCATACTGGCTGGAGGTCTTTTTGAATCATGGTCATGAACCGTGGTTCGGTTTTGATGTCTTTGTTAGGCACGGTTTCCTTCCTTCAATCGTTTCAGTATTCGGTAGGTTTTGGGAGCGCAACCGGATGGATTGTGTTCCTCTTTCCGATACTGTTTTTCAAGTTCGTCCCAATGGTCGATGATGTTCTTCCAGTCTTCCGACACGTCGCGCATGAGACTCAGATAGGCGCGTGCGGATGGCACCATGTCGAACATTCCGAGTATCCGACGTAGGTCTCCGGGGTCTTTCGGAGTATCCTCGCAACCGTGTTCACGCGTGCCGTTCACGGTCATTGTGATTCCGGTGAGCCGTTGCACGATGGCGAGCGAACTGAGGCCCGCGTCGCCGTTGGCGAGCCATGCGGCGAACATTTCCAAGGGGAGTCTGGGATTGTCCGTATTGCCGTCGGAGGCTGGGTTGAGGTTGGCGACGAGCCTGTTCTTCGGAACGTCCGCGATGATGTCCGGTTGGGTTCCCGGGTCTGGTATTCGACCGTAGACGAGATGGTTGTTGACGAGTATGGACGGCTGTCGGCCACCATATACGCCGATGGTGCAAACGGTGTCTTCGACCATGGTTCACGCTTCCATCCAGCGGATGCTTTCGTTGAGGAAGTCTCTGATTTTGCGGAGGGTTTCTATTTCGTTGACGACGACGCTGGTCGCGGTGTCGCTGTCGGTGATGGTGAACATGAGTTCCTTGCCGAAGCTGGGGGATTGGAGGATGGTGAGCTTGTTTGTTCCCTCGTTGTCGATGACTTGGAGTGTGGATGTGTTGCCGTTGTCGTATTTGGTTGCGCTCATTGTTTCTGTGGTCTTTCCCGTTCCTGTGGAATGTTTTGTGTGGGCGAGGTCAGCTTAACACACTAGGTGGGGGTGTGCAACCGTTCGGGGATTCGCGGTCGGATGATTTGCGTTCGACCATACCCTTTGTTATACTGGAATCGTCCACAAAAAAAGGGAGCCACACACTCCCAACCACGCCAAAAAAAAAGAAGAAACTATGAGCAAGCAGACGGAAAACAACATCAACCTGACACTGACACTCATCACAATCGTCAGCGCATTCCTCATGTGGAGACAGGATTACGGCCACGCGGTCATGGCAATCACCAGCATCACATTCCTATTCAGCTCCGCCGCCCTGCTCGCTCACTTCCTCAACGGATTGGACGCCTAACAAGAACAGAATGCCCCAGCCTGAAAAGACTGGGGCATAGGCATGTCACCACACAGAAAAAGGCAACACACATGGAAAACGAAACCAAAACGGAACAGAAACCAAAAACCGAACTCGAACTACTCCTAGAAAAAAACGAACGCATGCAGGACGCGCTGCTCGACCTCAAAAACACGATAAGCCGAATGATTGGCGAGGGCAGACTGCCGAACGACGACGAAACCCGACAGTGGCTCGAAGGAATCGACAGCAAGCTCGAAAACGAAAGCGCAGACCGTGACGTCCTGCTGTTCAACCATGGTTCGATGACCACGGTCGTCCCGCCGGCGACGGAACGATACCAGCCGGATTTGAACGTCCGCTATCAGGAACTCTCCTCCACCATCAACGAAACGTATGCGTCCGCCGACCGCAAGTACTGGCTGGAACGCATTCAGCAAGCCGGACTGTGAACGCAGCCAAGAAGGAACCCCACGGGAGAACAATGCCTGAGCAGATACATACATACCATCCAACGTTCGAGAAGACCAAGAAGCTCTTCAACCTGCGTAAAAGATTGTGGGAGATAGCCGACGGTAAAAGCGACGGAACAATCTCATATGAGGAGGCGAACCATCTCGCCGTGGACGCGGTGGCGACCGCCAACGGAGGAATGCCACGCGCCACGAGCGGCCCCATGGTACGACTCTGCAAGCTTTGCACCAACGGTTGGATTCGTGAAGCGGCAAACGAGATGGGCTTGGTTTACCCGGACTTGGACTATCCGGAACGGTGGGGCAAACATCGAGACCATAGCCGTAAAGAGGAAAGGAAGGCAACGATTTGAGCGGCAACGGATTCGGCAAGGAAGACATAAGCAGAACAGCCATTCCGGCACGCCCATACGCCATGGATATGGCTACCATCAACCGTCTGATGGCAAGGTTGCAAACCATTTCGGACGATAAGGCCAAAGGGAAAATCACATTCCAACAGGCGAACAAGAAGGCTGTGGAAGCAATCCACAAGGCACGGAACACCAAGTCGAAGTCCCTGCAACGCAAGCCATTAGATTATTTAGAACGTATCTGCGAGAACGGTTGGATTCGGGAAGCTGTGCGAAAGATTCCCGAACTGTACCCGTATCTCGACCATCCAGATTTGTGGCTTCGTAAAGGCGTCTGATGTATTCCAAAGAGCAGATATGTTGCATGGTTTCTCTCATAATATTGTCGGCGTTGAGCTTGACCGCGCTGGTGCATTACGCTCGACTGTCGATAGGAAGAATGAGTCGGATGCCTGATGAGAAATCCCGTTCAGACCTGTTCAACTATCGGCTGATGACCGTCGTGTCACTGCTGGTGTTGTCGGTTTCGGTGGGTTCCATCATCGTCTATGGTTCCTCTCTCAAATAGATTGGAAGACTGCCGTATTTATACTTCCTTCTACTTCCCAAACATTGACCATAACGTTTATTGACAAGAATCATTTTCAGAAAGCAGGAAGGTCAGTATGTTAAACAGCACGGAAATGCTTCGACTGGTCAGAGCTGCATGCAACGGAGACCATTTGAAACTGTCCCAGCAAATCGACTTGCTGGCCGACTCGGTGGAGAAAGCCAAGCCGACCGCTTACACCACGAATCTACGTCGGCTGGCGGAGTCGGAACGCGAGAAGGGTCTGGCCGTCAACACGAATCTGACACCGGCTGACTGGTTGACCGAACCGTTGCTCCCACCGGACGGTACTCATAAGCCTGTGTGGGATAAGACCGTGCGGGAACTATTGGACGGACTGGTTGCCGAGTATAAGAAACTGGATGTTCTGACAGCGCATAATCTCGCTCCCCGTAATCGAATCATACTCACTGGAGCGCCCGGTACGGGTAAGACCACCTTTGCTTCCACCCTGTCGGAGAGGCTTGGACTGGACGGTGTTATTCTTCGTGCAGACCGTGTTATCAGCAGTCAGCTCGGTAAGACGTTAACCAATATCGCCTTGGTGTTCGACCGGCTCCACATGGAACGAAAGCTCCTGTTCATAGACGAATGCGACATGCTTCTTGCCCGACGCGACAACTCCCATGACGTTGCCGAAATGCGTCGAGCCACCAATCTCGTACTCCAGAAAATCGACACGCTACCAGATGATTGCATTCTCGTCTGCGCCACCAACATGAGCAGTCTTATAGACCGTGCCGCATGGCGTAGGTTCGACGTCCGGGTTCATATGACACTACCGGACAAGGCGACTTCAAGACTCATCATCATGCACCGACTCAAGGAGTTGAACATCCAAGCCGACGTTCAACCGCTCGACATCGACATAGAAGATGTTAGTCCGGCCCTGCTTGTCCAAACCGTGGACAATCTGGCCCGCAAGACTTTGATTTCCGGTTCGGAAACCATTCCGACCGACCTGTTCGTCAATGCTTTCAACTCTCTGAAGATGGAGGTTTCCAACCAGTGAACCGTGACGGATACAAGTTCGATATCAATGTCCGCAGAAACGGTTTCATGTCATATCTGTGGAGCGCCGAAGTGGAAGATGAAGGATTCTTCACTCCCATTGCGAACGGTACTGCCCACACTCTCAACGGCGGCAAGAAAGCCGCTATGAAACAAGCGAGAAAGTGGGCGCAACACCAGCTCGCCCACCCCAGTGAAAAGGAAAGGTGGGCGGAATGTGCGACGATGAGCAACACCAAAACCAGACACCGGCGAAGTCACTGAAACGTTCCGGAAGGCAACCGAAACTATCCGACGTCGTCATGCTCGACCGGGGTTGTCAACTGTGGATTCGTGAAGCCCGTAAAGGGAACATCACTGACACGTCGAAGACCTTGGAGAAGATTCGGTATCAGCTTCGATTGGAACGTCGTGTGGCCGGACAATCCGGTTCTGGACTTCGTAGACCTGTGGGTAGGGATAAAAAACCCGATACGGATGGGAACGGTTCAAAGCCGGATAGGAAAGACTTATAACCTATAAGGGTGCCGGTTGACGATGCTGTCAACCGGCACCTTTTGGTATCCGACCTCACAATACTGGGGGTATCATTGTGTTATCGACGGAACCACACGCCCGTCATTTTTATAAGGAGACACAATGAACGAAGGAACCTATGGGCTGGAGACCCTGAAAGCCGACTATCATACGATACTCGGCTACGATATCGGCTATCTCACCGCGGAATCCTATCCGCTGTTCGCACCCTATCGTGCGAAAACCAAGAACAGTTTTTCCGGTAGAGTACCGAGACTGTTAAGCATAATCATCACCACTCTCATCAACACGCCAAGCCACGAATGGGATGCGGAAACCCGCACGCTCACCATCGGTGACGACTTCTTCTTCCTCGCCAACAAATGCGGGTTGAACAGTGGAGGAGACGGACGCACTACCGTCCGGAACCAGCTTCTCATGCTCTCGTCAGTCCAGTTCACCGGAGCGGACGGAGTCAAAGTCACGCCGGTCGAACACACCGAAATCACCGCCGACAGTCTCACTATCGAGCATCGGAAAATCACGTTCACGGAACCGTTCGTAAAAATGATGACAAGGAACGTCCGGCAGATGCCGTTGAAGTGTCTGTACCCCAACGCGGGTAGCGCCATAGCGATAGACCTGCTCGTATTGGCGGCATTGTATTGTCCGAACGACCATAGACTCATCATCGAACGGGCAGACCTTCCATCACTGCTTCCAGCAAGCAGGCAAAGCCTCTCCAAGCAGAATCTTCTAAATAGATTCAAGGAGTTGAACGACAGTCAGAACGAGTGGACGTATCGTATAACGAAATACAGCGTGACCATCAGCCCGTTCGGAGTGTACTCGTCCGAAGACGCTTTGAGATTACGTCGCAGACAATAGTCCAAGCTTGAAAAGAGGGGAGCCGACCGTAAGGCCGACTCCCCTCAATGATGTCGGAATGGGAACTCAGACTTTCAGCTCATCGATAACGGAAAGGTCAACACCGTCACCCCAATTATCGACAATCTTGCTCAGGTTCTTACGCATTCCGGCAGGAGACTGGTCGTCAACCGGACGGCCGAAATTCTTCTCCGGCGCGACCGCGTTCAGCACGGAGAACAGCAGGTTGGTCATATCTTTGCCCTGCGCGAACACCAACGTCACCTCTGCGGCAATCATGCCCGGCTCGGCTGTAGCCAACCCTTCCAACGCGGACGCGAACTCGGAGATTCGACGTTGGTTCTTCGGCTCGGTCAATGCGTCCAGCACTGCTTCCGGAGTGCTCTTCTTCGTATCGGTCAACGCTTTGGCGAGAGAAACCACACGCTCGTCATCCAACGATTTGACAAGAGGAATCAGCTTCTTGCCGAACTGTTCCTCGATGTGCGGCATGGTCTTTTCACGCGGTTTGCGATTGGAACGGCCCTTGCCCTTCCCTTTCGGCTTGTCTTCGGTTTCAGTGGACTCAGCGTCCACGTTCATGTCCTCACCATCAGCCGGTGCGGACACGTCAGCGACAGGCTCCGAACTCTCCTGATTAAGAGAATCGGATTCCGTCTGCGACTCCTCGACAGGAGACTGCTCCGGTTCAGAATAATTGTCGGAACCGTAACCATTGTCCTGCTCCGACTGCTGGTTGTTGTTGAATCCCCAATTGGTGAAGTCTGGCATCATACCTTCTTTCGTCATATCCAGCGAACACTCCGGTCGTACAGGCTGTTAACAGTCGGAACGAGGTGTTCTGTATTTTCAATTTACGAGTGTAACGCCCGACGGCATCCCTAAACGGGGAAAACGGGAAAAACAATTCCCCGCGCCGCCCGCGCCGGTAGTCCCAACAGAAAAGCGGAACCAAAAAGAGTCCCCAACAAATATGAAAAAAGGAACAGCACCCGACCATTATCAGAAAAACCATGAAAACCATCCAGTCCGCGCCGGTAGGTCAACATGAATAGCCAAAAATCAGAAAAAAGAAAACAAACACCATCACATCAAAAAGAAGAATCAAGAAAACCAGAAAGAAAAGGAAAAAAGAAAAAGAAGAACATAAGAGAAATAAGAGAAGACATCCTAAGCAAATAGAAGCAACAGAAGAACAGGACAACACCCAGCAACATAATCAGGAAAAAAACAACAGAGAAAAGGACAATAGAAGAAGAAACGCCTACCCCTAAATCGGGAATACAACGTATGAAAACAACAGAGGCAACGCAACCATCCACCAAAAGAACAACATATCAACCCATATGACATACAGGACAGAAGAACGACATCACCAAACACCCCAAGAAACAAGAAAAGCAACAAGCCACACCATCACAAGACAAACCGAACACCAGTATCAACACGACGGCACACAACAACCACAGCACAAAACGACAACAGCGAAAAGGTCAATAGTCTCACTAACAAGGTCAACGACAATCAAAACAAGGTAACATCAATACAGGAACAGCCAATGCAATGAAAAAAGCAACAGCAGAACCAACAAAAAACTAAATATCAAAAACTATAAATGCCAGAACTCGGACAGAACCGTAAACGTTCCGATGAAAACAACGGAACATGACCCATCAGGAGGCGGTCTTATTGGAAAAACGAACGATTTCCCTGATAATCGGCTCCGGAGGGCTTCTCACAACCATCAAAAAGGCCCTTACGAGAGCCGGAAACATGCGTTGGCAGGTGCCCGCCGCAGACAATATTCAAGCACAGGCCGACTATCTAGTAAGACATCCGGTGCCCTCCGGGTTCAAAGGAATCATCTTCACCGACAGGGCTGGAAACTGGCTTCCGATAGCCAACGCCGGATACATGGTCTACTGGTGCAACACCGGTCAGATACCGGTCGGAGCCATGGGCATGAGCGAACAGATGTTACGCATGAGCGTGGCTGATTTCGCACGGACTTATTGGGGAATCCAGCTTGCGGACAAGCGTCTCGTAGTCGATATCCTCCAAAACAAAGTGAAGGAGACTGCGGTTCTCCTACCCATCACATCCAACACCGGAGGAGTGGGGAAGACCACGTCCAGCCGACAGTTGGCAGACCGTGCGTCGCAAGCCGGATTGCGTGTTCTACTCATCGACGGGAACATCCGGCAGTCCAGCCAACGTAGTTTTTTTGACCCGAGACAGGACAAGCCATTGCATACGATAGCCGACTGGCGACCGGGCATGCAGGTGCAGGTTGGAGCCAATCGAGGACGTGACCTTGGGGTTCCATACGACATCTGTTTCGCACCTCCAGCCGGTATCGGAGTGGACTGGCAGATATACCGTCAGTACATCCAAGCGGCACGCCGACTGTGGGATTTCGTCGTGCTCGACCTTGACCGAATCAGCGCGGACGATTTGGATGATAGGGAGAATATCGCCAACGGTTTACTGCTTCCATACATTCAATCGGGAGACCCTTGTCTGGTTATCGTCAAGGCTGGAAGGCAGACGCAGATAGACGCGTTGAATCTGCTGACGGCCTTGGCTGAGCATCATCTTCCGAAGGAACTCATCGGCATCAAGGACACTGTTCCGGTCGGATTGCAAGGTTACAGGCGGCTCGACTATACGAGATATGGAACGTTTCTCGGAACCGAATATCAGACGGTCGAGGCAAGCAACCATATCGCCAACGGTGATGTCAGATGGGATGACCCCGGTCTTGCTTTTGCTAGGGAGAACATTCTTAACTGGGCTTTGCCCGACCGTGGTTTCAATCCGGGAAGATTCAATCCGAACGCTAAGAACAGTGAAGGAAAGAAAGGTCGTGGGCGTAAGTGACATTCGATGACCGTTTTCTTTTCGACCCGAACGACGAGAATCTTTGGAAGACCGGAAGCATTGCCGACTGGTATAAAGGCAACGACATGTTCGAGATGGAGCATCCCGGATTGTTCGCGCAGACCCACCCGTGGTTCGTTGCGAACAAACTGTTCGCGGAGACAATGGTGAAAGCGAACAGCGAACTCGTTTCGAGTATCCTCGGAGCATTGTTCACTTGGAAGACATGCACGGTTGACCAACTACGTGCGGGACTTTCCATCAAAGGCGCTCCCGCTTTCGAGCGTGACGAACCGAACCTGTATGGTGCGATGAACCGTTTGGGAATCATCAACGTCGGTTTCAGTCAGGCGGAACGATTGTACGGTCAGACCGTGAATCATGTTTGGCTTTCACCGTCGAACAGTCCACGTCTTATCAACCGTGCGATGAAATTGTACGGGATGGAAAAGTGGATGCGTGAGACGATGGCGGTTTCCTATTACGCGGGGAATCGTTTCCATGTTCGGCATAACACTTATGCGGCGCACGCGGGATTGATGTTGGCACGCGATTCACGTGTGAAATTTTCATCCGGTGATGGTTGGGGGAAATTCCGTAGCGTTGACCCACAGGCTGTTGCCGAATCGAAAGTCGGCAAGGCTTGCGCTACCGATGTGGTGACGTTGTGCCGGAACAATGTGTTGGCGGGTATCGAAATCCAAACGTCGAACAGCGAATTGGATAAGAAGATGCAGAACTGGGCGAAGATGCTCGCCTACTCTCCGATGAAACGTCGCGGACTCATCTGCGTATGGTTACAGATACCGAAGGCGAACGAAGGTTACGAATCGTTCAACGCGGTGATACAACGCACGCAAGGCATGACGGAAATGGTCGTGGGCAATCCGACCGTGTCGCAACGAATGGGAGTCGCGGTTTGGGATGAATGGTTCGAGCATGGAATTCCGACCGACAGGTTCGGTGAATATACGGACATGAGTGGAACACGGCGCAACATTTTCTCCGACGAGTGGGCGCAATACACTCCGCAGGTTCGTGACGTTCGCAAAGTCAGCGAATGGGGTTGGGACGTGACACGGGACATCATCAAAAAGGATTGGGGTTGGGACGTTTCCGGTTGGACGATGCCGGAAGCGTACCGTGGTGGCTTCTACGGTTTCATTGGAAAGGATTGCGATGGTCTCCACTGAGGAATCATTCCAACAAACGCAGGACGCGTTGGACGCGGCGAGATTGGAACGTGCGCGGGCTTTGCAACAGGTTCAGACATTATGTGAGACGGGACGTAGACATTTGGTCGTTCCGTTTCTGATGGCGAACATGCAACGTGTTCCCGCATTACGGAAAATACGACTCTGGCAATTGGACTCGATAATGTTCAACACTTCCCGACGGGTTGCAAACAAAACAATCCGCATCATGCGTGAAACCATCAACGATGATTCGAGTGTGAACGACGGTTACGTGACTTTGGGCTGGGCGTTGGAGTCGAAGGAGAAAACCGTCCGGATGACGACGTGGCTTCTCCAATTGTCGTTACGTGAGAGGCTTTCCACTTTCCAAAAGCCGGAAGGCTTCCCATATGCGCCGTTATATCAGCAAAGCACAGACGACCAACAGAAAGAAGGTAGCGCATGAGCGGACAGAATTGGTATCAGATAACCAGAACATTGCAACAGCTTGACGAGGACGAGCAACGTTCGAAAGTGGAGAGCATTCCCGCCGAACTGGACGGATGCACACTGCTCCTCATCAAAAAAGGCGAGGAGCCGGTCAAGGAATACATTTACGGCGACGGCGAGGGAATCATCAACGCCGGACAGTTGGCTGGATTCGACGCGAAACTGGTCGAAGACGACGACGGGCCGGTGTTGCCGGACGGTGTGAACAGTGCGGCGCATCCTCTCATCCCGTTCCGTGCCCGGTTGAACTCGAAAAGCAACATGGAGAAAATGCGAACGAACTATTCCGGTGTTCGTACAAGCATCGAGAAGGTCATGCCGCCGGACAGTTACGTGAGCGTCACCCTTCGCAATCAGGGATACTTCGAGCAGATTCGTATTCGTAATTGGATTAGCGACGAATACAATGCGGTCGAGGATTCAAGCGAACTTGCTTCGACCAACACGATGTGTGCCCGTGTGAGTTTCGGTTGCCGTCAGGCTTCGCGTAACCGACAGCTTGCGCAGAAGATTGGTCAAATCATCTGCCCGCTCATATCCAACATGTCCAGTCATGCGAGCCGTCCGAAATTCGGTTTGCTGTTCGTCAGCATGCTGTTGGAAGTTTTGTCCGTGATTTGGAGTGTGTGCGGTCTTGCAAGAGGATACGTGATGGATGGGGTTTTCCCATTGTTCCATTCCGCTTGGGGTTTCGGAATCGCGCTTCCGTTGCTTGCGGTGACGTTGGTCGTGTTCCTGTTCCTCATGCTGTTGTCGTGCATTCCGTTCGTTTACATTCCGCGACCTCAGATTGCCGGTGGAGCGGTGGCGCTCATGCTTTACCTGCTGTTGGGGTTGCTTCCGCTTCCGACATTCATTCCGATTCTTTTCGTTCCGCTTCTTGTCTTCGCGTTCATCCGTTGGAAGAATTGGACGTTGTGGGATGACATTTTCCAAACGCCACGCAGATATTATGCGATTGCGAACGACCGTGGCGCGAACGATTCCGATAATCAGACCCGTCTTGGCGTGCGAACTCATAAGGAGCGCGTGTCGGCTTATGGTGCGCAGAGAACCACGTTGATTCTTCCTCCGATTATCGTAAGCTCCGTGTTCACCCCGGTCACTCAGGGAGTGGCGATGAAACAGGAATTGCATCCCGTTCCGGAAGTATTGTCGCATGATGGCATCTTCCTCGGAAAGGACGATACGGGACGTAACTGTTATCTCGACCCGTCGCAACTGTTCGGCGGTATCGCCATCAACGGCGAGGCCGGTTCCGGTAAAACCGTGCTCACCCATGGCATCAGCCAGTGGGCAATCAGCGCACGAGAAACCACCAGTCCGAAAATCTGGGGACGCGACTCGCGTATCATCCACTTCTGGATGAAGGATGATACCGGTGTTAACGTGTTGGAACGTTATCGCAAACGTCACGGTTTCACCAGTCCGCAACGCGTCGTTTATTTGGCCGACCCGAACAGCGTATGTTTGGACATGCTTGGCATGAAGAACGGGAATAATGCGATGGAGACTGCGGCGAGCGTGGCGAAGACCATGCGTTACTCGTTCGATGACGGTGATATTCTGAACGACTCGCAGAACATCATCACCCAAGCGTTGACCATCGGCGTGGCGGTTGACCGTTACGTGCAGGAGGAACGTAAGCATAATCCCGAATCCGCGAACAAGGATTGGGAAAGCGAGATTGTGAAACGTTGCCATCAGCTCGAACAATCGTATCCGGGTGCGGAACAGTTGCGGATGCAGCTGAGTCCAATCGGATGGGCAGTCGTCGCATTATGCGGTTCCGACGGTCAGGCCGGTTCCGCGAAAGCGTTGGGTCATGTGTGCCGCGCGTTGAGTATGGAATTGAAGAGTGGCTACATGTTCGAGGAGATGACGTATGCCGCCCGTGCCGCCGAGCAATTGTATGGCCGTCCGGACGCGGCTGGTCATACGGTTCGTTCCGACCGTGACATTCTCTCCAAGACGAACGCCTCGTTGAACAAGGTGAACCAGTTCCTTCCCATCGAACACATGTTCACGGCACGTCGTGGCAGAGTGACTTGGACGAACATTCTCGACCATGCTGGCGATTATCACATTGTGCTCGCACCGCATAATGGTTATTCGTTGCCGGAACGTATGGATAAGATTCTCGGCGGCTGGCTCATGTACCGTTTCTGGAATACGGTGTTCGCGCATTGCAAGGATTGGGACAAGGCTGGCAAGTGGACGATGCTCGTGTGTGACGAGTTGAGCTTGTTGGCTAACGGCAATGACGGTATCATGCCCGCGTTGCGTGAGCAGGGTCGTTCGTTCGGTCTTCTTCTCGTGTTCGCCACCCAGTATCCGACCCAGTTGTCCGACGCGATGTTGGATTCGTTCATCGGCTATTCGACGTTCATCACATACAATACGACGATTCCACGTATTGCCGATATGACGGCGAAACGTTTGACAAACAATGATGGTGAGGATGGTTGGCGTTCGGGCGCGGTCATGAATCTTCCACGTTATGCGGCGGCTGTGCGTACCCGAACCCAAGAACAGTTACAACCGACGTTCCTTGTCCATGTGAACGATTTCGATAACGGTTATCGCAATGGTGACATGGATGATGATGACTAGTTTTTAGCGTTCATCATATTGCTTTTCAGAATCCGTTCGGGAATTTCAACTTCCGGACGGATTTTTTTAACCTAAAAACCTCGCTACGACTGGAAACAACCGCGTAGGTTGATAGGATGAAAAATGCAGGAGAGTTCCGTTTGGAAAACGAAAGGGAACTCAAAAAATGGGTGGAACCATTACCTTGGCTGGAAGCAGCCTTGAGAGCACCTATCATAAGATATTCGACACCATTTTGGACAGTAGCGCGGGAACCGTGTTGACCAACATCGGTCTTGCCGCCGCAGTGTTTCTCGCACTCGGCCTTATCGGCGGCGCTATTTGCAAGGCGTTGGGACGTCAGAACAAGCTCGTGCAGATGTTCTGTCCGACCATCGTTCGTGTTCTCATCATTCTCGGAGTCGGATTCATTCTCGCTGGCCCGAAAATCACCGTTCCGGCAATCCTGAAATTGCTCGACTGGTTCATTAACGCGTTTGGCGGCAGTGGAAAGACCTATCTGGGAATCTGACATCCGCAGAAGGAAAACCGGAGTGGATACATGAAAAGAACCTTTCCTATTCTGTCCCCACTCCGGTTTTCTTTTTACAAGCTTTGCATACGAAAAGAGTTGAATCATGAGCGATGAGGAAGACGAAGGATACAAAGGCCCCTTGCATCCGAGGTTGACGATGGACGACATCACGGAAGTGTCCGGCCCGGAGGAAATCGAACGGAAGAACACGTTCCAGATAACCAAGAACACCGAAGCCCGTTCCAAAACCGTGTTCTCCGTTATCGTCGGCGCATTGGTGGGCTTGGCGCTCTGCCTCATGTTCGCTCCGTTGCTCGGATACATGTTCAGCTCGTTCTTCGTACTGTTGGGCGGAATACTGGCTCCGTTCTTCGCAGTCGGCACCATTAGAGACCGCACCCAACAGACACGGTGGAAGAGAACCTTGCAGGATATGAAGAGCCGCAAGATTGAAGGGCAGGTCTTCTACCCGAATTCCACTCAGCCGGAAAACATTATCGACCTTCAAGAAATGGAAATCCGTTGAATACAAAATATCGAGACCCAGTGAAACGGGCGGGTAGAAGGAACCTGCTCGTCATTCTGATGTTGTGCGTGGTCATGACATTGTTCGTCTTGCCGTCCAGCGTGTTCGCCGCACAGGTTAACGATTCGACCACGACGATAACATGCGCCAACGGTGGAACTGACAGTGTGACATCAGACATCTCTAGTTGTCTTCCTTCCGGACGTTGGGGAAATTACGTTGGGGAAATCACTTCGCGTACAGAACCGTACAGTGGCAGCGATGTCGCCGGTTGGTTCTCGAACGTCAAGCAGACCATCAGCTCGCAGACCCATATCGTCCTTCCTAACATTCTGATGCAGTTGACTCAGGTCTGCTGGTCTTCCGCATTGTCCATCAGCCAGTTCGCCGCTTCGTTCGAGCCAATGAAACAGGCTGGTGCGAACATCGACTCCGCAGTGTCCACCATGGTGACAAGTCTGATGGACGGCGGTATCCCCGCCACCATCGCAGTGCTCGGCATCGTGGCTTGGGTTGGCGCGGCTGGATTCCAAATCGGCACCGTCAAAGAGGCGAGCAAACGAATCGTCATCATGGTTCTCTGCTTCGCTTCAATCACGATGCTTGGAGCTGGAGCGGCCAAGACCGGGAAGAACGCCACAGAACCGGCGACCGGAAGCCCATGGTGGGTCGTGCAGACAATCAACAACACCATCAACAAGCTTTCGGTCAACCTCGACCTTGACGGTATGGCCGACAGTGATAAAAACATGATGTCCTACCATCATGCGGCGAACGGTGCGAAAACCAATTGTCAGGATTACCTGTACTTCATGCATCAGGCATATGACGAACAGGCGAAGTCCAACGGCAATCAGGATACAAGCAACGTCACCAAGGCCATCAACCGTATTTGGGAGGAGACCTCTCTTCGCTCGTTCGTGACCATGCAGTACGGAAACCCGCAGACCACCGGAACATCCTCGTTCCGTATCGCGGAAAACGCCCGGCAAGGTTACTGCCACGTGTTGGAGATGAAAGCCAACACGAACACGACCATCCAGAAGGATTTGACCAACAAGGCTATGGCGTTGCATATCAGCGACCAGCGAGCCAAATGGTTGTTCTCCGTGGACGGTTGGGTAGACCCGCGTAATCCTTACTTCACCGACAAGCCGTTGGAAAGGGAGAACGCGACATATCTCAGCCGTGCGGGCGTGTTCTGGGAAACCTGTGGCACGAAACGCAATCAGGAAATCTACGCGCGAGCCGGATGGGCGACACTCATCAACAATCTCGGTGACACGGGAACCAAGAACATCAAGAACGGCAGTACGAAAGTACGTGTCAAAATTGACGATTTGGACAATGTGAAACCGACCAACGGTGGCAAAGGCGTGATGGACGCGAAACAGAACGGCAGTGAAGACGAAACCATCCAACAGACCACTTCGGTCTGCCAGACGATTCTCAAACAGGGTTCCGTAATCTTCTCCCGTTCCACCGACATCAACAAGGAGGACGACGGAACCTATAAAGACCAGCAGAACGACACAAACTGGGGTGACTCCGCAACGGTCGGCTGGCGTTTCGACGTGCCGAACGTTTCCGGGACTTGGAGCGAGGCGAACCTTCGTGACGCTCAGGATGATTCCACGGTCACGGGCGGTGCGAAGAAAACCATCGACTACATGTATGGCAACAACAACGTCGATACGTTGGGTGCTTGCGGAACACTTATCGGCGGTATCGCCAATCTTGTGGTCTGGGGATTGTTGAGTCTCGTCCTCATCCTGACGAAGCTCATGCTGATAATGATGGCGTTGTTCCTCGTGGTCACGTTCCTTGTCCAAGCGTTCCCGATTGGCGAGAAGCCGAAGAAGGCGTTGAAGAACTGGGCGACGTACACCTGCCAGTTGAGTATGGTAGGAGCGTTGTACGGTGCGCTCGGCGCTCTCGCAACATTCATTTGTGGCCTGACGTTGAAGTTCACCTCTGCCAGCAGTGGTTCGTTCACCTATCAGTTGATTGCGGGATTGAGTCCAGTGTTGGCTCTCGCCGCAATCGGCATGTTCTGTTCGAAAGTGTTGAAGTGTGGTAATCCGTTCAGCGTCAACGCTCTGATGGGAATGGCGGGTGGAACCGCAATGGCTTCCGGCATCCGCACCGGCATGCGCATGATTGGACAGCACCGTATGATGCAAGCCATGCGTGGCGGATTCCGTCGTGGCGGCAATGGTGTCGGACGTTTGTCCACGAACGGTACCGGCGCTGGCATGGCCCATAACGGAGCACGTCAAAGCGAGACTGTCCTAAGCAAGATGAGCCGCGCGCAACAGGAGGCGTTGTCCAACGGCGACAGGAACCTGCTGAACCGTAGTCAGAGCGAACTCGAAGCGATTCAATCCCATGGACGCAAGAGCAGGACGTGGGCAAGAATGGACGCCAATACGGTGAGGGGAAGTCTCGCCGGTACACGACTCCACATGGAAAAGTCCCACGACAAGTTCCAGCAACGGTTGAACACCGCCGCCTCCAAGTTCAAGGGAGCGGACAACACTGAAGCGTTCGCGCATCGTATCGCCCAACGTCATCCGGGCATGTCTCTCGACAATGTCCAGCGTAGGGCGGAGATGATGAATCATCTGAACAATGACGGACGCAAACTTCAAAGTGCGGCAAGAGTCGCCGGAGCCGGAGCCGCAATGGCCGGTGCTGGTCTCGCTTTCGCCGCACGAGCCGCGAAGAGCGCGCCTTTGCGTAACGTAGCCGCACGCGGAGCGAAGGTCGCCGCGAAAGCCGCCGTCGCCGGAGCTTTGTTCTCCAATCCGATTACCGCACCGTTGGGATTGATTGCCGCAGGAAAGCTGGCCGCCGACCGTAACCTCCATCATGGCCTAGCGGTGGGTGCGGGAGCCGCGATGGACAAAATCCGCGACATCAGGAACGCCGCTCCCGGCAGTATGAAGAAACGCGACCAGTGGCGTCGCGACGTGTTGGGCATGGCTAATGGTGACGCTCCGTTGTCGTCTCCGTTCTCCGGCACCGGTAACGGTGGTTCCGCCGATGGTGACAGTCCTATGCCTTCCCCGACGGCTCCGACTCCGAATGCCCCGACCCAAACCGGTGGTGCCGGTGGCGCGTCGCCTATTCCGACTGACGGTCAGACCGAGACGATTCCGACTGACGGTCAGACGGAAACGATTCCGGTGGACACTCCAACTGAATCGGTTCCAGCCGACGCTCAAGGACAGGCTCCGGTGTTGACTGAACAGTCCGCGTTCAATCAGGTTCGTGAGGGAATGATGGCAGACTTCACGAATAACCAGCACATGTCTCAAGAGGATGCGGAACAAGCGTTCCAAGAAGCCGTGGCCTCCGGTGAAGTCGATGATTCTGTCCAAGCGTATATGAGCCAAAACAATCAATCTCCTATCGAGAATGTGACGGCTCAACCTGAGATGAATGCCAATCAGCCGGTGTACAACACTGAGACAGGTGAGATTGTCGGTGAGACCCTACCCTCCGGAACGATGGACGCCGCCGTGTCCTCCGCCTCCACTTGGCAGAAGGCAACCGACAATGCGACTCCGATGCCTGAATCGGTGAACAATTCACTGCAACAGGCGTACATGCGCGAGAATCCGGTGCAACAGTCTCCGGAAGAGCATTTGCGTATGGCACAGGAGGAATGGACTGCGACAACCGGACTGCCGGGGTCTACGATGCCGTCGGGTGCCGAACGGGCGATGAACCCGAATGGAATTCAGCCGAGTAGAGAATTCACGGTTGATTCCGGTCGGACGCAACAGCAGGGTTCGGTACAGGCGCAAGCTCCGCGACAGCAGTCTCAACCGCAGCCACAAGCTCAGGTGAGGCAGCAGCCGTCGGTTCGAATGCAACCGCCAACCACACCGTCACCGACCGTCAAACAGCCAGTGGACGCCAACCCGTCAAATCTGACAGGTTTCCCCTCCGTAGGCAATCTTCACATGAAGAAACCGCCGACCGGAGGACAGCCGACACTCAAACCGCCGTTCATGAAGTGACGTCGGTTTGACCATCCGGCGTCGAATGTTTTGAGCATCTTCCACAGCATTCGACGCCGGTTCCCCTTTCGAAAAAACTTCCAACGTCAAGGAGATTAGAAAATGGAAGAGGTAGGAAACCAAGCCGCTGACACTGCGGGACGAACGTTGGGTGACGTGCTCACTGTGTTCTTCTCTTGGGTGTTCACGCCGACGGGCGCAATCCTCACTTTGTTGATGATTATTATTTGCGCCGGTAGTGTCGTGTTCGCAATCTTGCAGAAAAGCACCCGCGCGTTGATGACCGCGTTGACCATCTGCGCGTTCCTGTTGTTCGTGTGGATTATCACCGGTGTCTTGGAGGTCATGGGTTTGCCCGTGCGTGAATGGATGAAGGATATCGCGGCCCAGATGCCTGATATCGGTTCACTGTTCATGGAGTTCCTTCGCAAACTGGTGTTCACAGCCACCGAATGATTTTTGTTCGGCTATAAAAACGAAAGAAGGCCGTATCCGTTTCATCGCGGACGCGGCTTTCTGTTTTTCTGTTCCGCCTGTAAACTTGTACGCCGTTCAACTGTTTTACTGGAATGTTTCCCCGAACGGTTTTCTGGTTCGGCGTGCCGACTTTTCGCCGTTGTTATCATCGAAACAAAAAGACATACCCCCACCATGATTCCGTCCACACCGGAAGCAGAAAAAGGAAACCAGAACATGAGAGTCAAAAACCATACGGTCATCATCACCGTCGCAATCATCAAAGGCGGTTCAGGAAAAACAACCACATCAATGGCATTGGCCGAACTATTGCACAAACGCGGGGAACAAGTCACAGTCTTGGACTCCGACAACACGGGCGGCGCGACCATGTGGGAAATGTACGTCGAACAGGAAAACCGCAGACGCAGACAGGACAATCCGGACGCGAAACCATACACGCTCGGCTTCCCCGTCGTGCAAACCAACGAAGCCGTATTGAACAATCCGGAACTCATCCGCGAAAAATATTCAGGCTGGGTCATCATCGACACTCCACCGTCCGACGCGGGAGTGGTACAGGCGGCGATAAACGCGGGCGACGTGGTGATAATCCCATGCCAGCCATCCGTATCCGATTTGACCCACGCGGGACGCACATACGCGGCGGCACGCAACGGCATCGTCCTGTTGACACGCGTAAAGCCGAGAACGAAACTCGCCCGGAACAGCATCAGCGAACTGGATGAGGAAGGCATCGCACGGTTCGAAACCGTCATCACGGAACGTGAAGCCGTCAAGAACATGTACGGCACGACGGAAATCGACAACAAGGAGTATTCCAGCGTCGTGCAGGAGCTTATCGACTATCTGTCTGAAATCAATCTGGTGGAAGAATAAAAAACAGGAGCAGGGGAGTAAGTAGGCAATCATGGTCAAGAACATCAAACGCAACGCTTTCGCAACAGGAATGCAGGACAAGCGTGACATGCGCCCATTGGAATCACTGGAAAACATTAGCGAACCGAACACGGAGCAGGAACCGACACAGGCCGTTCCTGAAACGCGGGAACCGTCAGACCAGTCAGTCCAAACGTCCGCCGACATGCATGCCCAAACGCTCACGGAGGAAGAAGCCGACCGTCGGGCACGGCTCATCACTGACATAACCCATCCTGAAACACCGGCACCATCCGAAACGCATCAGCCGCCGAAAGAGAAAAGAATCGGCAGCAACGTCACCGTCGAAAACTGGCGTGCGTGGAAGATGAGAAGCATCGAATACGGGACGAAGCAGGCTGTATTGTTGAATGCCGCGATGGATTACTGCTTCCAGCAGGGGCACTTCGACCAGTCGCTCATCGACAAATACGAGCAGAAGGATTAGATTCCTATATACTCGCATGCGGGTGAACAAAAGGATTCCAAAAAAGAGAATCTTCCAAATGGGACGACGCTCATATTAGAGTGGACGTCCCATTTGGTTTTTCTAACGCGGGAAGAATTTTTTGTTTCCGCAGTAAAAAGGTTCTTTACATATATGCTGAGGTGGTTATGGTGTAGGCTTGCCGATAGAAAACAAAAGCCCCGCGCTGGTGGAACAGCCGGGGCAGGGCAACCAGAGACTTAAGGAAAGTGGTTACATGGGTAATTCTATCAGACCTATCGACAGTGACAGTTATCGGTATGCTCCCTCCGTGATGTCCCAGCTCAGTTTCTTTCCCGCACGCAAACCTGACGTGAATTACATCAAGAAGACCAACGGGCGTTCCGCAATCATCATCACTCCGACTGAAGGTAAGTGGTCGTATGGTTCTGTGCCCCGATTGTTTCTTCTTTACATTCGTACTTTGATTAAAAACAAAGACTCTCGGGTCGATTTCGAAAGCATGACTGTGAGCCTTGGAGGAAGCTATCGTGCCATGTGTGAAGCGATGGGTGCTTCCACTGGTGGGAAAAGCAAACGTCTTCTCCTTGAGTCAATCAAGAATCTTGCTTGCACCCATATAACATTGGAACATTGGGTTTCGGATGATAGCGGCATGTATGAGAGTTTCCCGGTAGCGCAGAAAGTATGCATTGATTTTGGCGGCGAGGATAAGGAATCCTATATTACGTTCTCCTCTCAAATGTGGTCTCTGCTAATAGAGGAAGCCGTTCCTGCTCAAATGTCCATTATCAGGAACATATCTAATTCTGCACTCGCTTTGGATATTTACATGTGGTTGGCTTTCCGAACCAATAAGTTACGCTCGTGCGGAATGAAAGTCCCGTGGAAAGACTTAACCGTTCAGTTCGAGGACGGCGACTATCCGGTCAAAGAATTCAAAAGACGATTCACGACAGCCTTGAACAAAGTCAAGGAATCATGGCCTGAATTGAAGGCAAGTCTTGATGAATATGGCATAACCGTCTATCCGAGCATTTCGTCCATTCATTCCAACGGCAAGATTGTGGACGCTGTTGTTGTGAAAGAAGAATCGGATTCCTGCGACGGACATGTAATCAAAGCGGATGTCTCATGCAATTCGGGACAAAATGATTCATCGACAGATGATATAAGGAATGCCGCTAATCCTTTTTGACGGAAGCGTGGGCGATAGTAGGAATGGAAGAAATGGTTCCACTTCTTCCGACTTTCTGTGTCGAAAGTTCCAATTCGAGAAAATGCCATTTAAAAAAGGCTTCAAATATTTTGATTTTTTATTCACGGCATATATTTTTGCATATTTTCTAGTGTGGACTTTTCCCACCAAAGTGTGGACTTTTCCCACCAAAGTGTGGACTTTTCCCACCAAAAAGTGCCCTCAGCCCTACTGCCACAAAGGGTTTCAGCGCCGCAAAAGGTTACAAAAGGTTACAAAAGGTATTAATAACCCTTATATTCCCTTCTTTTTAAAAAAACAGGTTTTTTCAAAAAGAAGCAAAAATCAAAAATCAGAATAAAACCATTTTTCGGATTCCATGTTTGGTCAGGTCTAAACCCGCTCACAGGGTATCCTCAATGCTTTTAGAAAAAATCAAGTCAACGTGAACGTTTAGGCATGTCCGAACGCTTTCGAAGGAAGAGAAAAAAAGAAAAGTTCCGGAAAAAGAAAAAACAGAGAAGCCGACACCGGCGGCGGACACTTTTCCGAAAACCTCGAAGACGGTGAAATCAACCTCCGATGAACGGTAGACTGGAGGATGCAAGCCAGACGAAAAACGGATTCGGAGCGGGACTGTGTTCGGAAGCAAGAAAGACAAGAACGGCAAACAGCCGATGGGACAGCAGAAGGCGAAGCAGAACCCGAACAATGAGACCGACCTGTTCGCTGACGAAAAAGAACGCAAGGACGAGATAGAACTCACCGCGTGGAAGAAGGCGTTGAAGAACACCCAGAAGTGGAAGGTTCTCATCATCCTGTTCATCTGCACCGGTCTGGTCGCCCCGATGGTTTCCGTCCGCGCAATCAACACGTTGAACGAAATGGGTTCCTACCTGACGGAGAAGTACAAGGAAATCAGCGGCGACAAGCCCGGCAAGCAGGTCGCATTGCAAGCCGTGTACAGTTGGCTGGATGATGACAAGGGTGCTTTCCAATACGGGTATGCGAACCTGTGGTGGAATGGTGCCACCGAGGTCAGTACATCCACTTCGGACGATTCCAACGGTTCCACCACCCAGTATTGGAGCCATCAGATGTCCCTCACCGATAAGTCGGATGGAAGCACGAGGGATATCACCCAGCTTGTCGCCGTCACCGACGGAGTGGCTACTGCGGTGGGAACGCCGACCGTGCTTCCAAAGACCGTCACTTCGAACAGCAATACGGACACGTACCGTCCCGACGATTACATTCAGCTTGACCAGAACACGAGCCTGACAAACGTGGTCAGCGCTTGGTCTAAAGCATACATCGGCAAAGACTCCAACGCTTTGACGGTTCTTGTCGGAGACCCGAACAGCGACCACATGTATCAACCCGCAAGCTTGGGTTCTTATCTGAACTCGTCCCTCGACTGGCTTGTGCAATGCACCAAGGACGGCAAGACCGTTGACAAGCAGAACAAGTCCGACAATCCCGAATGGGCGGCGGCGAGCGTCAGCATCTCGTTCAAACCCTACGAGAAGAAGGTCGATGCAAGTACGGCCAACGACCCGAACGCGGACACTGGTTCAACGAGCGACGTGGAGACGAGCGTCACCGTCCTCATCCATAATCCGACCCGTGGTAGCGCGAAAATCGTTGACTGGGGTGCCGAAGGCAGTCTGACCACGTTGAAGGCGTTCAGCAATGCCATTGACCGTTCGCTGATTGGTTCCTCCAACAGTGATGACGATGATGATTCTTCCGATTCCAGTTCATCGGATTCCGATAGCGGTTCCGGTGATGACGGTTCCGACAATGACGATTCCGACTCCTCCGATTCGGATTCGTCCGACAACAACAGCAGTAGTTCATCCCAGAATTCCGATGACGGTTCCGTAACTGGCGACCCCAATGAGGGGCCGAACGACTAATCCGAAAGGAAAACTAAATTGACAGGACACAACAAGCCCAGTGAGGGTGACAAGTTCGCTGAGTTCATCAACAGCAATGGCCCGTTGACCGGTGCGATTATCGCCATCGCGTTCATCGTGTGCTTTGTCATCAGCGCCATCCTGAACCTTTGATGAGTTTTTTGGAGATTTCTTATGGCTAAGAAGAAAGGCGGCATGTCCGCCGGTTCGTTGATTGGCGGCATTCTGGTCGTGTTGACGGCCATGGTGCTCATCGTGAATCTGGGATTGTGGACTCCCATGTCGAAGATTTTCGGATTGCCGGAAATTAATGACTTGTCCCAGTTGATGCCGGGTGAGGATTCCAAGGTGAAGCCGGATGTGAAATTGGGGTTGAAGGAGCCTTCCTTGAAGTCGTCCGGCTCCAATTCGCAAACCAATACTCCAGAAGCCACAGAAACGCCCTCAGAAACGACGCAGACACAAAACGGGGACAATTCCTCAAGTCAAGCACAAAAAGCCTCTACAAGCGTTCCTGAAGGTGCTTTAAGCCCCATCACCACGAAACAGGCGCTTGACAAACTCGCTGACATCGAAACCGCAACCCCGCACACCAAAGGATACAACCGCAAAACCGACTTCGGCACATGGCAGAACAGCAACCAGCTCTGCGGTTACGGCACCACCCGCGACTACATCCTCAAACGCGATATGACCGACGTGACCATGGACAAGAATTGCAAGGTGCTCACCGGCACCCTCCAAGACCCATATACAGGCAATGCCATCAAATTCCAGCGCGACACCTACGAGACCGTCAACGGCAAACAGAAGAAAACAGGCGGAGACAGTATGGCCGTCCAAATCGACCATGTGGTGGCGGTCAACGACGCTTGGGCCAGCGGACTGTGGAAGGACTCGCGCAAGGGCGACCGCATCACCTATGCGAACGACCCGGAAGTGCTCGTCGCGTCCGAAGGAGAAGCGAACAACATCAAACAGCAGGGCGTGAACCTTGTTAAGGACGAGGCGTTGAACGGTTCCTCGACCAAATGGAAGGACGCAACGCCCAGCATTTGGCTCCCGTCCAACAAGACGTACCAATGCTCGTATATGGCTAAACGCGTGTACATCAAAGACAAGTACAAGCTGTCCATGAGCAGTTGGGAGAAGGCCGAAACGAAGTCGTTCCTCACGCAATGCGTGGCCGACGGCAACTGATTTTGTTGACCCAGCCCCTTGTCGGAAAAACTTTTCCTGTTTTTCCGGTTTTTCACCAGATGAATGTTCGAAGTCGTTTACTGTAACAGTTGAGACCGGGTTTTCGTGGTATATCTTCCACCATCTGGTTTCTTCCCCGGTCTCTGTGGAAAGCTCCTCTCGGGGAGTGTGTTTCGGGTTCCGCCACCCGTGTGTGGATTCTTTTTGGGTGGCGGAACCATTTCCTTTCCTAATCGGCATTGTGGCGATTCGAGAAGAAAATGATGTTATACTAGAAGTGTTCACACAATAATAGAAAAAGCCAGCCAAGGAGAAAAACATGAGCAACTACTTCAACAGCATCGAACACCAAATCAACCTCATGCTCGACAGGGAACAAGACCTCCAAGACGAACAGGAACAGCGCCTACGGGATATTCACGACGGCATCGGAGACTACGTGCTGTTGCCCGAAGGCGACCCGTGGAACATCGATGACTACGAGCAAGACCCACAGCCCACCAACATCAACAACACTTGCAGTCACGGACTCTATGTTGACGAAGGTGTGAAATCTGGAACCATGTATCATCTCAACCCTGACCTCGGACTGTGGGCGGCTTGTGACGACTACGAGGACATAGAAAAAATGGTCAGGGAAGGCAAAACGCTCACCCAGCCCATCGACGATTACGATTCGAAGCTCGCCTGAGAAAGAATTTTTCCTGCAACCTTCCTTGTTTGCGAAAAACTACGTTATAGTGGAACCAGTCACAAACAAGGAAGGTTCCTTTTTGAACACCGAAACGGACATCACGGACAGTCAAACCCAAGAACGTTCCCGTCCACGCAAAGACCTTGACACCGTAGGAGGGTTCCTTGACTCCTGCAAGGACGAGACGCCAATCCTGATTTACTTCAACACAAACGACGGAATACAAAGAATCCCCCACATCCTAGGAGACCCGCCCACCGTCGGGCAACTCCGACTCAACAAATATCTGCGGCCACTGAAAATCCAACGAAGAGTCCGCTACCAGATTGCCGGAACCAGCGACACCGGCTGGGTCATCCGGGTCGATGAACGATTCAAGAAAAAGAAATACATCAAAGCGTCGAAAGCCTGAACTTTTGGATAATCAAGACTACACCGTGAACAAAACCCCTTTACGTTCCAACGGAGACCGGGAAGCGGTCTTGCAGACCATCTTCCGTAGGGGAGTCCTGCCGCAAGCCGTGGTGTACGTGCTCGGACTACTGGTGGCGGTATGTCTCCTCGCATATTCGAACTCCCTGACGGGAGGATGGAAAATCATCTTCCTGTTCCTGTCCATCCTGAATTTCGTGGCGGGAATCCGGGGACTCGTCAAGGTAAGCGCCAGCTGGACTACAATCCGTGACTGCGCGTATCCGAACATCGACGCGAACGCGGCTGAAACATGGGATTTGGCCGTATGGCTCGCCAACAGTCCACAATTCGGAGGAACCCCCATTCGTGCCATGCGACAGCAGGAACTACGTGAGGCATTGGATGAGTACGGGCCACTGTTCCAAGCGAACAATCCGGAAGACGTGACCGTCCAACTGAACCGGTTGGAACGGCTCATGCATGACGTGGATTGGACAGGCCAATACGTTCATGCGCTCCTTCTATTCCGACAGTTGAAAGACTCACATCTCAAATATTGGAGCCAACTGGACGGAGCCTACTGGCAAACGTTAATAAAACTGACGTCAGGCATGCGTTTGGAAAACCTACGCGAAGACGTGCAACTCTCCCCACACCGCATGGTCATCTTGGATGGATTGCAGATTAACTGCGGACTGCACGGAACCGTAGGCGAATACACCGTCGGCTACGAGGATGGCGGAGTCCTGTGAACTATCAGATGCTACGGGATGGCAGAAGCGGACGAATCCTCCTGTTCGTCAACGATTGTTGGATGCTCCGCGAGTGGTTGGCGGAGAACATCGGACTGGACGAGAACGGTTCCGTCCGACTCCGTAGGCTCGACCTGTTGGAAATGGAAGAATACTCCGCCAAGGTTATGGATAATCCCGAATCGTCCAGTGAGGAATACTGGCAAGCGAAAACCATGCATGACGGCGTGGTCAGAACATTCAAGGAAATGTCGCCGGTGGCACGACTCGAATACTGGGACTGTCTGAACGACACTCCCGTCAACATCCTCTGAGACTTAGAAAAAACATTAAACCTCCGAAAGGAACAGCATTGGACGAACAATCCTCCACCCAACGTTTCCATATCCTCATGGCCGGTATCAGCGAAGGTGAGACCAGAATCCTGTACAGCGTCGAAAAAGGACGGTTGACCGCCGACATCCTCAAAAGCAACATCGGCAGACGACTGCTGGATGCCGGACTCATCCGACGTAACGGACAATCAGCCCCATCCCTCACCAAGGATGGCATGCGCCTCGTATCCACGCTCGCCCAAGGCGAGGCAGACCGTCCAATCCGACTATACGAGCGCAACAGCGAAACACTGCTCCGCCAAGCCGGACAGGGAACAGCCAACGCATACAAGGCCGGTTTCGAAAACGCCGCCGTCGAACTGCTGAACGACAAGCTGGTTCACCTCGACATCGCAACAGGCGCTCTGACGCCGCTCCCTGCGGGACGGGAACTATTGGAACGAATGGAGCAGACGGCTTGAAGCCTTGGTTCCAAGATGACACGTTGACGCTCTATCTGGGCGACGCGTCGTCCGTGCTTTCCGATTTGCCCGACGGAAGTATCGATTGCATCGTCACCAGTCCGCCGTACTACGGGTTGCGCCAATACACGGATTCCGAATTGGAAATCGGACGCGAACCCACGCCAGACGGCTACGTGGAAGACCTCAGCAAAGTATTCCGCGAATGCAGACGAATCCTAGCCGATGACGGCACATTCTGGCTGAACTTGGGTGACACGTACTCCACGCCGAACCTGTGGGACGGCGGCGACGGGTCGGAGAACAGCATCGGATTGCACGGACATGTGCAGAAACCGAACGGCAGGAAACGTCCAGACCGTCCGGCGAAGAACCTGCTCGGCATCCCGTGGAGAGTGGCGTTCGCCTTGCAGGATGACGGTTGGATATTGCGTTCGGATATCATTTGGGGGAAAACGAACCCCATGCCGGAAAGCGTGAAAGACCGTCCAAGCAAAAGCTACGAGCATATTTTCCTATTCTCCAAAACCGAAAAATACTATTACGACTACCAGTCCGTAAGACAACAGCAGTCGGAGAAAACCATCGAGGATTTAGCCCACCGGCATACGTTCGGCAACAAAAGCGCATATGGTGGCGTCCGCGAGGATTTGGGGAGAGACCGTAGGGAATACGTGGCATCGGACGGCAGACGAAACCTACGCGACGTGTGGATGCTGCCGACCCGCCCGTATGCGGGAGCGCATTTTGCGACTTTCCCGGTGGATATTCCCCTCACCTGCATTCAAGCCGGTTGCAAGCCGGATGGCGTGACGCTCGACCCGTTCAACGGTTCCGGCACCACCGGGTTGGCGGCCGCGATGCTGGGGCGTAGGTATGTCGGCGTCGATTTGAATGAACAATATTTGGAATTGAGTCTGCGAGACCGTCTGAATCAACCCGCGTTCGTATAGGAGATTGGAAAAAATGCTGTCGCTATTATCGCAACAGAATGTGCTTATCGCATTGGCTGTGGGAGCTATCATATTGGCTCTCATGTTCCTCATCCCCGCCGTCGAGGAACTGGTCGGCATGTATACTCCGTTGGGAGAATTCTGCGAACGACCGAACATGAGATGGGCTGTGGTCATCCTGACCATCGTGGCGGTTCTCACGGTAGTGGTCATCTGACTTTCCTTGACGGGGACGGCTTGATGCCGTCCCTTTTTTGTTTCCCGCATCAAGTATGGGACAGTGTTCCAGCCGACTAATCTAGGAAAGGAAAGACTCGAAAGGTGGAAACGTGAAAAGCTTCCTAAAGAACCTATTGGCTTTGACAGGACTGGTGTCCATCATCACCGTGCTCGGCTCCCTCGCATATGTGGATAAGAAACTACATGATGTGAGCAACGGATACAAGTACGGCCCCGCACGGCATCTGGAGTATTTGAGCGCGCTGTTGCACTCCTTCAGCCGTTCTATAGATGTTATTGCCGCCGACACGCATCGGAAGGTGTGCGACGAGGAGAATCGGAAGTACGACCGTTTGGAAGATGAGCGGGAGAAGGCTTGGAGCGCTGCCCGCTGAGTATTTGGTTTTCTTTACGTCTGTCTATGTTATAGTGGAACTGTTCACATAAAACAGATTCGAAGGAAGACCATGAACCAAAAAGTCCTCATCGCTCTCAACAACGGAGCGAAACGTATCGTATACCGTGACGACCTCTGCCACGAGCTGGCCGACCTGCTCCGGCTCTACCTGCACGCCGACGCGTTGCCAGGAACAGGGGAACGTTGGGAACTGTTGAGGACGCTTGCATCCACTCTCATTGGTCGCGCTGTCGAAAAAGGGCTTTTTGAGGACTGCGCCCGCGTGAACGTGTATCCGGTTTCTTTTCAAATGGTTCGGTCTGATTGATATATTCAACAAACTGAGTTACAGTGGAACTGTTCACACATATAGACCCAAAGGAGAAAACCAAATGACCGTCAACGAACTCATCGAACAATTAAAGAACCTACCCAAGGAAGTACGCGAACGTCCCATCATGGACGGCAATCCGAACGATGAATACTGGTTGGCCGACCTCCGCGCGATTTCAGTCGCCAAGGTCGTTGTATCCGGCGATGGCGCTTGTAACATGTACGACCCGGTACTTTCCGACGAGGAAAACATCGAAGAACTGGAAAACAGATACGACATGTCAATGCATGTCGAACATCGGGCATTGGCGTTCTTCAATTGAGATAGGGGTCGTACAAATGGACGCGAACACTCCCATTAACATTCCCATCCGTCTTGAACAGTGGATACATGACAACTACATGGAAGTCGAAACCATTATCATCGATGCCCGGCCAATCCTAGACGCAACCGATTTCGACAATCTTCCCGAATGGGAGGATTGGGGCGCGGACTTCATCGCGGAGGACGCTCAAAGAATTGGACTACTGAAAATGTGGTCTGGGCCATTCACCGTCGAACTATTCAACTGTGACGAGTATCCCGACTATCTCGAATGGCGCAAAACTCATAAGACCGTCGAAGGTGCCGCAGAACACATTCTCGACTTGAGCAAGAAGGAACTACTGTGGCGAATCGAAGAAACCAAGAAGCAACTAGACAAGTATGTTAGCCAATATGAGGCGTTAAGCGGGGAGAATCCGCTTGACACCCTCCCGGTGTTAAAACACCGGGATTCCAGCACTTATCGTGGCGCCATCCTTAACCCGGAGGCCATGCGTGTCATGACGCCGACAGGAGGGAAGGCAAACATGGCTGAGGAATACTGGAAACGTCTTTGCCGCTCGTTTAACAAGAAATACGTTCTTGAAATAGAGACGAGATTGCAGGAGAAAACCCATGATAGTTACACTCGCACGGCTTCGTCAGACAAATCGAAATGAACAAGACAGAGGAGTAACCGTGGGAAACCATTATTATGCGACATTGGGCCACGCTAATGCCGACGTAGTACCGTTAGTCCAACAGTTCGATAATCGACTGCGGAGAGACCAGTGGGTTCAGAATTCCCGACTGGCCGGTTCCGATATTGAGGTACGACCGGTCACGGCTAGACAGGCTGATTCGTTGACCCGCAGACTGGTTCACCGGCTCGACCGGTATCTTCTGCAAGCTCCGGAATACGAGCCGTTATCGGACATGAAAGACGAATACTATCTGCGACGTAACCCGTTCTGTCATCATGACGGCAATTACGACGCGCCACTGTCCACAGTCAACGGCTCCTACCGTCCCTATCTGCAATGGCGGGAGAGCAACGCGTGGGAGCATGAAGTTTGGTACTGGTGGGTACCATTGGCTTCTGCTGCGGATAGGATGCTTGCGGAGAAGTTTAGAAACCATTTGAGCGAACTGCACAGTCGGGGGGGACTGTCGGGATATTCAACGCATGACTGCGGAAATCAAATGGTTCACCATCCCCGAAGTCAATCTCATGGCAGAGACCGGGGACTCACAAAACTGGTACCCTCGCTACTCGCATTCAGACATGAACGACAATATTCGCCTCCGCTTGAACAAGGCGATTGAAACCACCGACTCTAAGGAATTCGTGGACATTGCCTACAAGCTGGGACTATTCCTCCCGGAAGGGGAAGACGATTGAGTGTCGAAGAAACAGGAGTTTGGACGGAAACCAATCCAAAAGAATGTTGCCCGTTCTGCGGTGGCATGGTGTTCATCCGAATCATCGAAATCATCATTGCCGACAGAAAATATTGGAAGTTCCGGGTTTTCGATGATAACGGTTGCCCTCTGGACCCGTTTTTTTGGAGACGGATTACGAGATGGTTCGTCGGGGAATGTGTGCGATGGACTCTTAAAAGAATGGCATGGAATCGTGGAGACAGTCAGGAACATATCGGAATGCCCCGAATGCAAACGCAAGCCAGACTGCCAGTACCATGAGGACTCCGACCGTTGGATTGTGTCCTGTAAGGAAGGCCATTTGAGAGCGGACGCGGCTTATGTTCTTCCTGCTTTGGAAAATTGGAATAAGAATGTTGGACAATACATTCAAGACCATCGGCGTGAGCGACTTGGCAGATGTCTGACGGAGTTCTGGCATCGAGAGGATACGTCGGACGAGAATCTTCCGGAATTCATGAGGCAAAGCTGGCGTGAGAAACACGCCGATTGGGAGGGTAAGTGAACGAAAACGTGAATTACTATCCGCTCCGCCGTTGCGTCATCTGCAACGAACTAGTGGAGGCCGACGGCCCGACATGCGCGGTCTGCGGCCAACCGGCTTGCAGTAACCACGCTTACGATGTGGGTTGCGGCGAATGGTATTGTGCCGACTGCTGCCACGGAAAAACTCACCCGTGTGCGGAATGTGGTGCGCTCTCCCATTGGCGGTGCAAGGATTGCGGCAAATGGGTTTGCGAAAACCATTCGACGTTCGTCGCGGTTCAAGGTGAGGAATTCTATACTCTTTTCGGCTACTACTGTGATACCGATTTACGGTGGGAACTCGCGGAAGAACAAGCTAAGGAGGTGACGTTGTGAGCGAGAAAAACCAGACGGGATAAGACGTTGAAGCTTATCGAGGACGGCGAAGACGATGAGGTCATTCGAGTCCTAACCGGATACCAGCCGTCGGTAATCCAAATGCTCAGAAGGGAAGCTATCTGCAACATCACAAAACCCGATAGAGGGGACTCCTCTGATTCGGATTTGGAAGTGCAAGGCGACCTGTTCTAATATTTCGGCAAAAACAAGCACTAACCCAAAGGAATAAATCTTGACCGTTGAAATCAGCGGCATGACACCGCCGACATGAAACGCCGGGCGAACCTATATCTTTGGCGGGGCAATAGCCCCATCGTGGACTCCGTCAGGATGTTCGGCGGGAGGATATCGGCACTGTTGTAGAAAAGCTCCGATGTTTGTGGGCGCTCTTATCGACGCCGGATACGGCGGGAATAACGTGTTGGGTTGGCGCAATGTCCCCGGTTTGTGTGAGAGGAACAAGCTGGTTCACGCTTGAGTTTTGGCCGCTCCTTTTTTGGGGAGCGGCTTTTCTTTTTCCCCTCCAGATGTTATAGTGGAATTGTTCACAAAAACTGGTTAAGGAGAAAAATGAGCGACAAAAACACCACACCGAAACCCCCCAAGTACAAGAAGACCATCGACACTACCGGATTCGGACTATCCTGCGTCACTGAATACGGGTTCGATGACGCAGGGCTGTTCCACCACTCATACACGTACAACTACAAGAACAGGAAGGCCGTCATCCAAGTGATGGGAAGCCAGCAGCCCGCCAACTGGCATACCCGCCAAAGCGCCTACGCCTCCTACTATGAAGATGAGAAACAGGTAGGCCGAACCCGTGCCTATAACATTCTTGAAAACGCTCAAATCAAGGCAGTCCGTTGGATTATGGGCTTCGGCTCGGATAGCAAGGCGGAAGAAGCCTATCGTGCCGTTCGACTGGAGAAAAGCCATCGCAATCAGCAAATCTGCCGTCGCATTCCCAAACCATTGCGCACGGAAGTCGATGGACTTGCCAACAAGCTCGGTCTGAAAATCCACGGCGACGAAGACAACAGCACTGTGGAAACGTTCGTGAACACGTATCTCGCCACTGCGGAACAGAATGGTCTGATTAAACTGAGAGAACGTCAATACGGTTACGAAAAGTCGATGACCGTATGGCTGGACGGGGATGCGAGCCGCAAAACCGAAGACGCCCCCGACTGGGAGAAGTTCAAGGAAACCGTCGTGGAAATCGTCCCACTCTATTTGGAATGCAGACGGAAAACGGCGGAAAGCGTTGGTCTGGGGGAGAAGCTGGCTGAAAACTAATCCTGATGGTTGGGACAGAAAACTGCTCCAACCATTTTTGTTGCGTTCTCCAATATCTGCCTATAATCCTCAAGGACACCTACTGTCACGTTTAAGTCCACGGCCATTGGGAAAAGCTCACCCTCATAGATTCGTTCGGATTGGATATATTCGAACGGATTGATAAGCAGTATCGCCGTCTCCTTACGAACGTATGATTCAGCCTTGTCATCGTATTGTTTCCAGCAACAAGTATCACCGTGAGTCCAATGGAATAGTTCATGCGTTAACGTGCATCGTTTCTGCCGCTCGTTCAACCGTGGGTCTATGACGATTATTCGGGTTTCCTCGTCATATACGCCGTTGATGTTTTCCGGAAGTTCCTCCTCGAAAACGTATGGCGCTTGACGTGCGAGTCCTACCATCCGTTTTATCTCTTCATAGCACATTCGCCTGTCGATGGCGACGCTTCTGTTGTCTACTGGGGGATGTTTCAGCAAGCGTCCTCGCTTTCCGATTCCGCTTGCTTGTTGGGGTCGTGGTTTGCGGCCAATGTGAGGTCGCCGGAATTGATTTTGCGCAGTACGGCTTGGAGTTGCTGCTCCACGACGGATTGCGTGGAATGGTATCCGTTTTGTCCGGCGATGAGTTCTTCCGGGGTCATGTTCCATGCGTGGGCGAGTGTTTCCACGTCGGCAGGAAGCCACTCGACCGTTTCGTTGTATCGCGTGGTGACATAGCTAGGGCTTTTGCCTAGTTGACGTGCGATGTCCCGTGCGGAGAGTCTTCTGATTCCGGCTTCCGCTAGGATACGTTGGTTGATTCTTTTGTTGAATTCGCTGGTTTGGTTTTTCTTTTTTCCCATGTTCTCTATGATAACTGGTTTTTAATACGAAACGCTTGGTTTTAGATTTGACAGCATATTTTTATATGCTATTGTCTGTAAATACGAACGCTTATTCATCTTGAAAGACAGGAAAGGTATATGTATAAAAACAAGACAAGAGAATATATGTGCCCCTCGTGAAACGACAGGCTGGCCGCCCAGACAAAACCCGAAGTCATAACCCCATCTCAAAACAAAAGGACACACCCCCGATTTTGTGAATGCGCCCAGTATGACTAAAATAAAACCCGTCCACACAACATAAGTAAAACCCGTCCACACAACATAAGCCGGAGCACAAAAACCAGACCAAAAGGAACGTTTTGAGAAAGACAATAGACCAGAAAATCCTCTTGGATAAACACTTCACGAATTTGGACATTCTAGGACAGCACCTATGGATGACACTCCAACTACATCCGAAGACCAATGCTCTTGGCGTATGTGATTGGACGTTCGAAAAAATCAACGCCTATACTCGCGGAAACACCCCAGCCCTATTCCGACAGGCGGGCCGGGAACTCGTGAACGAAGGGCTACTGGTCGTCGATGAAAACACTGAAGAAGCTCTCCTTCTCGACCATATCGACTTCACGGCGGACTCGGGAACCATCGAATCCGCATACCTTGGAACCGCCAGCCCTAGATTGCGCAGAATCCTAGTTAGCGAACTGAACCGAACCCTCCGACAGGGAAAGCATCTCCCGTTCGAGTGGGAGGAGATTCACGACATCCTCAGCGAGCCGAACGCGGACTCCGACGAATATGAGGAGCCGCATTCAAACACGGAAACCGTCGAGGATGATTCTCAAAACACCTCCCAGACGGATAATTCCACCTCCAAAAAGGAAAAAGAACCCGTTCAGCAGGACGATATCGAAACTTCAAGCGTGGAACCCGTAGAAGCGGAAGACAAGCCCGTCGGGAAGCGTCGTGGACGGCCACGCAAGAATCCACTCCCTCCGGAAGGAGAAGACAAACCGAAGCGTCGTCGTGGCCGTCCCCGCAAGTACAAACCCGAACCGGTCGAGCTGATGGACGGAACCATGGAGCCTCCGTTCGAGGAGCCGATGACCATGGAACAGGTTGAGGTTCTGCCACAATACGATTCCGACGCTCCAATCGACGTGGATGATGACGGGGAACCCAAGTATTTGTCGTGGGATGAAATCCCTCAACAGCTTTGGTTCTGGCATCCACTGCCCGAAGACTGGTCTCCGACCGAGAAAGCATCGAAACTGTACAAGGATTTGGGTGGTGGAAGCAAGATGACCATTTTGCAAGCAGCTGACCTGTTCCGCAAAGTGTACGATTCACGCCTGTATGTGGAACGTGACAACGGTTTCAAGGCCGCTCCGCTTTCGCCTGACCGACTCTTCATCCAACAGTTGCTTCACTGGCGTAAGGAGAAGGACGAGGAAAACGAACGCAAAGCCAAGGAAAAAGCCGAGAAGGAAGCTCTCCTCAATGAGGAACCGACAATCGACGTAGACCCCATCTGGGGAAACCCCGAAGACTTGGTTTCCGCCAAAGTGGAACAGGAAAATCCCCAACAGGAGGAAGTGACCCCACTGATTCCAGACGGGGAAGTACCGAAAGTCCGCCACTATAAGCGGATGGTGCCGAAGGATTGGAAACCGAACCAGAAGCACATCGACCGAGCCAATGAACTGAACATCGACGTGAACACGGAAGCCGAGAAGTTCTACAACTACAGCCATTCCAATGGCAAGAAATACTTGGACTTCGACCGCGCCTTTGACAATTGGCTTCTCAATGCCGACAAGTTTAACAGGAACGGTCAGAGCAGACGTAAGACCCGTAGTGAGGAAGGATACGAGCACAACATGAACATGTTGAAAGAATCCATTGCCAAAGCCGGATGGGATGAATGATGACAGCACAGGCTCCAACACAAGGAACGTTGACCACGGCACAGGCCGGTAATGGCAAACAGCATTATCCCCGCGCCTTCGAACGCCCGTGCGCCATCGCGCTGTTGACTCAAATCAACAGTCATTACGGCAACAAGCCGTTGGATGACGTGCAGGTGGATAACTTCGTCAACGAAATCGACCATACGATTAAAGCCGACGAAGCCCGCCAAGCCATCATCGAGTTCTTCAAAACCCACTCGTCCAGAGACGCTTGGATAGCCCCCTGCGACATCAACCAGATGGTCAGAAGACAACGGCTCAGCCGAGTGCCGTCGCCAGCCGAAATCAGCCGAATGCTGGACGCGGACGGCATCACCGACGCGAACACCGCATGGGGATTCCGACGAGGACTGACCTACGCCCTTTCCAAGGGGGCTTCGCCGGAACGCGCGGTTGAATATGCGAAAAGACACTGTGATGACGTGAAGACCATCTCCAACACTCCAGAACAGTATCCACAGCTCACAGCCGGTGACAACGTGGGGAAGGCGGATGGTGTCACATCATTCTCAGCACTGCTGAAAGACTTCCGGTCAGGATTAGAACGAACCTCCACACAGGCCAATCCAGTTCCGACCGAAAACAAACCGACAATTCAGAAAACCGATAAGAAAGAAGAAACCAAACAATGACCGACGTCACCACCAAGCTTATTTACGACACTTTCGTTCAGAATCGTCCCGATAAGGTAGGCGAACAGGAAGCGGAAGAACTGTTCAACCATTGGCTTGAAGTCCACGGATTCCAGCCGGAGGAACAGCCCATCGCACCAGCCGGATTCGAGTATGAGACCGTCAAAACCAAGGAGGATTCCACACCATCCTCCGACGACTTGGACGTCATCGCCCTCGCATCCGACAATGCCACCAATTCCGCCTCAATGATTTCCGACGTGATGGATTCTCTTCCTGAAAGCACCCGGGAAGCGCTTGCGTGCGCGTTGAACGACTTTGACTGTGCCGCCGAGCATCTGCACAGGTTGCTCGACAAGTACAATTACAAGCCTTTGGAAGAAAGGGAGGAAGAGTGAAGTAGCACACAAGAGCACAAAACCAATCCACACACAGTAAGAAACCAGAAGGAAAAGATTTGGAAAACAAACTCCGAGGGAAAATTCCCTTCATCGCGGCAGTGTCCGCACTATCCATGCTCGTCTCCGCAAACGTGGCATTGGCCGCAGAGGTCGGCAACCCAATCATCGTGGACAAGACCAACATGTTCACAGCTGATGAAACCGTTGACCTGTTGGGCGGCGACTTGGGTGAGGCGGCGAACTTCGGTCTCGTCGGCTTCGACTCCATCCATCTCAACGCGCATACGAACAGCAACATCGCCACCGAACACGCCTACATCGGAGCAGCCTTCGGCAATCACGCCAACGGCGTGGACGAGCCGGAAGTCAGCTACATGGACAAGGTTGACGGCAACATCAACGTCAGTCTGCCCGCCGACTCCAAAATCGTGTTCGGACAGTCCAACACCATCGGACAGACCGACAACGGCAACAGTTGGACGGTGAACGGCAACAAGCTGGAAATGCAGACCGGTGGAAGCCTTCCGAAGTCGGAACGAGTGCTCAAGGACTCCAAGACCGTCAAATACCTTGACTTGGAGGCCATGGAAAAGAGCATGACCAGCCTGTCCTCTAAGTGGGCGAAAACTCCGGAAGCCAACGCGACCCATGATTTCTCCGACATGAACAAGCGTCACATCGACGCCAACGGTGATGTCGCTCATATCAACATTGACGCGAAGGAACTGCAAGGTAATCGTGTGACCGCCACGTTGGGGGAGAAGACCCATCTCGTCGTGAACGTTGATGCCGAAGGCGCGGGCAATATCACTCTGCCCCAATTGGACGTGGATGGTATCAATCACGCCGAATACGCCAAGTGGACGGACAAGGGTGTTATTTACAATCTGACCGACTCCAAAGCCAAGGACGGACAATATCACGGCAACGTCGGCACCGCTGGCGCATCCTCTTCCGTGATTCTCGCCCCAGAAGCCAATGTGGACGCGTCCCAGAACGTTGAAGGGCAGATTATCGCCAAGAACGTGACCATCGGCGGCGAATTCCACCGCAACAGCGTCAACGTTCCCGCCACCCGCCACGTCGAGGTGAAGCTGGACGGTCAGGACAAGACCGAAACCACTCCGTTCGTCGTGCCCCAGCCCGCTAAAGACCATTACCGTTTCACCGTCTGGACCACCAACCCGGACGGAACCGGCGACTCCTACAAGCCGGGCGAGACCGTGACTTCGATTCCGGAGAACACCACCCTGTATCCGCAATGGGAGGCGAAGCATGTGCTCCGCTATGACATGAACGGTGGCGACGGCCAGTATGAGGATTCCGACTTGCCGACCGACGTGTCCGACACGGCTCCAACCCGAGACGGTTATGAGTTTGACGGTTGGATGATTGATGGCGTCAAGGTCGATTCCGATAACACTGTTGAGGACAATGGTTCCGATGTGACCGTGGTCGCACAGTGGACTCCGGTTAAGCAGGATGTGACGCCGACTAAACCGGACGTCCCATCCAAGGGTGACGACAACAAGACCGACAATGGCGGAAACGGTTCCGACACTCCGAAGGATGATAATACGGACATGCCGTCCAAAGACGACAGCAAGCCGGACACTCCGAAGGGTGACGACAATACCGACACTCCATCCAAGGATGATGGGAACAAGACCGAAACCCCGAAGGATGACAATACCGACGTGCCGAACAAGCCGGACACTCCCGCCGGGGATAAGACGACCAACACCAGTAAGGACGATAACGACAATAAGACCGTGGACGCCAATAAAACCGTCCAACAGGATGGTCAAGGCTTGGCTGTCACAGGCGTGACGGTCGGCATCATCGCCATCGCGGCCATCATGCTTGCCGTGGTTGGGGTAATCCTCTCCGCAATCAAGAGGCATGAGTTCAACCGTTAAAGAAGATTGACTGGGGTGTGCCAATGCGGCACACCCCTTTTGTCTCAAATGGGAACATCGTAAAAAATATAAAAGAAAAGGCTGATGGGATGAAGGATTTCAGCAAATGGTTGGAAGCTTGGGAGAATTACCCTCCAGTTCCCGACTGGATGTACACCCTTGACCTTGCTGTCGTCGGAATCTTCGGATGTGCCGCGATTCTTGGACTGGTTATCGGAATATGCGGCGTGAACAGTTATGAAAGTGGTTTAGGCAAAATCGCCCACATAAGCTTTGCCGTCGGCATCATAGGAATACTTTTAGGATTTCTTTTCAGTGTATTCGTTAACGTATACTACGAAAGAAAAGCTTCCGCACCACCCACGCTTCGCGAACAGATTTCCACAGTTTGGAATTTAGAAGATATAGACTGCGACTCCCTACCTAAACGCGAACTGCCTACAGAGGATTTGAAATGCGTTGTCTACAAGGGTGACAAGAGAATCAAAGTCACATTGCACGCAAGCGAAAGCAAAGTCGGATTGTATACATCCGACGGGAAGCGTTTCCTAACGGAATAGGAAGGTTTTAGATGATGAGTCAATATGGAGAAGAGCTTAATATGCAGATACTGCAACCGTTGGATTTGGACTCCACGGCGGGAATATTGCAGCTGAACGGCTATCTGGTTCCGTTATCCGAATGGAGCAAAGCCAGAGAGGACTACAAAAGCAACACCGACCGACGGGCGTTCGTCATCATACTGTGCGCGTTAATCGGGTTAGCGGTCGCCTGCATGGAAATATGGGCCACCAGCAGTTGTTCCATTCGACTTCCCACCTATATCCACGTTCTTGTTTTTCTGATGAGCTTCGGATGCAGTCGGGTGGTGTTGTTTCCCTCTAGCAGAATGGAGAAAATTATTCGCCCGAAACCGGACAGCCCCAGCCGAGTGTTGGAGTCTGAATTCGACATCCATGTGGCCGGACTGGAAGACACTCCACTGTTCGACAAGACCGGTTACAGGAAAATACTGCTCCAGACCGACGAAACGCATTTCAGTCCCGCAACCCTGTTTGTTTGGGAGGAGCGAAGCAGTATCAAAGAAGAAGGTATTTGGCCTATGACATACATTGCACTGTTCGACAAGGACGGCAAGCCAATCAGACCGCAAAAGAGCTGACTCTCACAGAGAGTCAGGAAAAGGCTCGGCTCTGGTTGGAGTGGGATGTGAGATTGTCCCGGAAAGCGTTCGAATCCCGTTTGGCTAGAGAAAAAGAATCTTGTCCCCAAATAGACAAAGGAAATCAGAATGGCGTATCAAGACCCGTGGCGTGAGGCTGTTGAAAACGCTAAAGAACTTCTCCGATTGGGAATGCCACCACAGAAAGTGCAGGAGCGGACTCGACTCCCCAAGAGCACCATCGACAAGATAGCCCCACCTATACTGCAAGAGAACGCGGAACGTGAAGCCATTCAGGAAGCCGAGCGCGCTTTGAAGCGGGAGCATGAAAGAATCCTCAAGGAAAAATATCCATGCCCGCTTTGCCATAAAGGCTATGGGATTGTTGATGGTGGTGCGCTCACCACATTCTTGGATGGCTCCGTCTGCCGTATCGGTGCAGAAAATGAGACCATTGGCAAGGGAAGCCCCTTCTTCCGCCCTTACTATGCCCACTGTTCGTATAAGCGTTGTCCAGCCCGACTGATTTTTCCCCGTGATACGCGGGAGGAAGCGTTGAGGGCTTTCCTATTGGGAGAGTGGATTAGACCACACCCGTTCGTCAGTGTGAGCGACGGTTCCGAATGGACGTACACCAAGCAGGGATTGGCGTCAGCGGTTTCATCATTGATGAACGATTATTCGCCAGAGCAGATAAAACAATTAGGTTTCAATCCGATTGCCGTGGACGAGTTGGCTAACCGTCGGGCGTTACGAATCGCCAAATTCAATCCGGACGCTTTCGATTTGACGCTCATGTGTCCCAAATGTGGCAGTCGGGGAGAGTTCCGCAAGGCCGTTAATCCGACGAATCATAGCAAGGAATCATGGTGTTGCTGGTGGAGGGTCGGCTGTCCAAGATGTGGAGCCAGAACCGTCAACTCGTTTCCTACCCGTGAACAGGCGCAGTCCGCTTTCGAGGAGGGGGACTTGTTAAGGGAACCGAAAATAGATAAGTCCGAAAGTGGAAAG